ACCACGTAACTGCGTCTTCGGCCGGATCATCGCTGCGAGCTGGAACTTCCACCTCAACTCGATGCAAGCCGCACTCGACACATGAGTACTTGCAAGTGATCGTCGAAACGGGTACGAAAGCCATTTGTAGGACCTATCTAGGAACTCATGGGGACTGTCAGGCACTCGCGGAACGGATCAAGTGGTAGTTGGAGATGGGTTCGGGATCTGTGGCCGCTGTAGGAGCTTCTGCACTCGTAACTCAAAATTGTGGTCGGGGCGGAGAGACTTGAACTCCCGACCCCCTGCGCCCAAGGCAGGTGCGCTACCAGACTGCGCTACGCCCCGACTTTAATCTTTGCATGGGCAATCTGCGGAACATACATGACGTTGCTTGTGCGCTGGCAATTCCGCAACCTGTTGCTCAACTCGTTCGTAACCGTCGCAATATGGAACTCGTCTGCGGCCACGTTCGTAATCGTGTAACGGATCTTCCACAAAGGCTCCACCGATCTTCATAGCTGAAACACGATACCCGCACGGTGCTGGCCCGAACATGTCTTCTAACTCGGCCAGACACGTAACGAAACGTCGCTGCCATTCGATTGGAGCTGATTGCAGAACTGATCTCGGAATTACCAGATACGGCGCATAAGTTAATCCGAACATCTCGTGAACTGGTTCGGAAGAGGCCTCGATCTGCACAACCTTATCTTGCAGACTCATCTTAACTCACCGCGCAACGTGGGCTTGTACTGACTGGCCATCGGTGCCATCGGAGCCTCGCGAGTTAAACTAACAACCGGAGCTAACGGACCGTGACCGTTTGACTTGATCATCAACCTTCTTAGAGCCTGCGAACAAGCATCTGCCTGATCTTTGTAAGCGGCTTTGGGAAAGTTACATAGCTCCTCGATGAAATCCGCGACCCACGGGCACATGTCAGGATGCGGAACATAGATGTTGCCGGACTCGAAGAACGGAGCTACGGCTGAAAGACGGGCTTCTTTACTGCCGTCGGCTCTCACGGCTATCAGACCGGGAACCTTTCTCTTGAGCTGATCTATAATTGCTGGACCGTTAGCTGCGTCTTCAACTAACTTCTTAGCGACCGTCGGCCACTTCTCTGTAAAGTGCTCAACCGCGGCGCAACTCTGAGTGAAAGTCAGATGATCTCGATTGAGATCTAACAGATACGCATCTCCGCCTATTCGCATCCACACCTGGCCGCAGACGTAGGCACTATCTTTCAGCGCCTTGAAAGCCATGTCCCACGACTGCAACGAATCGTCCCACAGATCCGGATCGGGAGTCTCGTAATAGAACTTGAACCAATGCCGTTTGATGATCCCGCCTTCTTGTGGAGACGGGCGCTGCTGGAGCTGTCCCGAAGAGCGCCAAGTACCCAATGCTCGTTCTAGAGCTTTTGTTTCTTCTTCGGGGAACTTTTTCGGCCAGAGCAATTCACCTTCTGCCTTCCTGGGATCGCTCCAACCGATTCCTGTTCTGCACGGGAACTTCGTCTCGTATCTCATTGGGAGTCTGAGCAATTCCCAACCTTCGTTCTTGCTAAGTAGATGTCCGCTCAAATCCCGTTCGTGAATCCGCTGCTGGACAATTACCTTTCGGCCAGTCCTTTGGTCATTCAAACGAGTGGGCATAACCGTGTCCCACCAATCCAGAACATTGGCCATCATCGTATCTGGATAATAGGCCTCGATTGCGCCGTGTGGATCGTCGCAGACTAGCACGTCTCCACCTTCACCAGTTGCGCCACCGTGACCGTGTATACCGTGCACCATTCGGAAGCCGCGGGTCGTAGTCTCGTATCTCGTTTTCTCATTCTGGTCTTCAGCTAACGAAAAGAGACTTCCCCAGTTCTTCTGATACCAATTCGATTCCAGCAATTGTCTGCACTTGATAGAGTCTCTGGTAGCGAACTTGAAGGCATATGAACTATAGACCCATTTCGTCGTGCCCTTCTTTCTGATCCAATCCCAACTAGGCCAGAACACCGCTATCGTTAAAGACTTCATGCACCTCGGGGGCATGTTTATTACAAGCAACTTGATCTGCCCATTCGATACTGCTTCCAGGTGCTCGCAGCACGCGTCTATATGCCAGTTCGGAACGAATGGAGTGGCTGGTTCTAAGATGCTCCAGGCTTGCTCCACGTATTCTCGTAAAGACCTTTCCGCAAGTTCCTTATTCACTTCTTCCAACGTAGGAACTTCTGGAACAGTCTCTACTCTCTTCTTTCTAGCATTCACACTATGAAACCTGTACGCTGGCACGTTATATGCACTCGGAACTAATTACTGTATGACTCGTAGAAGTGAATTACTGTAACTCTGAGATACGCTTTATTTCTTCGACTCAGACGTGTGCTGAACGAAACTTTGGGAAGTTACGCAACCATTCGGTAACTCTTTCTTCAACGATTGGAAAACCGTCGATGACGAAACCTTTAATAACTGGATCGTAGACGTATGACTTTATGCCGCCTTGTAGCAGTAACTGTTGCAAAGTCGAGAGTGTTGCTTGTAACTCTTTGGCGCGTTGGACTTGTCGCTTGTGGGTAATTGATTGACCCAACGCCTGCGACGTTTGCTGCGTCCACTTTTCATATTACTTCGCACCGAATTCTGAATCGAGCTTCTTCTGGATCTCAATGGGAATGTTCTCGACTTCGATACGATAGATCGGATGGAGATTCCTCTTCTCGGCTCTCTTGTCGAAGCACTTCAAACACAAGATCGTATCGTCACGACCTACAACGAGATCCCAAAACCAGTTCTCGATTGTCCACGCATACTGAGTCTTACGTCCGCAATCGTGACAGAACTCGTCAACCAATTGGAACTTGCACCAGATCGTCTTAACCCACGCTAGAATGCACATGACTGAAATCTTTCGGTGTCGTTGATCTCGTGATCTCTTCGTTTAACTTCTTGAAGCTTTCGTCTGAAAGAAGTCTCTCCCAACCGCCCTTGTTGTACCTGCGCCATTGTGACTTGTGACCTATTACTTGTGCACAGAACTTAATAGCATCGATTCGACCTTGACTCGGTGGGCCTGTCCAATACGGATTACCTGGACCTTTGACTTCGATGATCATGATTCGGTGGCCCTGCGATTAGTCTTGTGGCCGCGATGTCCCATTTCCCACAAACTGTAATTGATGGAAGACTGCACCAAAGAACGCTCTCCCATCTGGGTATTGACTCGTTGACGCAGATGGTGGACACACAACATAAGAACATCATCTACGACTGGCCACGGACAGGACTTGCTGCCGGCGCAACTCATATCTCCCACTCTAGAAGATCTACAGTCTGACCTTTCAGTTCGTGTGTGCAATCTGGTTGAAAGATGATCTTGCCGTCAGTTACGTAGAAATGACAAATGTTCTTGACGTGTTCTTCACCTTCGTCCCACGTCACTAACACACTCGGCTTGAACGTAGGAAACTCGAGATCTCCATTGAACTCCCACTTGGCCTTTTGACTGTTGGGCTGTTCGGTATAGATAGCATGATGCCCTTTACAGCCAGGACACTGCATCATATAGCCCAGCAGCACACCGTTGCTACTGATTCGATGGAGCTTAGCCTTCTCACTCATCTACGGCGGTCTCCACCTCGATGAACTCCGGCAGGCGTTCTTGCAGTAACTCGAGAAACATAGCTTCGCCTTGTTCTTCAGACAGCAAACCTTCTTCTACGGCGTGACCTACCTGAAGAACGAGATTGGCTGCGAAGCTTTCATACTGGGGATTGATCTTGATCTTCAGCAGTAACTTTGCGTCTTGAGCCATCACGTCACCATCTGAATTTGTCTTTGCAGCAGCGGAGTCTTGAACATGGGCTCTAAACATTTTGAGCAGAACACTACCAAGAACCCTTCCTTGTGCTGTACGATGGTTGTGCTCTTGGGATGACACTTTGGCACCAGTATGCCTTGTGGTAACTGATCTACGTAAGCAATAGGAGCATCTCGTTCGATGAGAGCCTCTGCAACTTGGATCGTATCGACAAGATGTTTCGTCGCCATTACAAACCTTTGACGTGACGGTCGTGCAAATCCCTGAGCCAGAACAGTTGCTTCACTGAGACTGGCCGTTTGTTTCTTGGACGCATGGACAAAATGAACTCGACTGTTTCTCGGGACTTCTTCTCGTTGCTGATGCTCTCGCCTACGGTCTCGACAACTGGCTCTAGATCTTTGAAGATACGATCAGCCTCTTCACGACGCTCTGCATCTGTACTGCCCGAGTCTTGAAATAGGCCCATGACAGATTATACCGCGTTACTGCAAGCGTCCGAGATTGGGTACTGTCTTGGCCATCAACTTAACGTGATTGATAACGAACACCGTGAAGCCTTCATCGTTGTCGGCTGTGATTGGAAGCTGAGCTCGCATACAACGATTGGTACCTGGGATTAGGGTCTCGAAGATTGGACCTTTACCTCCCCACCTTCCGCGAATGTAAGTACACACTCGCACTTGCAGACCGGCGGACTCAATCGCCTTTTGGATCTTCTTTAGTCTCGGTGTGCTTTCTTGAATGAATACTTGGACTTCTTTGGCTGTCATTGAGGAAGCACCTCCAACTGCAACAAACGCAGTTTAGCTAGAGTCTTCCACTTGGGATCGTCAAACCAAATGATGACTGTACTGTAGCCGTAGCGTTGGAAATAAAATTTGCGGTCTGCCTCTTCTTCTTGCCTTGGCCAACCACGAAACTGTTCGTCGTGCCGAGTCCCAAAATACTCAATAACAATCTTGTTCTTTTCGTCAAGAAAATCTGGTACTCGACATCCGATGGGCTTTGGACTGAACTTAAAACGATGACTCAGATTGTATCTTTTGAGCAGAGACAAAATGTTGCATTCTGGACTGTTTGGTACAACTGCCTTGACGTAAGCCCGAGCCCACTTTTTCTTTTCTGCCTCGCATCTTCGGCGGCCTTTGTTTGCTGCACTAATCTTACAACGCGTAGACTGAGATACTGGATGCCCACGCAACGTTGCACTTAACTTACGTCTTGTAGCTCGCGAAACAGGACGACCTGTAAGCAAGGCACTAATCTTCTTTCGTGTAGCGACGGTGTGCCTCTTGCCCAAATGAGACTCACGTAACTTAGCCTTTGTTTCGGCTGTGTGCAAATGCCCGTACCCACTCACTGTATTGTGCCCTCGCTCTCAGACTGGCTGGCCTTTGTAATCAATTCTCGCAACTTGTGTAGGTCTCCAGTTGATAGTTTCTTTAAAGGAGACTGCTCGGTGTACTTGATCTCGCCACGCTGTTCGGTTATAACAATGTCTCTCTGGCCCAGCATATTTTTTCCAAGCCAAATTTGCATTGTCACATTTCCTTTGTCGATAGCCGACTTCCACTGAGCACGGCGCAGTGACTCTTTGCCACGCTGCCAACCTCGTTCGAAAGCCTCAGCAAAGGCCACGCCGTTGGTCTCGTTGACTAATGTATCTTGACTCACGCCGAGCACCGCAGCTATCTCTTGCTGAGTACAGTGGATAGTAGCCAGCTTCTCAACGATCTTGCAGTCAATAGTCTTAGGCGGACGACCACGCTTCTTGACCGGAGTTATGCGATTGGCTTTTGGAGGACGGCCACGTTTCTTCTGGCCGGGTTTGGCTGCCCATGGTGAAGTACTCATACTGCGATGCAATCGGTCTGGGCTAGACGGAACGCCCAAAGGTCTTCAGGATTGATGGACTTGAACTTACTAGTATGATAGTCGCCCACCGTTTCACGGATGGTGTAGCTTTGGCCTGTGTAGCTTCGAGCTGTTAACGGTGTGGCTGGACCTATGCGCTCGACATCACTCGCACTATGGTTGAGTATTGTCTTCCAAACACGCGGCCGCTCGGGAGACATTTCAACTGGTGCTATCACTTTGGACTTAACCAGCTCCTTGGCCTTCTCGGCATGGATCTGATAAAGATAACGACCTGAGGCAGAGAACACCAGAACACGGCTGGCAAATTTGAGCATGATTGACCTGCGGGTTACTTCGGCCGCCGGGTGAACTCAAACCCGAGTGTTTTGTTCTTTGGACCTCGCGGTCAGGCCCAGAGTGTTAACCTGCGAGCTCGTTATGGAGTATAGTAAAACTCCCGCCTGAAGTAAAGGTAATTTTTTGAGCCTGTATTTGGAGGGCCGCGGAGATACCTAACTTTACTGTAAATAATACAATACTCTGAAAACTTGTTTTGGCACTAAGACAGACGCTGGCCAAACTTGTGACCAAAACCTCGCACTCTACGCAGCACTATACCTTTACTCAGAGCCTCGATGGAGTCTTTGTACGCATTGTCGAACCAGTTACTCAAAAGCTCTTTGGCACCGTGCTGTCGGCACTTGCTTATAACTGCTACATTCTGCATCATGTCTGCATCATGGAACTCTTTGACCGCAGCAGCGAGCGACCTGTACGCAGTCTCAGACTTGTGACACTGCAACTCCATCAGACAGTTATAGATCTTGCAACAGGGACACTTTTCCACTTAGTACCTCCTTCTCAGTAAATCCTCTGCACGGGGAACTGATCCTTTAACTCTTCTTCTTGCGCACAGAGACTCGAACAATGGCCGACTTGTCGACGGCGGCTTGGATCATCCTGCGAGCTTCCAACAATGCACCTTTAGGTGTTGTAGCATCTACAACAAATAACAACACCGCACGGCATGTGTACTCTTCTTCTTTCTTCATCGCACGCACCTTCCTTTTCTTTGAACTCTTTAACTTGGACTTCACGATCTTCATTCCTTTCTCTGCACGCTCACGCTGCTCCTGCAAATACAACTTGAGTGGCTTCGTACCGTGTGTCTCTCCTTTCGATGGATCGAAGTGATTCATCTTTTTGTAGGTTCCTTCGCCGAGCACTTTGTCGGTGACCCCCTGGGCTAATCGGTACAGCGCCATGTTCTCTCCCATCACTTACTTACCTCCACCTGTAAGCCAATGCTTGGAATCTTGCTAGCCTCCTTCTCTCGATACTGAATGTTAGCGACAGCAAACTCCAACTTGCTAAGTGCCTTGCCCATTGCTCCGAGACTTTTCAACTCTCCCTCCCAATTTAAAAATTCTGCAGCTGCATTGCCGACCTTCTCCAAGGACTTGTAGTACTCCAACAGGTCCTCTTCGATAGAGGCCTTACCGGGCGCGATGATCTCGTGGAATTTTCTCTTACGGTCGTAAATTCTGATCTTTGTTCCTTTCTTACTGATCTTCATCTCACTCTCCTTTCAGATCGTTCAACTCGTCTCTGAACTCCTGTCTCAAATCTTCGGCTGACAAACCTTGCCTCGCCTCGTCCTGTGTTACTTTGTCCGTAAGACACGTCCAACCATCTTTGTCCTTACACGGAGGATCGTGTCCATCTGGCAAAACGCAAATGTATGGCACAGGCAAATCTTGTATTTGACAAATCACTTCGCGCTCCTTTCGATTGTGACTACCAACTTCCCTTTACGCGGTGACTTGGTTGGAAAACCGTTCTCGGGCCACTCCTCGGACTCCAAACTCAGAGCCCGCAGAATATTTACTGCACTGATGTAAAGTGTCTTGCTCTGCGGACTCGAGCGCCAGGCTTTTAGAGTCTCACCTTCGCTGTTATACACCGAGCGCTCGTACAGAACCAAGTTGCCTTGGTCTAAACACGGAACAACGAATACCTGATCGCTGTCTCTGAGCTTGCGACCCAGCAAAGCATTCACCAGTTGACTGGGTATAACCAACTGCGGTCTCTTGGGATTTCTCAGGCGGATGGTAGTCGGGGACCCGCCCTGCCCCACGTTGATTGGCTTCATGTCTTCTCCTTAGGGTCTTTTCTCTTTTCATCTTCGGCCGTCCATCCCCTCCGACCCCAACTTCCGTACTCGGTACGACCACTCATTCCGTTTCCGTGAAAGCTACCCGTTGCTGGACCGCCCGTCGTGGAACGGAAACCTGCATTCTGCTCAGCCTTGATATACTCTTCTTCGCTGACCTCTTTCTCGTCCCAAGGACCGTCGGGCTTCAAAAAATATCTTGTCTTCACTCTCCACCTCCATGAAACTCGCGGCGGGCTTTCAACAAACGATCTCGAACATGGACCGGAAGCTTATGGATCTCTGCTATACTCAACTTCACGGTCATCAGATACAACAACCGCAGATCCATGGCTTCTACTTCGACCTCGGTTAGCCGAGCTACACTCATCATCGTAATCACTTCCCACCTCCGAGCTTCTTGAGCTTCTCTTCTTGAACTTGCAACCGCACCTTCATCGATCTGTTCTCATGCAACGCTGCATCTCGAGTCTCTTCAGCCTTCTCGACCCTCTCGAGCAGCAACTTGTTCTCAAACAACAACTGCTGTCTGGCACGCTCAAGCTCGTCAATACGTTTACGCTGTGCTTCGAACTCCGATGCGGCCTTCACCTTTCTGGGATTTGATTCGAGCAAATCAATCTTGAGCCACGCCTCTGACGGAGCAATTGGAACTGTTGTAACCTTTTGGATTGGTTCTGCTGGTATGGGCACCAACTTGCGACGGAAGTACAACGCGATCTCGATACCGTTCCACGTTATGACTCCGATGCGACTGTGCTGGTCTAACCAGGTGAAACCCATCTTGTCTTCGACTACGTGCCTGGATGCGTCCTCGCCTGAAGCGTAGCGTAGAGACTTGGCGCTTAGCTGCGGTCTGTTCTTCACATCGATCAAATCCGAGTCTGGGACTTTCAACTGTTGCGCTGTTGAAAACACTATCGGCATCCTTACACCCCCTCCGTTATCTCTTCATGGCAATCTGGACAGACCTTATCTGAATCGTCAACACTAGAATCGTTATTGGACGAGCCTGGATGAATACCTGGATGTGGTGCTAAATCCTCGGGCTTCCATCGCTCCAAGTAGTCGTGCCCGCAACCCCAACAGGACGGTGGCACCTTTACCTTCGTTGTAGGCATTTACGTCACCTCCGGCTTCAGTTCGGGAAAGAACTTATCTGCCAACTCGAAAGAACGTTTCTGCGCTTCTTCTGAAGCTTCGTCCCAACACCCATCACTCGGACGACCTTCCACTTCAAGATACAACTTAACTGCTGACCAGATCTCTTTCTTGGACTCGGGATCTCCGTCATTGAACGACACCCAGTTGTCGTAGATCACAACTGCGATGACCTCTCGCCCTACAAAATGCTTCACCAGCACGGTGTACATCATTAAACCGTTTGGGTGCAGAGTAGCTTTTTGATCTCCCATCACTCTCCTCCTTTCGACTCACGCAGATGGATCTTTTTGGGCCTCAACTCCGAACGCGAAAAGTACAAAGCCCAAAACGCGAGACGCCTACGCTTGGGTATATACTGCCACAGGACCGCTTTGATAGCCGCACGCCTAGCAATCTCTTTGTTAGGCTTGTCCTTGTAATGTCGGCAAACCGAAGCTGAATACATTACTGACTGCGGTTCTTCGTTTGAAAGTTCTCGTATCTGTAACGTTGGTACTCTCGTCTCGATGTAGCAGATCGTCCGTTCGAACAAACCGGACAGCCTAGCAACCTTATCGTACTGAAAGGTTATAGCGTTACCGTACGCATCTCGAAGCATATCAGTTCACCTCCAATGGGATCCGTAGGCGGTGGAAACACAATCACTCCGCACTCCGAATGGAACACAAGATAATCGTTGATGTCTGTAACCCGAACCTCACACTTGTTCTTGAGTGCTTTTGCGATGGAGCCTTCCATCTGAGCTTTCAACTCGGCCTCGTTGTCAACTCGAACAGGGTCTCCGTAGTAGCCTTTCTCATCGTAGATGTACACAAACAACGGATACAACTCTTCCATCACTGCCTCCTCTTTTTACAAACGTGCGCTTTGATTTTCGTCCAACCTAACCTTCTGGCTGCTGTGATCCTGTGACTCCCGTCCATCAGCATATCTTGATTCTCACACAGAAACACTGGCAAGTAAGCTGCCTGCATGGAAAAAACGTACTCTTGCACTACAGACTCCTTCTCGACAACATATGGACAGTACGTTTCAACATCGATCTCTTCGATTGGCAAGTGCTTGTAGTCCTCATACAAGTCTGTGAAAAAGCACTCACACTCATCTGCAAAAATCCCTTCTTCCATCACAGCCCCCTTTTGGATCTTCCGATCTCTTCGACTACCCCGAAAAAGTAAGCAACCTGCAACATGGCAATCAGACACGCTAGTTTGAACTGCCTGCTCCAAGGTTGAATGTAACATGCAAACGGATACAACACTGACTCCATCTGAAACCCGAGAGTATTGAAAGGACTTTCGTGTCGTCCATTCTCTGCTACGATCTTACTGAACTGATAGGCGCCTCGGCCGTATCTGCGAAATTGTAACCAGATCCTCTTTGGGCTCATTACATGACGATGGTAGACTACGACACTCGGATCGTAATGAATCTCGTAGCCTGCTGCTAACCAGCGGTCCCACAACTCACGGTCATCACCTGCGGTTAGATTCAGTCTTCTATCATACTGACCTACCTCGTAGAAGAGTCGACGGGACACGGCCATGTTGTGACCTCCGCAGATCTTTGTCCTGTATGGTGCACCACCTTTCACGTCTGTAAAAATCTCGTGCAGGAACCGAATGAACAACTGACTGGCAACCGAACTTAGGTTGTCATACACAAGTGGAGAGATCTCCATCGGACCTCCCACCATGCAATTGGGATATTGTTGATAGTGTCTCTTGAGAGCGAAAAGCCAGTACTGATCGGGATGGCAATCATCGTCTAAAAACACCACGATCTCTCCTAGAGCTTTACTCGCCCCCAAATTGCGAGCTGCGGCTGCGCCAGAATTGGCTTGATGGAAAAATCTGGTGAGTAGCAACCTATGCTCGTACTGCGCGTACTGTTTGAACTGTGCATACATTTCGGTTAGGGCTTTTTCGTCACCTCCATCGTTGACGATGATCACCTCAAACTCAGGAGGATCGTATTGCTCACACAGCAACCGCAGCATCTCTCCGACGTACTCTGGCCGGTTGTATGTTGGAATTACGATTGAAAACGTTTTCCACTTCACCGGGACACCTCGCGATGGGGATCAAATTCTGTATCCTCCGACATAAAGCGATGTTTAAACGGCCACGCATAGAAGATTGGTACATGTACTTGCCTGGCAAACCGAATGGTTGCCCATGTACCTGAACGCAAGACCTCTCTCATCTCGAACGGAGCTGCGATCAACGTATCTTTTCCGTCCTTGACAATTTTCTTGTTGCGCTCCAACGGATGCTCCGCGACCGCCACGAAATCCGCGTCCCGTGGAATTGGTGCTCTCGTACTAGCATTGGAAGGATATACGGCAATGAATACAGACAGGCCGCACACCTCACGAACTATCTCGTGAGCCTCCATGTCTGCACCGATGCAACAACCGTGACTGAACCTTTGGATCAATGGCTTGTACTTCAGAAGCCAAGTCTTCAGTTGCAACTTCTGATACTCTGTCATGCCTTGTTGTGTTCCTGTAAACGAGATATTCACGATGACCTCCACTTGGGATTCACTTTGACCTCGATCTCTTCTACGTCTGATGTTGGAGCTTTGTCCCACTTGCGCTTGATGTACGCTTCGGCTCGGTCTTGATCTCTGAAGAAACGAACTGCGAGAGCTAATGCTACCAACTTCCAATCGAGCTTGCGCTTGGGAATCTTGTTGTGTTCGAGAATGAAAGGACATGTCTCGGGACACCGTTCGCCTGAATTGAAAGCCTTTAGTATATCCTCTCGAAGCTCCAGACGCTCTTCATCGAGCTTCTTGATCTGGGCCTTCAACTGGGCGTATCTTTCAACCCACTTCACATCGAATGTCTTCATATTCTCCTCCTTGGTGGAGTAGGCTTACCGTAGCTGAGGTACACTTCGTTTCTATCATCCATCTTGATCTTGTGCGACCTTTTGGATAGAATCCGTTGACCGCGAATTGAAAGTGCCTTCCAGTGTACCGGCCAACCTCGGTCAATGTTCTCGATCACCAGCACATCTGCAACTGTATCTGGAACTTGCAAGCGGATGGTAAACTCGAACGTCTTCATGTTGCCTCCACCTTCTGCAATTGTCTCCCCAACTGGTCTCGTTCAGCACCATGGGTCCGTCGTCACCCTCGAACTGAACATAAATGTCAAAACCGAACCACGGCAACTGATTGGGTCTGATGTCTTTGACTGTGCCGAACTCCCACTTCTCCTGACCGGTATCGTATCGAGCTTTCACCCGATCTCCAATCTTGAACTTCGACTCTTCAACTTTGTGCTTCATACCTTGAAAGCCTCCTTGACTTTTGGCCACTCCAACGACTTGTCCCAGAACTTACCGAACCGGCGTTCCCAAGCCTTCGTGCCTACTCCTTTCAGATACGCCTTAACCAGGAACTGCAACTTCGGATTCTGCCTGTTCTCTGCCTCGATAGCGAACACCTTTTCAATTGGAGTATCTTTGCTGATACGCGGTTCCGTGCAATACAGATGCTCAACCGCTTTACGAAAGACCCAATAGTGTTGAAACGATGGAGAGTCTTCGTATATCTCAGCGTGTATATCGGCTGCACGATAAAGCATCAACTCCACTTGTGATTGCATCTCGTCTTCTTGCCAGTACATTTGGTTCTTGAACAGCACCTTGTCGTGGAGTAACCGACGCAATGGAACCACCTGAGTCTGCCATGACCATTCGCCGGTTGTTTGCCAGATGTCAATAAAAGCTGCATCGAACTCACCTGGCCGAACTTGTTTGACCTCATTAAAAAGATCTCCGAGAATGACCTCGACACGAGAATCAATCTGAGGCTGAACCAGTTTGATCAGATCCTTCTCACGCTCCACGACTATCACACGATAAACCTCGGGCTTTCTCACTAACAGATGGGCAATGCAACCAAGACCCAGACCTCCGACCAGCACCGTCCCTTTTGCTCGACGCAGGAACGGTTCCATTTGCGCCAGCTCTTGCAAACTCGTGGACATCCACATACCGTTCTCTTTGTCGTGCAACTGAGACACGACGATGTCCTTTTCGAAGCTTACACTCTGTGGTCTCCACTTTCCCTCGAACAACGCCTGGCGAAAACTGACAACTGGAATCTTACTGCCCGCGGAAAGTTTCTTATGTTCGATCCGAAACCTTCCGCGGCGCAAAACCTTGTACGATGGAAGATCTCGAAACATCCCGAAGATTCGGTACAGATGGGCCTTAGACATTGCCTTAGGACCCTTTTTGGGACTGCGTGGGGCCTCACAGGCACTGTCGACGGGTGTTGGGGTATGGTTGGATAGGGTATGCTCCACTTTGGACGTTGGAGAGGCTGTTACACTTTGATCTACCACTTGTTGGCCTCCTTTTTTACTGCACTGCACAGATAGTACAAACAACCGATAGCTGCCGAATACAGTTCGGGTGATTGGTCTCGGAACTCTTCCAACAGCTTCTTTTGAGTAACGCTGAGTGACTCCTGATCCTGTTCATAGGCCTCGAGTATCCTGGCCACCTCCGGCGGAAACGAAATGGTATCTGAAACTGGCTGCGCCATTGAATAGTTGGAGCCTCCAATGTTGACATACTCGGGACCTTCTTCGGCCTTCATGGCCTTTAGACGGCGGGCTGCAACGATCTTCCACTTCGGCACAACGTGTCGGCCGGCGTTTCTTTCGGCTCGGTCTTTGTACATCACGCACCACCTTTCTTCTTCAGATAGTAAATCGCATCCATAACCATCGAAGCGGATAATGTTATGCCTGCATACCTCTGAGCATGAGTCCTTAGAGACCAAACCGATAATTGAGTCCTAAGAATCTTGATCAGAGTCTTCCGATCACAACCGGGCTTACGACCTCGCAAACTTTTTTGGAGTCGTGCGATGGCCGTCCTGCGCAGTTCCACTTCCGATTGTTTGGACCAGACAGGCAGTTTGCCGTGTGGGTGCTTTTTACCTTCCGGCCAATCACGATCCGGGATGGGTCTCATACGGCCTCCTTCTTCTGTTCGGTGTACAACACGGCTCGACGCCCACCTACGGCTGCGGTTAGATCTCGAGCAGCACGCAACGCAAGTGAGAACTTCCCAATGAAAAGAAACCTGCCCAGACCGTTGTCGACCTGGAAATGCCAAACACCGGATTGACCTACTTGTCCGTGCACTCGTACATACTCATCGTACGCAACGGTGACCTCGTCCGGCCTCGTATTGATAGGAGCTGGTGTTATCGCTGCAACGTCCCAATGCTCGAGATTGTCGTGAATGACCCACGTGGTCTTTTCTTTACTGGTAAGAGTCTTAGCGGCAGAGACAGCGGCCTCGAACATGTGGTAGCGATACACGTGCTCGTATCGGTCCTTCAAACGAACGACAGAGTAGCGAACAGTGGCGCTCATGACGTCAACTCCGCGCTACCGCTCACCTTCGAAACCCGAACATGGTTGAAAAAAGAAACTGTAGCCGCCAACAGAAACGCGCGACCAACAATGTTCTCAACAGCGGCCTGATCTAACAACGGTTGGTAGACGTTGCCGTTAGCTGAAACTGTGATGATGGTCTCTTCGCCGGAAGCTGTTGGTACCGTACGCAGCATGAAGTACCATTTACCTGCGGCATAGTGGTTGCCATTGTACCAAGTCTTGGGCTTGACGTGAGCTACGCCTTCTTGCCAAATGGCGTGTAGCACTTCGTCAAACGCCTCGTTCAAGATATCGCAAACATTCTGCTCAGTCTGTAGCATTTTTTGCCTCCTTGGGCCTCTGGCCCGACTCAAAAAGTGTTCTGGTTGCTAGAACCAGTTAGCAAACCGCACCAAGTACGGTTGTAAAATGTTGTCAACTAGCATCGCCAGCATACGTGACATACCGGCGACAGTGAAACCAACCACAAGCGCTGTTGCAATCTCTTTGACTTTCACGGTATTGCCTCCCTTTCGTACATTCGCCCGGCCTCGAACGCGACCAGAATGCACAGATGCAAAAACGCATCCTCATCGTGTTGACCGGTCTGGACTACAATTTCCTGAATGGGTTGACCTTCTAAACCGGAATCACCTGTCCAATCGTGACCCGCTAACTCCGGTATAGTAGCTGTAAACCTTTGTATGGCTTCGTGCCTGATAGCACACTCTTCCAAAGAATTGAGATCTCTCATCTGAATAGCACCTCCGGGACTCCGTTCTTTCTGCACTGCTCATAGTGATGAACTGCATAATTGGCACTGTACACGGAACAGGCCTCGATGATGGTCTGATGATCCACGGCCTTGGCCTTTAGATAGTAATAGCCTTCCCACGACGGATGGAACACAGCGTAGACTACAACGTTAACGTCAGCTCGCCGCAGCAACAGATTGGCATGATCGACATTCACCATCTTTATCTGGCGACCCCAACCTGGAATATCGACGATGGTAAAGCCTTTCGGCGTTGTACGCAAAGTCTTAATGTGTATCACGAACAGCCTCCTGTGGTGGAGTTATCAGTTACTCCATCCCGCCGGGACACTGGTTAGAGTGTCCCGACAGAAGGATTGTAACCTTCGAGTTACTTCGACAAGGGGTACGTGATCTTGTACTTGTCCCCCGTCACCTTGCACGTCCACTTCTTGCCCAGATATGCCTCGAGCTGGATGCCGTTCACCAACCGAGAGGGCTTCACCTCGCACTCCTTGGCGAGAGCGTTGATCTCCTTCTCGGTCGTGCCCTTCATGGCCAGCATGAACGCCCGGCCCATCGCGCTGCCGGCTTTGAACGGCAGATCCAAACCGCTGCCCTCGGGCTTGGCCTTCTTCTTGGGCTTGTCATCCGCCTTCTCGGACTTCTTTGCGGTCTTTTTGGTCTTGTCGGACTTCTTGGCCTTGGCCTCTTTGGCGGGCTTCTTGGACTTCACGGGCTTCTTCTTGTCTTCCACGTCTTCCTCCTCGTCGTCGGTCTCGGGCTCTTCTTCGTCTTCGGGGCTGTTGTCCTCGTCGATCTCGCTGATCTCTTCGGACTCTTCGTCCTCTTCGGTCTCTTCCACGTCGTCTTCTTCGGGCTCTTCCGCCTCGGACTTGCTGACCTTCTTCTTTGCTGCTTTTTTGTCTGCCACTTTGTCTTTCTCCTTTTTCGGTCTGGGACCGGTTGGTTCCGCGTCGTCCAGGCAATCACTGGAACAGTACTCGCCCTTCTTACCACGGTATGTGAACGTTTTGGTGAACGGCTTGTGACAATGGTCGCAAGCGGTCTTTTTGGTTGGTTGACTCTTGTTCTCGTCTGACACGTCTGCCTCCTTGAAAATCGGATGGCCCGGTTACTCCATCCCACCAGCCCACTCGAATGAGTGAGCTGATAGAAGGATTGTAACCTTCTAACGAAAACCCCACCGAGCCATCACGTCTGGCTCCGATGCGTTCTCCATCACATCACTCGTGCAAACTGGACAACCATCATGGAGATCCTTCCGACGAAAGTCGTTAGTGAACTCGCCTGAGCAGCCCGACTCTTGCATGATTGGATCATCCCACGCGGTAGACTCCATCCGACACTGCTGCCATTCGTTTGTGCGCTTGTTGATAAACCAGTGGTCTTCCTTGCGGTGCTGCAAGGCTCGAGCACGTTGATAAACAGAATCGAGTGTAGACGGCATCAGCTTTGACAGTAGCTTAAAAAGCCATCGCCACCTTCTATCGAACTGACCTACTGTCTGCATGGTTACTGCCTCCTTTTTGGTGGAACTCGAATCGTTCCATCCGGCCAACCCACTGCTGCGACAGTGAGCTGACTGAAGGACTACGATTGGCCTGGAGACTTGGTAAGTGCCTCGTTGTCCGTCAAGCACTCGTGAACGATGAACCTCGCTGCTGCGGCTGTCTCGTCCAACGTCCCCAAATGCACTGCGCCTTCGATGGGACGCCGATCAATCTTGGTTGTCAACTGATACAGCACTCGACCGTTGACACCTTCCTCGCGCTGCTTCTCGATGGTAAACGCAATGTGGACCTTCATCTCGTATCCTCCCTAACTGGAGCTGTGGCGATCAGCCCGAACAGATGAATCGGACTGCGATCACTGTACACCATAAACACGAACAGTTGGGCCTTGCTCCAGCCTTTTTGCCTCCACGGATTGGACACCTCGCCGTGAGGTATTACAAGCACGGTGTCATTATTCTTACCGATATACCAACCCGGACCTTTGAACTTAAACGTGGGCATCTGGAACTCCATCTTCTTTACGGTCCCGGCCATTGTCCAATCCGGATAGATGTCAAACGACAACCTGGACTGTTTCTTCGACTGTTTCTTCTTCACGGCTTCACCTTTCCGGCCTTGCGCTGCGCTTTCACAAACGCAACCAACGCCTTGTAAACCTCGGGCGAGCACTCCACTGACCAATTACGGTCAACGCGAGTAACACAGAACTCACCAACCTCGGTGTCTACAAAGTAGTCTACGGCACCATCCTCGTCTCGAAGGTCGAGCACTTCGCCCACCTTCATAGAACCCAGAAACGAGGGCTTGAAAAACCTTTCGGGCTTTCCTTTTCGAGCCTTACTGATCTTCGCCATGGTTACTGCCTCCTTTGTCTTCCGACCTGTCTCATCAGTGTTGGTAGGTCATTTCCAACAGAGCCTCGTAGAAGTTTTCCCACGAGGCTTTCGACAAAAATACTCGAGAGTGAAACGCATGGAGATATAGGAGGCATAGCGTTACTCCACCAGTTCACTCCCGAGGTAGCCACGATCCCAAGTGACTACAAAACTCAAGGTGTCTTGGTGAAGACTGCTCTCACCTCATCTTTGTTGAACTCCACACGCCAGAAATTGTGTCTGAGGTCTTTGGAATATGCAATCAATCGCTGAGCCGGGTCGGCACACGGCAAACCGTTGGTAACATCGGCCTGCTTATGCCACTGCCCGTCTTGCAAGCGCGCCCAAATCATCGCCATGGCTGAACCTGGCGCATACATACCGCCGATCTTCTCACCTTTGGTTCGCTTGAGATTGCTCTTCGGTCCAGATGCTACACCCGGAACCTTCGGAGCTTTCGGTTTCTTGGGCTGTTTACCGTTGCCGACCACCACACCTGGCCCACCGGCTGTCCTGGCTGCAATGTTGCGAATGAGCAACCTGGAAGGTACGGTGCCGAGGTATGCCAACCAAGCATCGGCTACAGTCTGTACTGATGGAAGGACTTGGTCCAGCTTCACGACATGCTGGCCATCGACCACCTGCACAGCGGAGGCTGTAAGCACGGTGCGAAGCTGACTCAGTAATAGTGGTAGCACCCCTTCGCGCTTGACCTGATGGTAGAGCTGTTGAGCGTATTCACGGCTGAAGGTGACTGTGCCGTTGCCGTCGAATTGTCTGGCCTTCTCGGCTTCGGCTACGGCGAATTTGATCTTCCCGCCGAACGCCTTGTTAAGTGGAGTAACCACGGTATCGAACTTCCCGGTCAATCTGGCTTGCGATGCTTCGAGCTTTCCGCGCACCGCTTCCAGCTTCTTGTAGTAGGTCTCCATCTCGGGCATTTTGGGTATGACCTTCGACTCGCGCACGATCTTCTCGTACAAGCGAACCGCGGTACGCAGAGAAAGCTCCTGCTCTTGCTCAGTGGCACCTGGATTGATACCCAAGTTACGCGCACCGTTGGCTCGATTGTAGGACTTTTGCATCTCCGCTGACTGGGCTAGGTTAGTGTTCTGACTCAACACGTACGGCACGGCAACATCATACCAATTGATAGCTTCACTCAACGCAGTAAGCTGCATGGGAATAGAAGCTGTAATCAACTGCCTGTACGCCTTGAGTAGCAAACTGAGCTTGGGCTTGGGATACTGCGGAGCTGCTTTGACTTTCTTTGGCGCTCTCGGCGCCTTTGGTTGTCTTCTTTTGAACGGCACTCTTGCCTCCTTGACGGAAAGTGTAATTGTACCTTACTTAGGGTCTCTTCTTGAACTTCAACTCGGCGTCGGCTCTGGTAGGAGCCTGGATGACTGTTGAGCCTTTGAACTTTTTGGACTGGTGATGGATCTCTTTCTTGTCGGTGTGATAAGCGAAGGCTGAACCTCCGGCTGTTACCAACCACAGAGTAGATTTACTCATAGTGAATCCCTCATGGCCCTTACAAGGCACGCTGGCTTGTTGCAAGCGCCCCGACCGAAATCGTGTGTACCTACGTACGTGTACTTTTTCTTGCAGTACCTGCACACTGCGGTATGCTCCACTTGTACCGACTTGTACTTCACAAGTCTGCCGGTCTTCTTCAGAAGAGTAAGGGAGCCTCCATCTAACTGCAGGATTATCCCTTTGATTGGATCGACTGACTTCGTTCTCCGACCCGGTTCGTTACCGCGCTTGGCGTCCTCTTGCAATGTAACAATCTCGCGCTCCCAATCTCGAACCGACATGGTACGAACGTATGTAACGAAACGCTGACTCACAGTTACCTCCTTTTGAATGGTTACTCCATCCGGCCAACCCACTCGGAGAATGGGTTGACTGAAGGATTGTAACCTTCTAGATTACAGGAACGGCGCACTTGTGCTCGTCGGCTCGAATATCGATCATCTGACCTGAACCGAGGACTGCACTATCCCTCGCAACTGGTAGACCTGATATGCGAACGACTGTTGTGCCGTCGTCCTTGTTGTTGACGTATAGGACCCCGCGACGCTGATCCCATTCGACTTCGCAATTTTCGATACGTTGCATTTTTTCTCCTTTTACTTTTGGGTCAGTTTCCAAAGCGTTAGGAACGCCCACAGAGACAACGCGAATTTCAAAGCGGCTTCGCCTGGTTCCATTTTGTGTCCTTTCGTCACGCCTTGGTGGGAGGAGCTGGAAGACAGAGGCGACTCGCAGCAGCAAGGAACTTCTGCTCGAAGTCTTTGGCCCTCATGACTCGCATGAACTCCCCACCGGTGGCCTTGCACGTCTCTTCGATAGCCTTGTGCATCGGATCGGCTCCGAACAACGACGTGTCTGCGCTGCTCACCAGAAGGATCACATCCAACACGATGTTCATCTCCTTCATGGTAGGAATCAGCGTCGGCAACGATATGGCATCGTGTGACATGCCGTCGGTCACGAGAACCACATGATGCGCTCGCAACGGCGACGGCGCCTTCTGACAGAGCTCGATGCTGGCCTTCACGGCTGGGAAAATATCGGTCCCGCCTTGAGGCGACATCAAGTTCAAAGCGTTGAGTAGAGTATCCCGCGTGTGGGCACCTTTGACATGCACGTTATGATCGAACTCGATCAACCTGATGTCGGGGTTCTCGTACTTGTTGTAGCGTTCTTCGATAGCCTTCTTGATATGCTTCTTCAAGGCCTGCATTTTGGTCTCCAGCCCGCGGAACTTGCTATAGTCCTCTTTGACTCCGAACATTTGGGTCAGGCCGAGCATCACAACCGCGTCTTGCAGTAAGTCCTGGTTGTGAGTGAATCCCGCCAGCGCTGCAATTGCTACCTGCGGGTTCATGGACGACTGCGCTGCGCCGAACAATTGGGCCAGCAGCGCCTCCGGGTCGTTGACGTCGGGAACCTCTTCAGCCTCTTCGACCTCCGCGACCTCGTTGCTCAATGCCGTTTGGGATTCGACGATGGCTGCTGCGATCTTGGCCATGTTCTCTTCCGTCCACTTGTACAGCGTACGCGGATTGTCGGGTAGAAGATGACCGTCCATCGAACCAGAAATGTCGACGGTGAAGATCAACTTCAAGAACTGCTGCGCCAGATCACTCAGCGACTTCGGGCCCTTGACTGGCTCGCGTTTCGCCGTCTGGGAAAGGACGAGATCTCCGCCGACCTCGGTCATCGACTGGATGTTATCATTCTTGGACTCGTCGTCCTTCTTCTTCTCGGGCTCGAGATTGTCCAAATCCAACAAAAAATTGTCACTCATGGTTACTGCCTCCTTTAGTTTTTTGACCTGTCTCTTCAGGACGGGTAGGTCATTGCCCGCCGACGGGAGCGACTGGCTCCCGTTTCGACTCACTTGCAGTCTAGGGTGATGCAATTGCCATTCTGAATCCTGGCCAAAAACTTGCTCTTTCCGGACTCCGGCAACGTTGCTTGCCAAACCGACCTGGCTTCTTTCCAGCAAGTAAAAGCCTTGCGAGTGATTGGCTCACTCTCATATCTGGTAATACCGGGCGAAAGGTTAACTGGAGCTTTCTTAATCTCTGTGTCGATGACCCAGAACTTTTTCATGCGTTTCTCCTTTCGTACTCGTACTGGAACAAGCGCTGCTGCAACCTGACTTCGATAGGGACCTTCTGTTGATTGTACCTTTGGAGTATTGGATCGATGTTGATAGCCTTCTCGAACGCTGCCTCGGATGAATCGGCTAGCACTCGAACAACTACCGTTGGATTGTCCATCGGAGCTTCGACTAGATACCAGGCTGTCATTTTACGACTCCTTTGAAGTGTCGAACCTGTAACGATAGATGGTAGCCTCGTACCGCCCGGTCTTGACCCAACCGTAACCGACTTCACGATACGACTTGCGAATGTCGATCTTGCGAACGTTGACCTTGTCGGCCAACCTCGCCAGTTGGTTGTGCTTCGATACGGCCAGACCGTGACGGGGCTTGATGGACCGACTGCCGTTATCGGGATTGCGGTCAATGAAGTATCGCTCTCTCCAAAATTGGAGCTGCGACTTCGCAGCCTGCAATCGTTCCTCGGCAGATGCAGACTTCTTAACCAGTTGGGGCTGAACCTTCCGGCCATCCGGCCTGCGGTTCTCTTTGATTCGAGCCTTCCACCTCTTGATCTCGGCTTCGAGACGCGGAATTTTTCTGGCCTCTCGTCTGGCCTTGGTGATTAGATCTTTGAGGTATTGAATGTTTGACTCACATCTGTCTCTGTCGTCTTTGTAGGGCATCAGAAAACCTCCAACTCTAAGCCCAGTGACTTCGCAATCTTGCGGGCTTGAGAAACCGGAAACCACGCAATGCCGGCCTTGTCTTCTGCGTACGCTTTGTCTTTGGACTCGAATGGATCGGGATTGCCGTCTGTGAAGTACAACGGGCCGGCAGAATTGGTCTCCAACTTCAGGAACAGCTTCTTGGCCCAGCGAAGCTTCGTATTGAGCTTCATGGTTTAGTTCACCTCCGTCTCGGACATGCGCTGCGGAATCGCCTTCGTAGCAGCCTGGTAGTTAACCCAAGCTGCGTCCTTGGCTTCGCGGCTGCCGGCCTTCTTCCAGACCTTCCATGCATCGATCATCGCGACGATAGCATCGGCCCGGCGATAAGCTAACTGCTCACGTTCACTCGTCATAGTTACTGCCTCCTTTTGTGGTGGAGTTATCAGTTACTCCATCCGGTCGGATCACTCAGAGAATGATCCGGCTGAAGGATTGTAACCCTTACCGTGTCTTGATCTTCAGACCCGACTCGAGAGCCTCGCGCAGTGCCTTCGCAATTCGTCTGGCACCTCGTGTATCCCACATCCTGGTCTTTTTGTTGTACTGATATCCGTCGCAGTAACCGCCGAACACGTATATGCCGGCGGCCTTACCTGATGGAACGATCTTGATCTCGAACTTGTAATGCTCGGTTGGTTTTCTCATGATCTCCTTTTCAAACCTTGTTGGTTGAGATTGAACCTTTCACGACACTCCAACCGAAAGATGACCAACGACCTTCGGTTGGTCTCCACGACCTTTCGTTATGGGCGTAGGCTAATTCGATTGTAGGAGTCTCTTGCGCGTCTTCTTTGGACTCGGACGGGTAGCTCTTGACTACGATCTTGCTGACTGCTTCTTGCGTTGCAGGGTAGCATGAATCGTACCTGAGCATGTCCAAAGGGAAAGTGAATTTCCCGACCACTTTGAATCTCGTAATGTACATCATATGGCTTCGGCTTTCTCCTTTGCGGTATTGAGTAGCGATTGCAGCCTCGTGATCTCGTTCAGCAAGTCTTCTTTTCCCCACCTATAGTTTGGATTGTACTTGCCGGCCTCGAGAGCAACGTCGCGAAGAGAATTGGCTGCTGCACGCGTGCGCTGCTGCTTCTCAAGATAGGCTGTACGTTCTTCAAACGTTGCTTCATCCAATTGGTAATTGTGATAGCCAGAAGCACCTTGCAGCTTGCCGTCGGGACGAAACCGCATCGGCGATCCATCTCCGATCTTAACGTCGACGCAGCCACTCGGTGTTCTCTTGACTACCTCGCCTAGAGTGTAGTGAATATCGTGTCCGGTAAACCGAGCCAGATAAACTTGAGTCACTGAGCACCTCCCGATATAGCAACGAACACAGCGACGAATTGGTCTGGCTTCGGCATCTCCCACCGCAGAATCTGCATGACCTTCCACGGCTTGCGCGCTGCGTCAAACCACGTGTCACCCTGCTTGGGGGCTCGCTTCTCGCCGGCTTTAAAAACTTGGGCTTTCATGGTTACTGCCTCCTTTTAATTGGTGGATTCTTGTCGTTCCATCCGGTCAGCCCACTCGCAGAATGGGCTGGCTGAAGGACTACGACGCTTGCGGACTGTGCGCTGCGTGGCTTCGTATCCACGGCTGCGGCTTTTCCACTTTGGCTAGTGGAATAGTGAGGTCTCGACTTCCGATCTCGATCTTCAGCGACAGGAACGTCAAGTAACTTCGCTGATCTAGACAGTGGATCGTAGTCTCCGTCTTCAACAACTTGATGGCTTCGCGTCTCGTCATTGTCTCTCCTCAATTGGGATAAGTAACTTTCTTGTGAGGGAACTGGCCTGCCCAACTCTTAACTTCGTCTCGTAACTGAAGATACGACTCGTACTGCTGTCCACCTTTGAGGATCTCGCTATTTGTTCCGAACTGGACGATGCGCTCGAAGGCTTCGAACTTTTTCCACATGCGAGCTACCAACCTGTCGAACTGGATATCGTTCATGTCTGCTCCTTTTAGTCGTCGATGTCTTTGCCGAAGTTGCTGGGATTGGAGTTATTAGGTTACTCCATCCGGCCAAACCACTCGCATTGCTGCGAATGATCTGACCAAAGGATTGTAACCTGTTTCCCGTGCAGAGCATCTACTGAGCTGGCACGTAAGTGTTACTAAGTATGCAAGCTAGCTGTGGATGTCTTCGCGCTGGCTACCATTTGGAAACCTTTGGTCGCTTTCTCGTGGCCTTCTGTCGTAGAGTCAGCTTGGAGGACATCACGTTGCGTCACTCACTAGTGTACTAGTATAGAGTAGACCAGTCCGTTCAGTGCGCAGGGAACATAAGCAGAACCTGCAGGCATTTCCGACTCGGCTTGGACCAGATGAATCTTCGGTCTCGAACCATCGAGCGCTCGTCTTCGTTCAATCACCATGGGTTGTGGTATTGAACCAGCGTCTGCTATTCGGTTTTCAAATGCGGCTGTTAACCGCGCTGTCCCTGTAGTACTAGTGAGATCCTGCGAGAGCTCATACGGCGCTTCGCAAGTGGGGCATTCCCAGCGGTACCGACTGCAAACCTTGGAAGGCTCGCTTCATTAGGCACTTCAGTGCTGGTGGTTGAACCCTTGACTCTCAAGAACCCTTGGGGAGCTCAGCGTTGAATAGCGCTGCGAGATCCGGTAAAGCTTCTCGCCTCCGTAGAAGGAGCCAAACCAAACGAAAACGTAGTCGGTGGTTGCGAAGGTATAACCGGCGTTGGTCCCTCGGGGCGCCTGGCACTTTGGCCCCTTCGCGTATTCGGTTGGTTGGTTTGCTATTCGCTTCATCACAGTAGAACACTATAGGATAGTATAGGATAGGGATAGAAAGGGGGCTTTGGGGAACTTTATTTTCACTTTGTTTTCAATCACTTACAAGAAACACCCCTTGCACGGTGCCCTCGTAAACCCTTTAGAACGTTGGGTTTACACGGGGTCTCAGAAGCCAAAAATGGGGATTTTTGGAGCTTCGGTGGGTCCTACGCGGCCGGTGGTAGTGGTAGGAAACGGCAAACGGACGCGGTACAAGAGCTGCTACGGGGTAGTTTTCGCGGCGGTGGGGTAAGGGAAAGGACCCTGAACAAATATCCAACTTGGGGCTTGACACTCGGCCCCTTTTCCCCTTTCACTTTGGGAGTCAACGCATCTTGAGAAACTTATGCCACTGGCAGGTTAACATCCAATCCGGTCGCTGACGCAGGATCTCGATGACTCGACTGTGGTCTCCATCTGAATCCCCAACGCTGTTTATAGCTGAAAGATAGACGGGTATACCTTCGGGCCCAGCGTTGACGATTCGGTCTGCATCCTCGAGACGGAAGTTCTTTCCCACCAGGAACTTCCATTCGTTAACCCAGACGGCGTTCTCGTACAGGAACCCTTGCTTGGGCGAGCACGTGATCCAACAGCGTTCTCCGACAGCGTCTGGAATCTTGAGAGTGCCGCTTGTCTCGATATGGATACCCGCCTCCGGCACAGCATCGATCAGCGGCTGTAGATCGTACAGGAACGGCTCGCCACCTGTGATAGATACCCAGGCAAGTCTGAAGTACTGGAAAATCTCTTCGGGCGTCATCTTCTTTGACTGGTGGTAGTTTGTGTCACAAAGAAACGCATCGCCACAGGCTGTACGACAGATGGAGTGCTTGGGATTCACTTCTCGCAGTACTCGCAGCTCGGGATCTTCGGGCGTCTCGTATCTCCCGACGTTGCACGCAGCTAGACGGACGAAAAACATAAGAGCTCCACAGTGTGTTGCTTCACCCTGAATTGATTCAAACGTCTCTGCGATAGGATATCTCACAGTTGAGACCTCACTTTTCTTACAACCTTAACTGTATCCGATAACTCCGACTCCCAAATTACGATTGCCTTATAGCCGTGATCTCGAAAGTGCTTGATTCGTTCTTTCTCTTCTGCTTGTCTGGACTGTCCTGTGATCAACGGACCGTGCCAATAGTTTCCAAACAACTCGATTACAACTCGACTATGCCTCGAAACAAAATCTGGCAACTTGCCGCCTACAACAAGTCCGCCTTTGATGTTTAACTTGAACTTGCCTGGAAAGTTACCTTTTAACAAACGCCAAAGAGCCTTCTCACATCCGTTTGGACGAGACAATCTAGCTCGTGTGTTAGCAGCCTTGTTTGCTAACAGAAGTCTTGTACTAGGCTTACGAAGAGACTTTGATAGGTTCAAGCAATGTTCTAGTGTTCTTGGTGGACGTTTGTAACCTTTTAACCTTTTTGAAATAGCTGCTCGTTGCTTATCTGTAACGACTCTCTTCGGCTTGCAGGCTAAATATTTAGCCCTAAGAACTGGGTCGGCCCACCTGAGCTTGGCTGCAGCTGATATCTTTGCATTACGAATGGGAGATCTTGCAGCTGCAAGATGACGACTTTTAAACTTTGGATCTTTTCGATACCTACTGCGAAGCCTTTTTGAAAGACGTTTGCGTACTACACGCGGCATGAAGTCGTTGCCATTCTTAATCCTGGTAGCTTTCCTTTTTGCTGCTACCTCAACACTGCGTAATACACCTCCTTCTACCCAAAGACTTTTTACATGTCTCCTATTTGCCTCTATACGCCTTGGATCTTGAAAAGCCGCCTTAACAGCGGCGGATATCTTTGGGTACCTTACGGGCTTCTTCATAACTACACCTCCCAACGAGCTTCCGAAGTGCAAGTCTCTTTTAGCGACACACGAGACAGATAGTGCTTGTACTTTGCTCCGATCTCCGTGCCCAACAACGGACGCAGAATGTCCACAAAGCGCAGCACCAAATTCTCACTTGAAGGATAAAACCCGTCACCTAGAATTTCTGGCACATAATAGATAACATCCTGACCTTCACCTTCGGCCTCAAGTGAACTCAATGGCCACGGACCAAGATGTTGATGGTCGAGATGATCTATAATAGCCTCATCTACAATTTTCTTCAGATCTCCGTAGTCCATTACAAAACCCGTCTCAGGATCTACGTCGCCTTCGACAGATACAAATAATACCCAATCGTGTCCGTGAAGCCGTGAACATTTTCCTTTGTGCTTAGGCAGCACGTGACTAGCATGAAAATTTCTCTCACAAGTTATCTCGACTACACTCATTCCTCACCCCCTAGAAAAACGTTTGTACTCCGTAGACACAGATTAAAATACTTTCGGCGCGCCCATGGTCTTTCTTGCGTCGCAACTTGTCTGACCACTTAGGATATAACCGGATGGCTTCTCGAACAGATGCCTCTTTGTCCGCCTCTTGTTTTCCTACGCCGAGCATGGCCTTCTTCCACCGCTGCGGTGAAACCCATTCCAGTCTGTAGCCTAGAGCTGTGATTATACCTTCCCAGATGCCGAGACCGTGGCCCATAAGGAACATGCTGTGGACTCCCTGGTTTGGAAGACTGTGTACACGCTCGAGAACCGCTACTGTGTTCTTGGGTAAATTCTGTATCGTCCAAACCATAGCTGACGTTACGAACTGCCTGCGTGTCTTGCGTCCTTTCTTGACCTTTACCGTAGGAGTGTCTGCGACTAACACAGGACTCCACTTGTTATCTACAAAACGCATGATGGTAACGGCGCCGCTCAAACCTGGATCGATGCCGACACAGTATCTTGGTCTCAACGTACAGCCTCGTATCGCGTTATTCGATCTTCGAGCACCTGCCCGTTCTCGCCGTAAAGCTTGTACGGATGGACAGATGACTTTACACGTTCTACCAAGTTCTCGATGATGCTCTTGCGAGAGTCGGACACAAAAATATGAAAAACGTCCCCGACTTCAATCAAAGACGCGTGGCGTGCAACGTACGCACTAATATAACTATCTTGGTCTCCGCCTTGGAACCACACCTTGAACTCAAAAAACGGAACACCGTACGTAGCACAAGTAGCCTTTACGACAGCGCCTATACCCGAATCGCTTCCGATGGAGCACACGCGTACCTGATCGAGCATAGCTGACTGTTGCATTTCTTCGATCAGATCTCGTACAGTTACAGAACATGGATCATCTGGTTCGGGATGCTTCCAAGCCTTACTGCGCCATCCAACTATGACCACCGTTCTCAAGTTATCTCCTCCCCCGACGAACTAGTCTGGACACGATTCCATCATGAATAAGCGTTGGCGAATAGTTCACACACTTCGCACACTCGTCCTTGAACAAACCTATGCGCATGAGTTCTTGCATATCCTTCACCTTCGGACCTTCCCAGATCTCTTTGAGACTTTGCTCATGAAGATTGCCGTAATAATTCACTGTCTCTTTCTTGGGCTCGAAAATGTAACAACACGATACCACATCTCCATCCTGCGTTACGGATACACTCGTGAACGGATTCAAACAGAAGCCGGCATGGGTTGGAACCTCTTCTGGCTGCCGACCTTGCATGATACCAAAAGAATCTTGCACCGTTCTTATTGTAGCAAACCTATCCCAACCACGTTCTTGCATCAACACAGCAAGGGCCTCAACGTCACCAGAACCTTTCACTAGGTCAGTACATACCAATTGAAGCTCGATGAATGGTCTGTTCTCAACTGGTGTACCAACTAACGAATTGAAAAAGTAGTGCAAACTTGCTAACAGATCATTCAACTTAGCTGGATACCGCATCTTGTGGTATACGTCTGGATCAACACTGTCGACTGAAATAGTCAGGGCATCGAGTAGCATCAAATCTTGTGTGACTGTACTGCTCTCACGCCTCTTCTGCATGTTCAATCCGTGAGTACTCAAACCTACCATAAGACCTACGGTCTTTTGTAGATACCGTATGAAGTCTCGCAACCTAGGGTGCATGGTAGGTTCTCCGGCTTGTTGTAATTCGATATACGATGAACCTTCGAAGTCTCCACGCTTGTACATGGTCTCGAGCAACTCAAACGGAAACAACCGTGGCTGGCGTTCTAGATTTGTTGTACGCAGGCACATGGGACACGCCAGATCACAAGCTGCTGTCAACTCGATCTGATAGATTGACGGTAGCCGTTTGTACGGTTCACCTTTTGCTTGCAGATATGCCTCTTGGCCGACGATTGGAAATGTTGTCATACTTGCGCTCCTTCTGGTACTGGTGTAGCATTGAACTTGATGTCCATGTACGTATGATCTTCGTAACTCAACTTAACAAACTGCGTCTCGGCGCATCGTTCACAGAAATAGACATTGTAATACAAACGCCTACGCGCACCGCTACCTGCCAAGCAATTGTCTGTATCTTTGTAACCCACACCTTGATACACGAACTTATGAGGATGGTCTGTCATGACCTCACCTTTATGCCGTTGGTCTTACCTAACACCCAACGCAACAGTTCTTCTTCGTGCTTATAGAATGAATACGTAGTACGATATCTGCCCACATGCTGTGGATTCAAACGCATGGCCTCTTCGGCCTCCGCAACCTTCTGCACTGCGGTATCCAACCTACTCCGAATCTCGATCTCTGTTCTCAACTTGATCACCTATCGGTGCTGGCTGACCTTTGAACTCAATCTTGTGTCCAGACACCCGTTCTAATATCCCTCGCTGCATAGCTGAATGCAAACTCTCAACTGCTGGAACCTTGAAACCCATGGTCTGCAGCATACGCTGAACACTATCTTCGTATTTCTGATAGATCCAAGTATAGCTGTCCGGAGGACTGTCCAACAACTCGTACAGCTTGTTCTTGGCATCCTGCACATCTTTAAACTGGTCGGTCTTGTACAAATGCCGTTCATTGTGATGTAACGCATCTGGAAACGTTAACCTGTGTGGATACAGAGGAGCTGCTCCGTAGTACGCGGCCTCGAGCAACGTATAGCTAACGAAGTCTTGCAGCGCACAGTTGAACTGTACGTGTGCTTTGTTCAGAATACTATAATACCCGGCCTTCCTTAAACTTGTTGCTATTACAAATCTGTTGGTATACGTCTCGGCCATCTTAGCTGCTCTGATAAGCAAGGACTGGTCATTGCTCTTTAACTCGGATTGGCCTGTACACACGATGAACCTAACGTCGGGACGTTCTTGCAAAACGTAGTTCGCCAACGACATGAAGAAATCTGGATCTTTCTCTTTGTCCCATCGAGAACTGAATACAACGGTCTTGTAGTCTGCGTACTTTCTTGGACTGAATGGATGAATTGACTCCAGTACAGACGAATCGAACACTGTACCCACAGCTTGTGCTTTGTCACTTGCATAAGGCACAATGCCTCCATATCTCAGCATTTTAACTAGCTCTGGTGCTGCGGTGAAAACTCCGTTCAAAGCAATTGCAATCCCTCTTTCAAACTTGCGCATCCACCAGGCCATGGGTGCTGTAAAGTCGTTTGGGTCTACGCTCTGTGCGTGACAGAACGCGTACATGGGTACCCAGTTCTTTTGATCCGGGCCGAACTTGAGTGACTGGCAATACGGCAACATCTCGAAACCAGGTGTCCAGAAGTCTTCCCAATAGACAACGTCTCGTCCAGGTTGAATGTAACCCTTTTCGATACCTGCCATTACCTGCAGCACTTGATTGAATCCCCACTTTGTCCGTTCACAAGTGTCCATGACCACACCTGACTTGATAGTGCGAACTACCTCGTCTGGACGGTAGACCCCGAACTCAATGCCATTGTGCTTCAAGCGTCTCTCAAACATTCCGTCCTGTTTACTCACAACCTCAGTCCATCGGGACGTGTACTGTTCACATGGACAGTAGATCAATCGTTCTGGCATTACCAACCTCGCTCCCGTCGTAACTTGGCTGAACTCACCTTGTACTCCTTATGCCACTTGAACAACAACTTACGAAAATTGTTGGAGATCTTTCCGTGACCGATATCCTCTACGGCTACCTTGGTCAACAGTCTATCTAAAAGCTTTGCAGCCTCGTGCTGCAACTCCATCTCAGTCTCATCGTACAACGGCATAATCTTTTACTCCGAATCACTCGGAGCCTCCATGAATCTAGCACACGCCTTGGCGTTCAAAATCTGCTCGTCGTTTGCATGGTTCATCCCCAACTCAATACGCCTCTCAATCCACGCTCGAATTGCATACGGAGCTGCAGGATCTCTTTCCAAAAGTACAAACAACATCTCATCATCCTTGGCCTTGTTCCAGCAACTGTTTGGAACTTCCCTTTCGTTAAATTTCTTCATGATCTTGATTATACCTCGATACGGCTAACTCGATTGGACTTCACTACTGTGATCTGTTTGCAGTCCTCGAGTTCTGAAATGATGGACGGCGAATGGGTCGTCAACATAATTGTACCGAACGACCTTGGTATCTTCTTTAGAGCTGAACCTACTACTCGAGCATTGTGACTGTCCAAACCCGTACCTGGTTCGTCGAGCACGATCACGTTACATGGTGCAAGCACCTGACGAAGAGCAAAACCAATAATGATACTCAACAGTCTGGTCTCACCATTGGACTGATCTAGCAAACCTGCGCCACCTTGAATGTTGGTAACCTGCACGTCGATGTCTGTACCGTCCAACACGAACTTGACATTGAGTAACCCGTTACAGATCATCTTGGAATACTGCTGAGCTGCGGCATTCAACATGGGACACAGTTGATATGCAAGATGAGCTGGCAAACCTGAACGAGACAACACTGAAATACAGTACTCGAGAAATATCTTTTCTCGTTCTGCTTGCCTCAGAGCCTTAGTGATGATTAGTGCCTTCAATGTACTTGACTCGATGGTGGCTTGTATCTCAGACTCTATCTTGGCACTGGCCTTAGCCTCCGCTAACTCGGTCTCGTAAAAATGCAAATTGGAACGTGTGTTCTCCCGGATCTCAATCAACCTGCCGATACGATCCGTCAAAGCTCTGCACTCAGTAAACACACGTTGATACGTATCCTCTGCTTGTGAAACAACCTCAGAAGCTGCATCCATCTGCTTCTTTATACTAGCCAATACTCTATTCAACTCTTTCTTCGGACCTTCAATCTCTTTTCCTACTGGACGCAGGCAAGTAGGACAGTCTCCTGTCAGACGAAGTAAACGGCTCAACTTGACCTGCGTGTCTGCATAACGTGACTCTAAGGAACCGTGAGTCTTCTCGGCTACACTCAAAGCCTCGTTTACTCGTCTCGCATCTGCAACTAATCTTGTATCCTTCTTTTGCAAACGTAGTAACTTAGCTGCCAACCTTTTGTGCTTTTCCGTCAGTGACTCAACCTTCTTCTTACACAAACCTGTACGCCTGATTGAACCTTCCACAGACTCCAAATGCTTGTTAGCTTCCAAAATTACTGCTAACAACGATTGTTCCTCAGTAAACAGTTCCTGAAAACGCTCTTGCAACACAACCGCCTCGGCCTTGACTTCGTCCTGAGCCTTGGTAAAGCGTTCTAAATTGAGGAACTTGCACAAGATGTCTTTCCGTTCTCGATCTGAACCTCCGAGTATGCGCGTGACCTCATGTTGGTCAATATACATTACGTTACGCAGCATCTCCCACGTCAAACCGGTCAAGGTCTCGAGTAACGTCTGCGTACCTTTCATTCCTATACCGGTTGAAACGTCCTTACCTTCAACAGAGAGCTTCAAGCCCTTGGGCTTGCGTCCGCGGAACACCTCACACCTTCGCCCACCAGAAATCTCGAACTCCAACTTGACCCACGATGGAGTACCGTCCTTCCGACCTTGCCTCGACCAGGCATCGTGCTGCTGACCTTTGATATTCTTACCGAACAACGCAACTGATGGTAACGCCAGAAGATTACTCTTACCTGCCCCGTTTGAAGCTCCGGGCATATCTTCGTTGCGACCCGTCACTAGAGTAATGCCACGATGAGTGTAATCTAACTCGAGTTTCTTGAAGCTTAGAAAATTCCGAGCTGTGCCTCGTAGAAGTTTTAGACCTGGCTCCGATCTGATCAACTGTCCTACCACAGACAGTTTGTGAAGTATATAAGCAGTAATCTCTTCAACGCGATTCGACAGATCCGGTAATACAGTCTTCCGAACATAGGACTCGATGAGAGCTTTGTCCGTTGCCCCTTCTACATCAAGATGATCCTTACTGCTGTCTAGGAACTCCGGCACTACAACGATGGACGCCTCAGGATACTTCTTCTCAGCCTGAAGCTTGGTACGATTGATGAACTGACCTATGTCTGGTACCGACTGATCACAGGCAACATGGACTCGAACTGTGTGACCTTTCCAACTCGATGGTCTTTTGAATCCCGGTAACGACGGATCGTACAACCTGGACATGTTGGACGAAATAGGCTGAATGGTCTTTGCTGTGGTATCGACTAGTAAGTAACCCTTTCTTTGGTTTGCTTCTCCCCAATCGTGTACAAACGGTGAACCTACATACCAGACGTTACGGAACGGCACCTGGAACTGTTGCTGAAAATGTATGTGTCCGCCGATTACGTACAAGAAGCTTTTGGGGCACAAATCCGAAACTCGTATTGGAGCGCCTTTGGCTCTCGTCTGAACGTTGAACCTGCACTGATCGAGTTCGTTGTGAAAAACCAGTATGTCTCGATCTGGATTAGACTGTTCTGCAAAAGACTTAGCGGCCTTGATGACCTCCTCACTGTCTGAACTAAACGGTAGAAGATACAACTTACAGACACCTGTTTGTAACATGACTGTGTCTGGCCTAGTTATAACGTAGGCACCCGCAGACTCGAGTGCTGGAAACCAGGTATCTGCTGAACTGTGCATCCCCGTTCGATCGTGATTACCCATCAGAACTATGAAATGGATGTTACGAGCATTGAAGTACCTGCACGCCCATACCCCAAAGTTTACTACACGTACTCCAACCGGATCGTAGCTTTGTTTTACATCTCCGCAATGGACCACAACCTTGCAGCCTTCTCGCTTGCAGATTCGAACCAGTTGCTTAACAACAGACTCACAGCGATCCAGATTACTATAATCTGCCTGCCAATCCGAACTGAATAGAATCTTCACAACAAGTTCTTCCAGTTCTCGATCTCGTAAACCTTTTCGATGGAGTCTAACTGTTCACCTGCATCGTAGACACCTTCAAAATTCCAACCATACCATTCCTTGTTAAAACGGCCGAGATACAACTCACTGTTGCTCACAACAAGATACAACTTGCCTTTACGGATGTGGGCGTTCTTGTTGGTACCGTTTAGTGGTATTGATTTTAGCTTGATTGCAGCCATGTAAACACCTTTTGGGAACTCGTGGGGACTGTCAGGCACTTGTCTTGCGGTTCAAGTGGTAGTTGGGGATGGTTTTCATAGGCAACTCGTTAGAGAGACTGTCACCTCGTATTTACAAATACCTCAACTCGAGCCTCCGCTACCTTCATACGATCTATCAATCTCTGCACCGCTACCGCTAACAACGGATGACTGATTCCTGTTTGGCTTTCGATGGCAACACTCGTAGCTGCAATGTACTCGCGAAGTTCTTTCAACGGATTGCACCAAGTACCTTCACCTGGACGCTGACGGTGTTCCCAAAAGCGCTCACACTCAGACAGGAACTCTTCACGACTTGGCAGAGACGTATCTGCTTCGACTCCATCACCAAGCACTGCATACAAACGATCATCGTCCAAATGACAGCGTTGATGACCTTTCTCACCACGATGTTCTTCTACAGCCTTGCGAAGAGTGATGAAGTCTTCGCACAACTTACTTAAATTTGGCCTCAGTATGGTAGCACCACGACCAACCCATTCCGACAACTCTTCAACTTGATCTATGGTAAACATCAAGACTCCTTCCACCTCTTACCGTGCCTGATCTCAGATACGTGACCTGGATTTAGATGAAGCTTTTTGGCCAATGCCTTCGTACCGAGATCACTCGTACGAATCATTTGTACCATTTCCAAATTTATCTTGGCACTCGGATTCCTTGCGCCTTTGTGTCTGTATGCCTTACTCGGCCACGGAGACAGATTCACCTTAAAACCTCCCGCACGCACGATAAAGAGCGGACACTACCTTAACATGAAGTACAAAATCATCGGGTGCCCAAGCATTGGCTAACTCATCGATACATCGAGCAACGTCGACAAGTTTAGCCGACGGCTTGGGATTCAACAGAATACTGCGCAAGTAACCCAAAGCTGCGGCCCGCAGCGCCTTGGCATCTTCTGCACTGGAATTTTGGATCTCGCGTCGAACTGCTGGCCAGTCACCTCGCAACATGGACTGACAAACTCGCAACGTATCAATCGCGCAATCTGTACCTCGTATCGCTGACTCTGGATCTTCACCGGCCGCGTACTTCTCAAGTGCATTCAACAACAAACCGGGAGACGAGAGACCTTGTTGATTAGCTTGCTCGATCAGCAACCCTATCTCGCGTTTCAACGAAATCTTATCGGCTGCGTACGTCAAGAACTTCTCTACGTCTGTAGGACGCAGCGCCTGCATCGTGTAGACCATACAACGACGACGTAGCGTACGAAGGATCTTGTCCGGCTCGGTCGTGCACACGATCCAAACTGTCGTTCTGGGAGCTTCCTCAAAATACTTGAGTAACAGATTCTGTGCGGCTGAAGATATTCGCTGCGCTTCGTCAAGTATATAGACCCGACGACGAGTCGGAGATATAGGCGCATACTGCGATCCAACTGCTATCTCACGAATGTCGTCGACACCGGATATGTCCCCGGCATTGATCTCATGGATCTGGAACTTACTGCTGTTCTTGAGACACAGACTGCACGGATCACCAAACTCGTTATGAGTGCAATTCAAACTCGTAGCTAGTATCCTGGCAATGGTAGTCTTGCCCGATCCGCTTTGCCCGATGAACATCCAAGCTCTGGGCATGCGTCCGGTAGCAGCCTGAGACTTGATGGCTGCAATAACCTTTGACTGGCCGTACAAGCCTTTAAATGATCTCGGCCTGAGAGATAAAGCTAAGACTCTAGTCATTGGAATGAGGTGCTAGGTATCCTTTGGGCTCGTCCACCTTTGGCTTATTGTCTTCTAAACACGCATACACTAACAAACACAAAAACGAAAACGCCAGCCAATACTCGACCCTAACCGGATAACCGTGTACAAAAGAACCTGCTAACGCTCGACTGAAAGCTGCAATGCCTAACCATCTCAAAGTGTACATGTCTCAACCTCTCTTGGAAATCAAAACTCGATCTGGATGTCTCCAGTATCTGCGAAAAAAGTGCTTAGTGGAAAATCGTGTGCGCCCGCCTTTACCGGACTGAAGTATTAAACCGTGTTGGCCGTAGCGACCTAGAAACATCTTTCGAGACAACTCCATCATCTCTTTACCGCCGGAACGCCTGGACTCCTCTAGAGTCTTTATGGTCGTATACTTACCAGATACAACCTCACGCAAAACAACTGTGGTACAAACGTAACAAGCCCAACCGGCTATAACTGCATCTGCTACAAACATACCGTCCTCGCCGGCGAAGCCTTTATCCAAAGTCTCTTGAAAGAAAATCTTGTCTTTCGAAACCGGACGGCGCAGAACGTACATGGAACCTTTGATAGATAGCCCGCACTTACGAAGCTCTATATTTTTTCTGTACAACGGATCTGTCAACCTCTTACTAAACGGTTCGTTTCTCGGGTCTAATGGAACCCAAATGTCTACACCAGACCAACGAGCGGAAAACTTTTGCATATGTGCAAAGATCGTAGGCCCATCCTGGTGCTGGTACAGCATTGCATCGTTGTCTAACAACAATCCCCACTCATCTGAACTCCTGTAAAACTCTTTAAGCAACTCGTTACGAGCAAAACCTGGCAGAAGTAGTGGGCTACTCTTGGAACGAACCTTGTAGACTGGTCCTTTGCGAAACCATTCTTCTTTGTAACGCTGAGCTAGAATATGAACAGGACTTTTGGGAAGCACTTGACTAAGCCACTTCAACTGAATGTCGTGCTCACGTACGCGACGTTCTTGTACTGCAGGATCTTCACCCATGTACGAGATAATCATGACTCGCATTTAGCTTGATCCTTTCTCTTCGGCTTTCAACATGGCTGCGTCCACCCACTTAGTACTACGCTTACCGTCAAAGTAGATCTTGTAGCCGCACCTGCTACCTTCCACACCGCCGGCCTTGTTCTTCAGATTGGTAATGATGCCCTTTAAACCAACGATCTTGCCGGACTTCATTAACCGCCCACCTTTTGTCCTGCGTACAATGGAACGGATATGACAATAGAATTTCAAAGCCTTTCCTCCGGGCGTATACTCGGGATTACCGAACGCCACACCTGGAGCAATGCGTACTTGGTTGATAAAGACTCCTAACACATTGTATGACTCGAAAAGACCTGTCCAGCGGCGCAGCAACTTACCGAGAAACTGAGGTAAGGCCATTTGCGTACGCATGTTTTGTCCGGATACACCGGCAGCAGCCTCGATCTCCGTCAACAATGCTACTACTGAATCGGTGACCAGAAAAATCTTCTCTATACCCCGATGGTGCTTGCGAGACATGAGGAGCTCTACTTCTTCACACAACTCTTCGGCTGTGCTTAAACGAACTTGACCTTTAACGTCACCTTCCTCTTCCTCACTAACCTCGGCCTGTCTCTTCTTAGACTTACGTGCAAACTTACCTACATACGGATGAACTACCACAACCTGACTTGTATCCAAACCACGAAGCTTACACCACGTCTCATCATACGAGTTCTCGGCATCAAACCATATTACTTCAGCTCCATCTTGTTGTGCTAAAGCAGCTAACTCTAGAGCTATAGCTGTTTTGCCGTGAGACTCGTGTCCGGAAAGTTCGACCATCTTACCGTATGGAATACCGCGTGGGGAGCCCAAAGCGATATTCAACTCCGGACTCCCTGTATCGAGCCAGCACTTAGGGGCCCAATCGGTCGTGTAGTGCTTCAGCTTCTTACGAATAAGCGCCAGCTCTTTCGCGGCATCCATGACTATTTCCTCACCTTCTTCTTGACTACCTTCTTCTTGGGAGGCTCCTCTTCCTCGTCGTCTTCTTCCGACTCTTCTTCCGGTTCCTCTTCTTCCTCGTCCTCTTCTTCGTCCTCGTCCTTAGCTACCTTCTTTTTTGGCTTCGGACCGGGTTTCTTTTTCTTGGGAGGCTCTTCCTCTTCTTCATCTTCTTCTTCGTCTTCTTCGGGTTCCTCTTCTTCCTCGTCCTCTGACTCTTCGTCTTCCGGCTCAGGTTTCTTTTTCTTCTTTACTGGTTTCTTCTTGGACAGAGGCTCTTCCTCATCTTCTTCATCCTCATCTTCGTCTTCTTCTGGTTCCTCTTCCTCGTCCTCTGACTCTTCGTCTTCCTCCTCGTCCTTAGCTACCTTCTTTTTTGGCTTCGGACCGGGTTTCTTTTTCTTGGGAGGCTCTTCCTCTTCTTCATCTTCTTCTTCGATTTCTTCCTCACTCTCGTCTTCTTCTTCGTCTTCTTCTGGCTCAGGTTTGGCCTTACCTTTCACTTTCTTCTTGGACTTGTCATCTTCGTCTTCGTCTAAATCTTCGGTGTCTACATCACGACCGTAATACGCGGCCTTCTGCACTTCCTCGTCGTAGGCATCGATGAGATTGTCGATAGGCTTCAACGACGCCATAATGGTCTTCGGAACGGCAGACGGATCGTCGTCCGGCTCGATGGTCCCGTACCGAGTGTTCTTCCAATCCGTACCAGTACGAGACAGGTTGATATTGCGACCCTTCTTAGCATCACTGTAGTCCTTCTTTGTACTGGACAGCAAAGCCAACACCGCAGTACTGAGAGATCGAGCTCCGCCGGTGGATACAAACCAGAGCAACGGGCCGCGCCACTTATCGGAGGCCTGATCAAGATAGATAACTTGGACAACGAACTGTTCTTTCGGCGCGAGTGCTTTTGCGATATTGATCTTGGCCCGCTTCTTGGATTTCTCCAGTGCGGGAATGATCTCATCGCACAACCAGCACTCGCCTTCCTTGGTATCGAACTCCTTCCCGCAACGGGCCATCTTCTTATCCGGACCAACGTCGCGATGAACGAGATACTCTGTGTACGGGGCATATTCCGGCCCTCGCGGATCGGGAAGGATACGAAACGTGTTCTCTCCCTCAGTCAGTTTGTACGTTTTGCCTTGAGACTTCTCACGTACTCTGTCCTTCGCCTTGTCTTTCCAACTACTGGCCATCTTGTCTGGTATTATCTCCTTTTCAACGTTGTCTTGCTAACTCGACTGTTACCTTACTGGCCTCTGTAACCGTGTAACCTTCGTTGTCAGTGAAATCGAGTGTTACCTCGACCAGATGATTTTCAACCCGCTCTTCCCACGTTGGTGCGGTGTCGCGAAACGTAACGTCAGCTGGAACCGTGAACTTGACCTGCCGAATTACATCATCCTTACTGGCTGCCACAAAATCACCTCCCCCCTGAAGCAATATGTTCTGCACGTTTTTCTGAAGCAATCTTAGCCGCTGCTTCCCAACTGTTTGCCCAGATGGGCTCGACACGGTACAACAAACCTTTATACGTACCACCATCAAACTCGCTAGACTCAACCTCTATGGGCACATTCTCAACATTCTCAATGTCCTCTTCATATTCCATATTCTCAACACGTGTACAACACGAGCCTTTAAGATCTGGTGGATAGATTATAACTCGAAAACATGCCTTGCCTCGCTGCACCCACGACGGAGTCTTATTCAACTTCCACACCTCAATGGCTCGATCGACATCGCCAAGCAGATTCATAAATGCCTTAGCTTTTTCTTCGTCATCGAAAATGCCCCGGATCTGGTAATCGCTGTACGAACCTTGCGTTACAACGTAGAGCTTCATAACTTGCCTCCCGGATACTTGGCCTTCACCTTCTTGCGAAGATTGGCCAAATTATCAAAATCGGATTCTTGCAAACGCCCGGCCATGGCGTTCTCAATACCCATGACCTCTTGCACAACTCGCAACGCGGCGGCTCGCTGCCTGTAAGCCTCTACCAGCAACCTGGAGAACTCGTCGTACTCGGTAGCAGTAGCTACTGCGGCATCGGCCTCTTTGTATTCCCGCTTACCGTATAGCCTAGCCTGAATCAAGCCTTCGGTTATTCGCGTATCTCCACCTAGAGCTTTCAGATTGGCCCGTATTCTAAGAGACAGAGACGCAGCCACTTCTTTCAAACGAGACTCCGCCCGAATACGTTCTCTGAGCTTTCGCACACGGTACCGAGAGGCATTGATAAATAGACGCGGTTGTTCCTTAGCTGCGTCTACAACTCGCTCTTCGGAAAAATCTAATGCGTTGATTAGTTCTTCGAGATTGATCTTCGTGTCCACTGGACTGACTCGTTTCTTCGATGGATTTGAATTATACCTAATTTGCCTGGCCCAACCTGCGTACCTCAGCAGCCAATTCAAAATTTGCCTGGCCCAACCTGCGTACCTCAGCAGCCAATTCAAAAGCATCCAATTCTGGTGCGGAGAGAACTGCTACCACCACTCCATTCTTCGTAATAGAAAAGCACTTTCCCATCTGAGCCTGTAGCAGAATGTCACCTGGAGTACGACGAAAATCCATTGCTGTAATGGTCTCTTGTTGCCCAGTAAGATCTATACTTTTAGTCAAAGGCTTTCTCATCTGCAACTCCTTAGTTTGCTGTTAGTCCGTATCTGTTCTTCGGATCATATCTCTTCATCACAGCGGCATCGACTTCTTCATTCTTTTTCAACCAGGACTGAACAAAGTCTTGGGGAGACTCACCTTTGTAATTGACCATAGAACCGAGCCTGAATCCGGCCTTGGCTTCGGCTGCTAATGGAACTGACAACTCAAAGCCAAACAACTTCTTGACCTGTCTCGGAACCTCATCTGCCATCAGCGACATACACAACGGATGTACCTCGGGCAGGTCCGCGGCTGATACAAAGAAATACAACGCATCGTGTATCTCCATCGACAGTTCCTGCAAGAGACGATACGTAACTGGAAGCTTGTGTAACAACGCCATAGCCATCAACACTAACTGATGAGCTGAGCCCTGAACTGGAGAATTGATAGCTTGATTACCCCAGAACGTACCGCGATCTTCACCGCCCACCTCTCTACGGAAACCAAACATGGTCTCAACATAGCCGTGACGTTCTGCAAACTCTCGCTGAGACTCTTGGAAGTCTCGAACACCTTTGTACTTTACAAAATAGGCACGATGTAGTTCTTTTACACGCTGATCAGAAACATCCTTGACACCCTTAGCTCGCAGATAGTCTGGTAATCCGTCTTCTCCCAGACCGAAAATGATACCGAAGTGCATGTTCTTGATGAGACGGCGGATACCTTCATCGTGGCGGATCTTTTCAACTGGCCAACCCGTCAACGTATGTCCAACCTGAGAATGAATATCTTGTCCGGACCGAAGTTGGCTGATCAACAACTTGTCTTGCGACATGTGGGCTAAGACTCGTACCTCAATTTGACTGTAGTCTGCCCCATACATGACCTTCAGTCTTTTGTAGGCATTGAAATTCTTAAACAGGTACGCCCACTTCGGATCTGATACAAGCAGGTTCTTCAACAGAGGATCGTTGTGCAAGTTCTGCATGTTCACGATCCCCAAATCGTCTCGCTCCGAACCTCCCGATCGCAGTCGCCCAGTAATAGCACCTGTCAGCCACCAAATGGTCCGCAATCGACCTTCATACGTATCGGCGGATAACTTGTAGCCGTCGAGATACGTACTGTCCATTTTCGACATACGGCGCCACTCAGTCTCTTTAGCTGGAAACTTGTGGTGCTCTGCTAGCAACTCCAAAGTCTCTTTGGCTGTTGTCCTCGTTGGCTTCCTAAGGTACCTCCCTAATTTCAATTTATCGTACACGACCTTCGCTACTTGTGGTGGAGAACCTGGATTGAAATCTGGATCTCCGGCAATCAACTTCAACTGAGACTCGAGCCTTTCCAATCTGGTTGGTATAACCTTCTTAACGCGCTTCCAGTATGAGTAGTCCAAAAATGGACCTTTTGACTCTGCGGCACTCAACACGTACGCACAATGGATATACACCTGAAGCAATGGAAGACTGATCTTCTTTTCTGTGGTCTTCTCTACCCGCTTACACAAATCGTTGTCTGCACAGTTGTAGGGCGTTAGTACATGGGGCGGAATGCGTCCAAAGTCGACATCCTTATCATCTTTGCCTTTGGCATACGGAGCTACGATGTCTTTATAACCGGCGAACGCGGGAAACCTGACTTTGGCGATCTCGGCTAGACCAAATTTCCTGCGATGGGGATACCTCAAATACTCGGCATAGTTCGTATCGTACGTGTATCCTCGAGTCTTCAACCCGAGCATCTCTTTGTACTTCTGCGTATCTGACGACCCGTAATGGAAGATCTTCTCCACCTTCGGATCTTCTAGAAACTTGCCAAAGTACTCGATACGCCGATCTCGTTCTTGATCTGAGATATGTATCTTGTCGTGGGCAAAGTAAACTGTACGGGCATAACCTGGTTGGTAGCAGAAGCCTGTACAAAGTACTTGATGCCTGCCGTGAGCTTTGCCGTCTTCTTCGTCGTTGGCAACTCGCTGGCCGCTAGCTGCTGCCTTTTCAAGGAACTCTTTCAACTCGATGGCTGAATCTAATGACCCGTAGTCTTGAGCTTCAACGAAACTATAGCGTCCGGGATTGCCAGCGAACTCGGCTACAGCTCGGAGCCTCGTACGGAACTCATCTAGCCTGGACTTGGTAGCTCCACCTCGCAAGAAAAAGGCCGGATGGTCTGCACATACTACCTTGGCTTTTAAGCGTGCTGACCAAAAGATGGGATTGTCTTTGCGGTACTCCTTGCCAAGCAAAGCTCTGGCTGCAACCTGACCTAGAACTAGATGGACTACTGCTTCGGATCTCTTGAGTGCCTGTTGCGTATGGTAAGCACAGTGCTTGATCTCGTCGTTGGTAGGTGGTCTGTCTTTAAGACGACCATCATCGTCCGTAACTGTTGGCCAGCACCTAACAACGTTCTGGACATCACAATCCGGACGCTGAATGCCCGCCTTGCCCATCTCTTCCCAAAACCATTTTCCGGACGGGCCTATCAACTCGATTTGATTCTTGTTCTCGATGTAACCTGGAGCTTGTGCCCAGACAAAGATCTTTCGTCCTTTGACCTTCTTGAGATTGATGACTTTGAAAATTCCGGGCTGTTGGTCTAATGGACAACCTTTGCAACCAAGACCTTGAAAGACTTTGAACTCGGATTTTTTCTTGGACGATGCTATCTCGGTTGTGGAACCGTCATCGGATAGCAGATTGGAGAATTTCATTGCCTAATGGCACCTCGAATGGTACTCGTAGGAGCTGTCAGGCACTGTTTTTGGGTGCTAGGTGGTAGTTGGGGATGGTTTGGCATACTCAGGACGTTGTAGAGGCTGCTACTTCAATTTCTTGGCCATGATTAATTCTGCGTCTCCGGCCTGCAAATGGAACGCGCCTGTATCTTTGTAACGAACATCGATCTGCAACTTCTGCGTGGCTGCATATTGGACAAACGGTAAAACAAAATGCAACATCCACTCCCAATCGATGGGAGCTTTCAAAACAGACGCACTGACCCTTTCATTGAAACTACCTGCTGGTACGGCAGCCTCGATGGATAGAACTGAAGATTTGCCTTTTAAAGACTGCACACGCAGCATTACATCTTGTCTCATGGTAGCTGCAACATAAGCAGCCAACCTTTCACTCACTCCGGCCAACGACGAACCGGATATAGACAAGATCTTCGGCATCTTACGAGCTTCAACCAGACGCTTCTGAATCTGCGTAGCTGGAAAGTTCTTAGCAGCCTGAACTGGAACGGTTTGTGCAATCTGACCGAAGCCGAAACTAGCTACTACCACCTTACCGGTGAACAGTATCTCTTGCAACTGGTCGGCCTCTAGTGCCGACAGCATCCCTAACGGAAACGGGATGGTAACTGGAAATTTGCCCGGAGCTGAAAACACCGTTACTTGATTGCTGGTAAGAACGCAGGTCTTCGATACCAAAAAGATGCAATTCAAATGTGCTGCTGTTGGGTCGGCGGTAGCATACTGACTGGCTAATCGCATCAACTGACCTTGCTTCGACGTGATAGCCAACTTCGCTGCGTTCTTGATGGACGGCAAATCACCATAACCTGTAACCGGTTGACAGCCTTGACAATGTAGCGTACGCCGACCGGACTTGATTGTCAGTTTCCCGAACTGTTTATCGGCATCGAACTTAAACGTGATGGTTGACTCTGACTTGTAGAAGTCTTTCATAACCAACACAAACGGACTGAGCATACCGCGGTCTACGAAGAACTCCCACTTACCTTTGTCGCCCGGACATGGTACTTGAACTCGCCCGAGAGACTCGGCTGCCAACGACAGATACAACATGTTGCTAGCGCACTCCAAACGAATCATCTCCGATGGTAGAACACCGGACCTAGCTGGAACCAAACCTAGCACCTCGAGTGCTGATGCTAGTTCTTTGGACTTGACTGCGTTTACAAGCGCCATTACTTCACCTCTCTCCTATCCACGTACAGTGGCTCCACATTCTCCATCTTCTGAGACAGTTACAAAGACAACGCTCTCGGTTACATTGCGTTCTACGTAGTTGAATATGATCTTGGCCATCGACTCGCAAGAATGTGACAACACCCCGTTCTTTGGCCAACCAAACACACGATCGCAGTACGCCTTAATCCTGCGCTTCAGTATCTGGAACTCTACCTCTCGATCGTCAGCAAACACACGTACTTCAACATGCACATGAAACATATGACGGTGTGGATGTTGTAGGTACTTGACCTCCGCTGACTGGTCTTTTTTGAGCTTGGTTACACCTTCCCACTGGTGTACGCCTTCAAACTCGCACGTAGCCCAAACTGTTGTTATCATTTAATCCCCCTTTTTAGTACTTCTTGCCTCCCTCAGCTAGTCTGGCCTCTGTTGTATGATCTTTACGAACAGCATTGAAAGCCATCTTGCGCTCGTAGATCTCTTGAAGATTGATCTCATACGCCCCGGCTACATCAAAAATACGAATGAGAGTATCTACAAGCTCTACGTCGAACATCTTATACTCCGGCAACTTGTCATCCTGCAAATCCTTACGATGACCTTCCATAGCCTCTGCTAACTCGGAGACCATTAACATCAACATCTCTCCGACATTACGCTGCAAAGGCTCTCCGGTAGCTGGATTACGCCACCACTTTTCATTTGCCTCGTGTACTTCTTCTGCGTACCCATTCAAATTCACTTTCCACCTCCTACGTAACCTAGAAACTCAGCTTTCACATCTGGCTTCTTGAAGCAACCTCGCAACGCGGTCGTGATGGTTGTAGCCTGCGCCTTCTTAACCCCACGTACGCTCATACAAGTATGAAGTGCTGAAATACACGCGCCGCAACCTTTTGGCTGCACCACCTTTTGAAACACGTCAACGATCTGACTGGTTAAAAGTTCTTGCAACTGTGGACGCTTACTCAACACATCTATTAAGCGACCTATCTTGGACAGGCCTACGAGCTTTTTTCCTGGAAGATAGGCGAAGTGAACGTGTCCTATGAACGGCAACAGATGATGGGCGCACCACGAAACGAACTCAACGTCTTTAACTATGACCATCTGATCGTACTGATGATTGGGGAAGCCTGTCACCTTTGTTATAGAACTCGATAGAACTGAGGCTGGATCTGCTCCCAACCCCATAAGCAACTCGTCTTCGTACATGCGCACAACACGATTGGGCGTATCGGCGACATGGGGTTCTAATTCTTGTGGTGCATCTGCGAGCATTAATCGTAGACCGCGACCTACCACCAAAGACCAATGCGTCCCGTGAGTCTCAATAACACTACTTGACTGCACTTTTTCTTGTCTTGGCATTGCGTTTTACCGTTCTCCTCAGCATCTTAACCACACTACCTGGATACTTACCTACATCACGATTTGAAACTCGAACAACCGCGTAACCTGCTGACTCCCACAACAACGTAGCCTTCACCTTATGAGCTGCGCCACAACTCTGATCGCACTCCAAAATAACATTGTACTCCGGTAAGTAAAAATCTGCAATCAATCCTTCTAGCAGAACCTGCGAACTATATCTTATATGTAATACGTAACGCAGAATCTTACGCATCACAAACTCAGTTGGTGTAGGCTGGTGGCGGCGAACCTTGGCGTTAGCTAACAAACGCCTTCGACGTATAACTGGATCTTGCCAAGACCTGCGACGACCTCGGGTCTGCTTGGTACGATAACCCGGATCTTTCCAACGTTCTTGATTAGCTGAACGTGTGTTATCTGCATACTTGACTCGACGATCTGGATTGTTTGCCCAGAAACGTTTGGAATTTTCAGACTGCATGGAACGATGCTTACGTGAATGGAACTTCCTAAACCACCTTTTCTTAAATCTTGGATCGCTTCTAACCTTGTGCATACTCTTTGCGTGCTTAGCACAGTACGCGGGATCTTGCCAACGAGCCTGCATACTAGCTGACCGCTTAGAAGTAACCGAACGTAAACTTTTAAGGAGCTTGGATCTAGACTTCGGATTGGACCAACGAGCCTTCATGGCCTTAGACCTATCGTAACTCATATCAGTCTCTCTAATGGTGCCCAACGGCAAGGCTGTCCAGACTCAGATATGCGCTTGAACGTAATTGCATTGTATATTGCTCGTGCTGGAATACTTCTGCGCAGCTCTTCAAAATCGAATCCATCCTTCTCCACCAGATCTCGCAAGAACTTGTACGTATCCTTGTTAAGCCCGTCCACTGTACCGTAGCCGCTACTCTTAGCCTCAGTGGTAGAAATATGAACAAGTGATATCCTTCTACGTGATGGTGCAGTAGTCACAATCTTACCGTAGGCCGCCGCCTTAATCCACGTCGTTGAATCGACACTCCAAAAAGGATAGTCAAAAGCAATTGGGCCAGTCACGGCAAACCCGTGTAGTTTGATATTATACCGGTTTGCGCAAGTGAAGACCTGATCGTAATAGAACCTCACATCCTTGCGACTGTTCTTACCGATCTGATTCAAACCCAAACCCATGATCTTGTGACCTGCATCGGCGTACTTCTCGAACCAAGTAAGCGAATGATCACCATGGTACACAGGCACAGGACGGATACCCATATCTTGCAGTTCTGCAGTAGCCTTCCAGATGGTAGGACAATGGCGGCGCCAATCAAACGTTACGTAGAAATCAAACAGACCTCGCGTGGCTCGCACATAGTCGGCATACAGCGACATGAACTGTTTGGCTTGTTCTTCGACACTACCCAAACGATCAACTTGAGACTTGCCACGAACTACCCCTTTACGATAGATGAGCGTATGAAACGAGTGTGCTCCTGAATCGAGAAAAATCCGGTGCCCGTTGCTTAGACAGAAATTCAACGCATGGTAGTGTCTGCGATCGAAGAACGGAGCTGTAGCTGAACAGTAAGCGAAACTGATACAGCGGTACTTGTAACCCGTAGCTGCAAAAAACTTCTCTTCAGTCTGACCTTTTCCCGACAGCGTCCCGGACAGGTAGAAAATAGGCTTGGGATCTTTGACCGAAGTACCTGTCCAATCTGATCCTCCGACCCACTTAGGCTGAGTCTTGGGACCCTCCGGGAACGGAAAATTCGATACGGACGCTTTTCGCCGTTTCGATAAACCTCCACTTTTTGCCATATATCTCTTCTCTCCTGAAGCATCCGTAAATTCGATCTGCGTTCCCTTTCTTGCGCTTCACGAACTTCTCGAGCTCGACCTTGGTGATACCACCAACCTGCATACACAACTGAAAGCACCTGTAGATGATACTGCCCTTGCGAGTGAAAGGTATAGCTGGTTCTCCATTAACGGGTAAGATACCTTTGACGAATTGCACACAGATGGATCGATCTGGACAGAAACGACTGCACTCTTCTGCACTAGCATCATACTCCTTGGCAAAACAACATCTCTTATCTGCCTGCATTCGATTGTAGCAAACAAGGCAGACCAGCGTATCGACAAAGTACTTAGAAGACAAGATGTCCTCAACGGAGTACTTCTTATCACAGATGAGACACTGGATTATTTTGCGACTCATATCTCGTATCCATCTTTGTGTCTTTGTTCCAACCATCGTGCAACCGCACAACAAACCTCATAGTAGGTGCCATCGTACTCAAACTCCGCCATCGGATATCCTTCATCTTGGTCGTCGTGGCAACTAATACAACAAGGCGGATGCCCTTCGAGATCGCTACAACGAACCGTCACGCTCGCATCCCCAAAACTGTACGCATGTCGTCTGCGGTAACCTGATGTTGCTTGGCTAGCCTTCGGAACTCTCTCCGAACGCGCTTGAACTTCCGGCCATGGGTAACCAACCGCCGTTCTCCGGTCAATACATTGGACAAGAACGATTGTAACTCGATTGAAGCCTCTACGTACAGATTCTGAACCAGTTCTTTTGAACAGTTGTACTCGAGCATGCGATGCTGACTGGGTAACGAGATCGTGTCTATATCTACTGTTGCACCTGGTGGTAGACGCTTTGATCTGTACATGGTCTCAAGATACGTTACAAAACAGTTGTCTACAACGGTCTGAACGAAGGTAGTGAACTTACCTCGACCGGGTTCCCATGTAGCTCGACCGTTATTGGGATTCAAGGCACCCCACGCCCACATGAGTCCCATTTGACTCAAGTCTTCAACGTCGATCCACGACCGAAACTGTATGGGCAACTTTCGATAGAACGAAATGGCTCGCCCAAAAACCAACCTCTCATACTGTTCCACTTGTACCTCTGGTACGACTCGTTTTTTACGTGGCATCCCATTCTCACTTTATTCTTCTAAAAAATAACCCGTACCTGGTTCTACTGCTATACAAAGCTTTCGTTTGCCGTGTACTACCTTATCTTGCTCCGCCTTAGCTGCAAGAATCTTAGCCTCTACTCGTTCCGGATGGTTCTCTACTTCTTCTGCTGGAAAAATTAGAATAGTGTACCCGGCACGATGTAAACGCTTACGCTCACTTACCGTCATAACACAACCTTTCGCATCTGCAACAAACGCAGCTTCGCCTTGGACTTCCATTGGCCTATACGAATTATCTTAACCGCAATATCTGGATGGTTAGAAACGTCGCGATTTGAAATACGAATAACCGTGTAACCGGCCAACTCCCAAATCTTGGTATATTTACGCTTACTATCACTAAGATACTGGTCAACTTCTAGTATTGCATTGTACTCTGGCAAATAGAAGTCTACGATCAATCCAACCAACAAAACTTGAAACCTGTACTTGATATTTAACCTTCGGAGAATGCGCTTGGTCTTTAACTCACTGGCAGTCGGACGGTGTCTATTTACCTTAGACTTTGCTAACATCTGACGATAGCGGCTCTTTGGATCTCGCCAAGACTGCTCTGAGGCTTTTGCTATCTTGCTACGTCGAATTGGAGACCTCAGTGCCTTAAGTAATCTTGCACTTACTGCAGGATCATTCCAAAGAGCTTTCAGACTTTTTCGCCTCTTTCTTTGCACTGCAGGACTCTGACCCGCCTGAAGCAGCCTGGCACGAGTCTGCGAATCAACCCACGACTGTCTGTGACTCTCCACCTGCCTATCCCTATAACTTGGATCTTGCCAAAGTTTACGAACGCTCTCTGACAACGTACTAGCCCTTTGTTTAGCTCGATACTCTGGATCTGCCCAACGCCTCTTTGCCGCATCAGATTTGTTCATAGTCTTTAAACCACACGAACACCTTCAAAGAACTCCCGTCTTGAAGCTAGCAAACTCGTCATCTCATAATCAGAACATAGACGAACAAATTCAAGATACCTTTTTCTCTTCTCGGCGTACGACATACACCTCAGCGTACCGCACTTGAGATATGCACGCAACTCGTACAGTTGCTTTTGAACCACCTCACGACAGTCTGATGGTAGCAACGAATAACCTGTATCTCGTGGAATGACCGCAAGCTGCCAACATTTGTGCACATTGTCCCAATGCTGTTCCAACTGCGGATACGCCTTCTTCACCTGGGAAGTAAGTTTAGCAAATCTTTTTGTGGATGGAGTAACACCTGCTAGGATCATGGCACTAGCACGAGCCGGACCTATACCCGCAACTGACTTATAATTATCACTGCTGTCCCCAGACAGAGCCTTGTACTCCGCCCATTGGTCTGGACGCAAACCGTGAGACTTGGCTAGATCGAAACTGGCAACAGCGACTGGATTCTTGGGCAGTGGTCGAAGCACTCGTACCTTTTTGGAAATCAACTGGTAGAAGTCTGCATCTGTGGAGTAGATCCAAACACGGTTGACTGACTTGTGATCTTGGCACACCTGACTGAAGATACCTATGAGATCGTCCGCCTCGAGACCGTCAACCCTGAACTGCATGAAGCCCAGAACTTCGATGAATTTCTCTAGCACTGGCAACTGCATGAATACTACTGCTCGAGCTTCCTTTTGTTCTGGAGTACTCGCACGAGAAGCCTTGTAGGTACTAACGATCTTCTTGCGCCAGACAGATTGGCTGTCCCAACAGATGACTATCTCCGATGAGTACTTGGACATCAAAGCTCGAAGGCTAGACAAGAAGCCATAAATGATCCCAGTAGGAAAGGACTTGCCTTCAATTGTAGTACTGAGATTAAAAGCAAAACCACAACGATAAACTATGTTCATACCATCAACTAGTATTATGTCCTTCAAGCAACACCTCGTGAACGCACAGAACTTATTGCCTGCTGTATAGTTGCAATCGCCTTGTCTGGATACTTTGTAACAGTATGATTACTGATTCGTACAACAACGTAACCTGCACGCTCTAAACGCCTAGTCGCTAGACGTGTCCGCTTAGTCTGCTGCTGATCAACCTCTAACGCTATATTGTAATCGTACAGATAAAAATCGACTATAAGACCTGCAAGCAGAACTTGAGAATGATACCTAGTCTTCAAATTGTAACGAAGTATTCTACGCAGGCACTTCTCTGTTGGAGTAAGATTGCGTCTGTATGTAATTGCACGAGACTGCAAACGCCTTAACCTAACAGACTCATCCTTCCAACTACTACGTAGACTTTTTGACTTGCGGGCCAACGTCTTAACGCCTCTACTGGCTTTGGCTTGATTGGTGCGATAAACAGGATTAGTCCAACGTCTCTTTGCTGCTCTTGACTGTTTAATACGAACCGCAGGACTACTATTAGCTCGACTTAAAGCTGCGACCTGCGTTAGTCTGAACTGTGGATCTTGCCATAACTTTTTCATCTGAACTGATCTGTCTGCACGTACAATTGGATCTTTGTTTAACTCAATTGTTGCTTTAGCTTGCTTAGCTCTGTACTCTGGGCTCTGCCAACGCCTCTTAGCAGCACGATAGTTACTAATAGATCGCTTAGCTCGAACAACCGGATCTTTGTTGGCCTTCTGCTGCTTAGCTCTGTACTCAGGCCTTTTCCACTTTAGTCTCTGTGCTTCTGATCTGGTCACTAGCAATCTCCAATCATACCGTCGACAAGAATGATGTCTTTCATCTAAGCCTCTTCACCAAGCTCTGTCTGCACCACGAAACAACTCCAATTTCCTTCGCTGCACCGCACTCTCTGCACGAACGACCATTCCGAGCGCTGTATGAATTATGCGCAACAGCACTCGATAGACCGTGATCTTGTCTTCCGTACTCAACGTCACCTTAGTTCCTATCACCGTCGCCCAATACTAGATCTGCGTCTTCACTTCCGCAACCGGGAGAATCTGATTCTGCAACCGTGACCTTGTCGGTCTCGACGTACAACTGGTATAGTGCGATAGCCTTTCGTACCACTTGCCTCTGACTGATCTGTTGCTTCTCTGCCAACTTCTCAACCACCTTGGCGTCTTTGTTATTGAGCTGTACTGTGAATTGTGACATGGGTCTCTACTCCTCGATGTAAGTTGCTGTTAGATTTTTGTACTCCAAACTCGTCAAACGAAAACTAGTTCCTGGTACCGGCATAACCTTACCGCAATCACCCAAAAGCGTTGGAACATCCAAAACTGGTTGGGTGTACCTCGGCGGTGGAGGCCAGTCCAACTCGATAACCTCAGTATGTCCGTTCAACCTCAACAAATGAGCTGCGCACTTTTTCTCAGACATCTTCCCTCCATGCCCAATGCACAATCATGAAATCGTACAAAGCCTTTTCATCACTGTCGTACGTGTAACCTTTTTGTGCTGCTGAAGCCTTTTGCCTGCGGATGGCCTCTTCCTCAGTAATCTTCACTGCTGGTTCTCCGCACTCGTTGTAGACTATCATAAAGACTCCAATCTAGGAATATCAGTAACCCTTGGAGGATCTTCACCTTCAAACCACTCGATAATCTCACCACAATCCGGTACTGGACATATCAGCTCTGCGTAGTCCGTATCTTCTGGCATGTCGTTTGCAAAAACTATTAGACCGCAACCATGGCACCGCTTCTCGATATACATATCACACCTGAGCTGCATACGCTAACATGGTCATCCGCAAATGCCAACTGAATTTGACAACTCGTTGCAACACTGTGAGCAACGACTTATCTGAAAGTTCATCGGCCTGTTTACGACTCTTAGGTGGTGGCCAGCACACTAACACATTGTATCTCTTGTCCAACTGTTCTGCGGTTTGTACTGTGGCTTCGATCCCAACTCGATCCGGATCTGGATATAGGATGATTCTCTTGCACTCGACCTCGATCAATTGTGACAACATGGTCTCGGTCAACGTGTGACCCAACATGGCCAATGAACGAGTAGTTCTCCACGCCTCCGGCAATTCACTCATTGTGCGCTCAATGGCTAGAGCCTTGAAGATACCCTCAGCGATACAAACCGTAGGGGCTGTTGGAACGTTGTTTAGACCCCACAGGTACTTCTCGCCTGGAGAATTGAGGTATTTGATTGGGCTCCTACCGCTAAAGTCACGGCACACCAGACCTTTTAACTCGTCCTCGTAGAAGATTGGGAAGACTATCCTGTACGCATATCTGCCACTGAGAGACACGCCTACATGATGCTTTCTTAACAAGTCCTTACTTACCCGACGAGCGTACATGTACTTCTGAGCTTTGCGTACCAACGGATCACTGTCTTCTCTATGCAGCAACTGAAAATCGATGGGCAGTTTAACTGGACCTTGTTTCTTGGCCTCTACGGTATCTTGTTCAAGACCACCACCTTGGATAGCTAATTCTCCTAGAACCAGTTTGGGTGCATCGCGCCCTACGCGCCAGTCACAGTTAAAACAGTGTCCCTGACCCGTAACGATATTGACACCCAAACGGAACTTGATGTCTTCACCTTCCCCACGCTCGGCACAGAACGGACAACACATCCAGATCTCTTGAGGATCTCCAGTACGCTTGTACCTGATCCCACTGGCTATAAGTGTCTCAAGGAAAGTCATTGGCTACCACTTTTTGATAACTTTAGTAACTTACGCAATCGTGCTTCTGACCTAGCTAAACCTCGAATCAACTGCTCACTTGTAAAACGAGCGACGCGATACTTGTACGCACGAAGAGTTAAATCTCGAAACGCATCTCTACGCTGATTATCTGGGTGATTATGTCTCGGCCCGTCGCACTCAATGACCAATCGAGACAAAGGAACTAGAAAATCAACTATGCAATTATGTAGTACAACTTGACACTGATACTTAACGCCTAATCTGTTCAACAGATACGACATTATATCTTCTATACCCGTTGGACGCTTACGCATAGACCTGGCAAAGCAAGTCAGAAAATACTTACGCCAATCTGGATCGTTCCACTGTTCCTTGTGAGTGCGACTTTGATTTATTTTGACCTTCTCTTTGTAACCAGGTCTCTTCCAACGAGCTGTAACTTCATGCCGAACTGCATCACTTATACGCTGACGATAAACTGGATCTCTCCAATTACGTTTACCGAGCTTGGACTTCTTATGCCTTGTTCTTGGATCTGCTAGAACCTTTCTCATCCTAACAGATTGTTCGGCCTTGCGTTCTGGTGTCCAGTACTTTTTAATGACCGCAGACTGCCTTAACTTGTAATCCGAAGTACGGGACTTTACTATAGCTGCTATCTGACTTTCACGCCAAACTGGATCTTTCCACAGAGCCTTCATGGCAGCTACATGACTCTTACGCCCTGAAACTGAACTGAGCTTCGCCTTTGAAATAGCTGCACCTCGAGCGGCCTTCCAACTTGGATCTGCCCAAAGCAATTTCATCTTAGCAATCTGATTACGACGACCTTGACGTGTCACCTCACCGGACTTACGTCTCTTCTTCTTCATAACTTCGAGAACTAACCTCCTCACGCATCTTTTTAATGGTAGCGTCTCTATCGTATATAAGCATTCTCTCCTTATCACTCATAATGTTGCAACCCACATGCTGTTTGGTAAACTTAGACGCTGCTACCCACAAGTACAAACCGTTTTCGTCGTCCCAATCGCCTTGCCCGAGCGATATGGCTAACGTTACCTTGCGGACCTTACTGATGTCTTCTGCAAGACGATCACCTGATAAGATCTTGAATGACTCCGTTCCGCGTTGTGTCTGAGCTGCTGTCCAGAGTATCACTTGCTTGCGGGCTGCGAATTGACGTAACTCACGGTACACGTCGGCAAACTCCATACGTCGATCGGCTTGCTTCTTCGATGGACGAATCTCATCATCGTAGTCGATAATCACAACATCGGCACTGAAGCCTTGACCGCGCTCTTTTTCCCATGCGGCTTCGATCATCGGCACACTGAATCCGGACTCCGTACCATCAATGATCTTCAAACGTCCTTTGAGCAGGCGCTTGTACAACATGAACCTGTATCTCAAAGTCTTCGTCATGGTCGTCAACTTCGAATACGGCAAATTGGCAACCGCGGCGTCGAACCTATCCTCAACATCGTCCTGAGGATCTTCGAGTGTAATAAATATGACATTCAGTCTCTGAAGAGTGTATGCCAAAGCCAACCAAAGCAAAGTGAGAGACTTCCCACGCTTGTATGGTGCTATGAAAAGACCAAGATGACCTGGACCTATGTTCCTGATAAGAAGGTCTAGTGGATCTATCAGGAACAATGGATGCTTCCGATCTTTACTGCTATCTCGACGGGCGATGCGGACTTCCAACTCTTTGTTACTGAAGAACTCCGTGGACCGATATGGATCTTTGGAAAAGACATCCACGGCCCCGCGACAGATATCTAACCATTTCTCATCGGATAGCTGACCTTTGGCTTGCAAATCTACGATCTCTTCGATGGCTGCTGCCTTGGACTTCTCACGCTTGAACTGCACCACTTTGTCGAGCAGTGAATCTGCAGCCAGGATCTTCTTGCGACGCAGGCCTTGTCCGTACTCGGTTAACGAAGTCCTGAATGAATCTTTGGCTCGTGATGATCTGCAATAGTCGAGTATCTCCGTAGACAGGAGCTTTCCCAACGGGTGCTTGTACTTCTGGTAGTAGTCTAATGCTAACTGAACGAGTATCCACCTTTCCCGACCGTACTCATGGCCGTTTCTTGGACGGAAGTCTGCAGCAGTCAACAAATGACTGGATGCAATCAAGAACCTCTTGTCCTTGATCAGAAGAGCTGCAAGCAAATCCTGAAACTCGCTATTGTCGAAATATGTCATTCACCCTTACCAACGAATCTTCATTGTACGAAGTTCTTCGTCCATGGCCATACGTTCTAAACCCGTTAACTTTGGCTCGGCTTCTTTGGCACATAACGAACGAACTGGTGGTAGCTGCAAAGTACTACTCAACTGGATCTTTTTGGAAATTATATGTTGGCCGCAGTCCAAACACGCTATCTCATCCATTCCCGCACCTGAACAAATTGCCTTTCCGTCAGAACCGTTCCTTTGGCACTTGAACACATTCGACGTATTCCTATGCCTGCAACCAAAGAAAAACTGAAATAGTTTATCTAGCATCTCGCCACTCCTTTTCTCATTGTTGATCGTAGAAATGGTCACATTCCTGACAGAAGAAACTTTGTGGCAGTTTTTCGGACGGATGGTAGAAAGCCTCAACCTGATGACCGTCTGGACAGATTGCCACTAAACGAATTGTACGGAGCCTCATAACTGGATCTCGCGATGCCTCGTTAGTCTTATCGCCACGAAAGATCTGCATCTGAGCACCGGCGGTACATTGGATGACTTCCGATGGTGTAGTACTCACAACGCCTCCCTGAGCATCTGACTGTCCACCAAAGCACGAATGGCCTCGCCTGGTGTAGTGCCGAACTTGTGGGCTTCACCGTTCTCCGCAAACGCTCGAATGATTGAAACCTCGGCAGCAACAGGTACTATCCACTGCGGTCGCGTAACTATGGCCAACACTGTGTTCTCCGGCAACTTGGACAGAGCCTTTTCCAACAGCAACCAATTTTCAGCTGCGTCCAGTAACTGTATGGTTACGTCTGCTGGTACGGCATTTGGATTCTCACGCCATAGAGCAATAGTATCGAGTGTCATTCCTCTTCCTCCATCTTGATTGGCTTGATATGCTTGAACTTGTACACACCTTTCCACGCGCGTTTGAATGTAGCAGCCTTGGCTTTGGACAACGTTGTCATTGCACGACGAACTGTTACCGGATGTACTTTTAGCATCTTGGCTAACTTGACTGGAACGATATTGGACTGGGTATCTGTGGCTCTTTTGAATATTCCCAGCCAGTTTGGAATGGTGTACTCGCGAGTTGACTTGTTTGGAAAGTACTTTTTCATGGTGCCGGTGGCTGAAAGGACTTTGACCTTGCGACGACCATACTCGCGACGAGTAACATACTGTGTTGGCTTGACCGTGATGGCACTCTGACCGAGTATAGCGTACGCCTCGCGCAGAACAGCAGCCTCATGGTCTAATTGGACCAAGCGTTTCTTGATAGCTTCGAGAACTTCTGAAGTCGTTGTCATAATGTATCTCCAACATCTACACCGCAACTCTTCAAAGAAAGATTGATCATGCTGCCCTCCTTGACCATGACTCGTCTCATTCGTACTCTCCTTTTTCAATCTTCTTTAAGCAAAAATCCCGCATGGAAAAAACCGTAACACAGTTGCTATAAGCTTGATAGTCTCGATCGTACACATTGCACGAATCAGTTGTGTACACATGGTCGAAGAACTGAAGCAATTTGGTTAGTCCGTTTGAAAATATACCGTGCGTTACATATAGACCCAAACGACTAACTCCTTTAGCCTTCAACTGTTCTGCCAATCCGACAAACGTGCCGCCACCATCACAGATGTCGTCGATAATCAACGTGGGCTGTCCACCTAACTCTTCCTTACTCGGTGTCTCAAATCCGGACAACTTACCTGTAGCTGGATCCCGTATCTTGGAAGCCTGTAAAGGAACCCCACGGTAACGCTCTTTGGCGCCTGCATCTGGAACTAGGATGTTGACTGATTCTTTAACTTTAGTTGAAAATTGCTTTTGAGCTGCATCGACCAAACTTACCGGACTCAGATTTACCAAATTAGGTATGAACTGTTTGGCAAACCGAGAATGAACATCAACAGTGTAGACATGATGAATACCAAGTGTGCTTAAGTACGAAGCAAACATGTCCAAACCGTGACAATCACCTGGCACGAAACGGCGATCCGCTCGACTGAACGGTAAATAAGGCAAGCACAGTGACACTCGTTGTTGAGGTCGTTTACGAGCTTGAATGGCGCTAATACACAGACCAATCTCCACGATATCTCGACTGGTAGTATATAGCAACACTCGATCACTATTGTGGGTAATCGACTTGCAACGTACCTGTAGTTCACCGGCAGGGTACTTGAACATCTCAAAGTCTGATCGAAACAAAGTTAATAGCGGCATCCTTGAATCACCCTTTCCCGAACAGTATCGAACGGAACATCTACCAGCAACTTCCCATCCTCGAACACCTTCTCCAACGCGCAGTGTTCTAAAGCATCTTCTGTAGACATGTCTCGAGCATAGTAGATGGGCTTGTCTGGTGTGGACCATTCCGTACGGTATACAACAGGTATTCCTTTAAGGGAGAACTTCGTTCCGTCATCCGTGACTGGCTTCTTGAAGATGGAAAGTATTTCACCTCCCCGACGAACGGCAGTAGCCTTCATGGCAAAGCCGTAAGTGTCCCGCGTGACGTAGCAATACGTGTACGAACCAATGCCCAACACAACATTGTACGGAGACAGATGCAACTTGTGAACGGTCTTACTCAGAATAGCATCGGCGCGTTCTGGAGTAATACTGTCACCATATATCAAACCGCCGTTCTTGATGAGTGGTAGACCTTGACGGTTTGAATCCGTACCCAATGCTGTAGCTAACAACTGAATAGCACCGTAGAAAGCGGGATGATCTCGATAGGTCTTGTAGCTGTGAGAATGTCCGGCCATGCTATCATCGCCGCACAAAATATCGACAGGGTCACCGGAATCTGGACGGATTACCAACTTACCTTGACGAGCAAGTATCTTGCCCTTCAACCGTGGCACATAGTCGGTCAGCACCTTCCACAGATCCCAAGTGTCTGACACGATGGACAGAATACCAGTTGGATACACGTCAAACAGCAGACGCTCGAAGGTCTCAAACTCTGCTATATCCAATCCGGCTGACATCACACTGTGTTCTGTAGCTGGAACCGAGCCTCCAATGGTGAGCTTAGCTCCATAATACTGTTTAGCAGCTACGACTGCGGGCACCGTATCTGTACCGGAAAAACAGAACAAATGTCCCAGACCAGACTGAATAGCATCCTCGATTCCGCCCATGCCGCGGCACGAAAAGTCGTGGCCTTGCCAATCGACAAAACCAAGATCTTCTTCACCGGCCTCTTTGGCGTATTGCTCGAAGATCCGCCTGTACCTTTGTGCAGTTGTAGCAGATGTAGCAATACGCCACAATCCGGCGGACAAAAGCGTCTCGAGGTAATTTGGCAACCAGAATGCCTCTGGTCGCGTATTGGTGATGACTAAAGCTGGTACACCGAATGGTACACCGTGGCCTTCGGGCAGGGCATATACCTTGATGGGAAGATACCCGAGTCTGTGCAGCGCTTGGATGTGATCCACTCTTGGACTCTTTACGCCCAAACAGCTACTGACCACATCTTTGTACTCCGACAAGACCACACCTTCCGGAACGTTGAAGAAACCTTGATTGAAGTCCTCGAGTAGATGCTTCTTGGCGAAATACGTAAAACCGACATTAGCTACTCGCGACAGACCGAGCACCCGCGACTTGCGCGGTGTCCAGTTACTCCACACCTGAGTAGTGTCTGATGGATACTGTTCGAAGTGACCGACCTTGTAGAAGTCGATGTTGAAAATCGGATTCGTCGGATTCCGAATCATGACCGACCTCCTTCCACTGGTACGTAGGTCTCTGCAAAGATGTCCGGCTTGCATGGATACTTCTCACCTTTGACCCCGGTAATGATCCAATCACCGGGAGTCACAACGTGAAAGTGGTCCTGCTTGCTCTCCAACGTAGTGATACAAAAACCGGTCTGTGACTCACGATTGATAGTGACCCCTTCTGGCCATGGTATCTGATCGGGAAAAAACTGAGCTGCCTCGACGATAACTGGTCTTTTTCTGAACAACGGCATCACACTCTCCTTTTCAAACTGCGTTCATCAACTGCTGGATATAATACCGGGCCTTCTCGTAGTTCCAAGCATGAATGAGCCTATCTATCTTCGTCGTATCTTCTCCTGGAAACAACTCGTCTGCGGTCTGGGTTAAAACCGAATCTCTCCAATCAATGGTGATGACTCTCTTGCGCCAACCGATCTTGATACGACCTTTGGCTGTTGTAACTATGTACCATGGTCGGTGCTCACAACATATATCTGGACAGTATCCGTTGGGAATAGCCTCAACGAAGATTGGTTGCTCGAAACAAGACAAAAGCAACTCGCGTTCTAAAACAGTTGTCTTATAGCGCTCAGAATCACTGCGATAGACTTCGGCAGTAAGCAACTTGTGAATCTCCTCTGTCTTTTGACTAACTATTCGTCCTTGGGCCTCAGTTACCACACCACCTGGAACGCAAACCCTAACCTCAACTCCGATCTCACCTTCTCGGCCGATTGATTCATGTCGGCCTGCGTCAACATACGTCATCTGGATCTTCCTCCATTTTGAATGTAAAATGTAATCGTTCAAATGAAGCATAGCACGAAATAGTATAACCCGCCCTTTGCGACTTTTGTTATCGACCATCAACTTGGCAATCAAATGAACTGGACAAGTTGGCTGATCGTAGGACGCTTCCAACCTCTTTTGACTGGGTCTGCGTAGCCATTGCATAAACTATCCTTCGTCTAGATCTTGGACTTCCAACACTGCTATCAGCTGACCGTCGTTCCACTCATTGTGTTTCTTTGTACCAGGTGGATATGGATTCTCTTCGTGGCCGTGCAACTGGCTGCCCGGTAATGCAGCTTGCATGTACACAACGTAGCCTTGCGCCTTGGGCTTGAGTCTTTTGCACTGTCTCAATGTTATGAGCTTTGGCTTTTTGACCGTGATCATAGCTTATCCGCCTTCGCTAGCTTTTCGAGGTACTCTGTTAGAGCAACTACGAACTCGACCTCTTCTGGTTCTGGATCGGCAACGCAATTTGGACAGACGGCTGTGTGCAATGCAACTGAAAAAACCTTAGCTTCGCAATATGGACAAGTCTCCATGTTATACCTCAATTGCTTCATCTGCGATTCGACGCAGTAACTCCCTCCAACCTTTTCCACGCTTATGCCTCAAACTACTGACTGCAATCGTCTTCAACTGCGTTGGACTGGTAGTTACTTTTACTGCGCACTCGTATGAAGCCTCCTGTACATCGTCCGCAGTAAGCCTGTGCACTGTAACTATCAACATTAGCACATACCTCCTGCTGCCCACAACTTCTTACGATACATCTTGGCGCACTTGGTGCATGCCTGTCTTATACTACTCTCATTCACCTCGAAGGCTGTATCGTACACAACCGGTGCTCCGCACAAAGCCGGTGTATCTGCGCCGTGCAGATATTTGCGGCCTACAGCTGTCAATCTGCGAATGTGATAACTATCGCCTGCAACCCGTGTAGCACAAAAGCTGTACTGGTGGATCTGTTTTTCCGGTCTCTTGACTGTTGTGGGCATAGATTTGGCACTCGTAGGAACTGTCAGGCACTGTTTCTAGACACCAAGTGGTGGTTGGATGGGGTTTTTGATTCCCAACTCGTTGTAGGGGCTAGAAACGGATTTTCACGAAACCTGCGTCTCGTAAACCTCTTTGATCCCAACCTCTTCTTTGTCTTCTCCAACTGGATGCGATACTCGTTTACGTACTTCAATGGATCTTTGACTCGCAGCCTGGGAATGGACATTCCGAGCATCGCTACCTTGAAAGCGCTTCTAGCGGCTTTGATATTCTCGCCATTGGGATACAATCTCTGCATCTCCAACTCAACTGCTTGCCGAGAAACATTTCCACAGAATGTACTGAGTCTCGTACTGAATATCGAGCCTTTCACTGGAGATCGCCTTCGCCAGTAGTTAACTAAGAATCTCACTAACCAATCCGGACTGACCTTGTAGCGCTCGCACCAAACCTTCAGGTTCAGCAACCGCAAACGATCGTCGGGCTTCAGCCTCAATCTCACATTTGACTTGTGATAGTTGGACAGGATGGTCTCCACTTTTGATTGCCACTTGTTCAGCACATATTCGAGATGGGAACGGGGACTCATGAACGTGTTCTCGTACGTAACCACTTTGGCACCCTAGGCTTTACACAGGTTCTATACCTTGATACAAAGCCTTGTAACATCTCAACACGTACTCTACGCATCCAACGGAACCCCAACCACTTAGGGGCGCGCCCTTTTCTCGTAACCAAATTATTCCAGTAACTCATTTTTCACGCCTCTACTCGATTCACTTGTGCTTCTCCTTCCACCAAGACACGAATGCGGACAGTACAACAGCAACCATCGGGCCGACCTGCACACCCATCGGTGGATCTTTCTGCTTAACCAATAGCGCCTGCGTTAGACTATCTACAAACCAAAACGCCAAGGCCGGAATAACGAAATTTTCTATGAATGAGACTAGTATACTCATTTCACCTCCTCGCCCTTCTCCGGGGCGGCAAGTTCCTGTTTGTGCCCGTATATCTCGCAGCCGAGCATGACTTGCACCGTCGTCGCTTCGATTCCTTCGAGCATGTCCCGCGCTTGCTGCTTGCCCTCGATCCGCCCCCGCAGCCGCTCCCGCGCTCCGTGGCGCTCCAACTCTGCGTACCTCTCCTCGGCGGCTAGCGCTCGACCTTCCATGCTGTCATACAGGTTGAAGGCGTCGTTGAGACTTCGGCACCCCTTGAAGCGACTCCCTACAAGGTTCTCGTACTCAAGTAGACGAAACTCCATTCCTTCATTCGCGGTAATAAGCTGGCCGTTTCTCTCTCGTTCGGCGTTAAGTTCTCCGATGACGGACTGATACTCACCGATGCGACCTTTAGCGTTCATGGCCTTCCATGTCTGGCAAATGGGTAGCTCCTCATCTCGGTCACCAAAGTGGGCGGCGGCTTCCGAAAACTCAGAAGTCTCGAACTCACAGTGGAAGCACTTCCAAACTGCCCGCGCTCCATGGCGCTGGGCGAAGGCGACGAGGGCGTCGGCAAGCAAACCAACAGCCTGCTTACGGCTAGACAATACAGACATGTGCCCGTAAGTATCTAGCGCCACCTTCTCCGCCTCTTCCCGCAGCGCGCTCTCGGTGGGGGTCATCGAGAGAATCCTTGTGCATCCATATATGAAGATGCTTGCAAAAAGGTAGAGTCTGGAAACAGCAATGACCAGAGCTTCATAACTTTTTCGGGATCTAGCTTTCCGGACCTGTCAAAGGATTCCAACTCCGCTATTGGAATCAGAGAGTCCTTGCTCAGGTGCGCAAGGCTCTTAGGCCCTACGTTCTTGACGAACCTGTGAACTAACTCAATGTACACTGACGAAATGCCGACGATCATGTCCTCTCTCCTTGCGCCCGCGCCCACTCTAGGCAGGCGGAGCAGATGGCGTCCTGTATTGTCTGTCCTTCGCCGTGAAATCGTGCTACTCGGCCAGATACCCAAATGTCACACACGTATGGGATGCGCTTCTCTAAATCGAACCACTCGCATCTGTCCAGCACCTCCATGGCGTCGGCTATGGAGACGTAGGGGTCCCAATCGTCAAGATGCCCTTCTGGCGGACACGGCCCCAGCGGGCTCTTTTCCCAATCAAGCACTGACCGCGAACAGATCCGGCATATCCAGAACTTTCCGCGCTCTTCCCATTCGTGTAACGGCCAGCCCATCACCACGCGGGCCAGCAGCGCCACGTTCGCGGCTTTCTGTTCTAAAGTCACTTGGCACTCTCCAAAGCAACCAATAACTTTTGCACATCAACCGCGATCTCTCTTTTGTGTCCTCGATCAGTACCGTTCTTAACGATGATCTTCTCTTGCGCCAAATCCGAAAACGTACTTGTCATCAACTCTCGTGACGTACGGCAATACCGGGCTAACGTCTCGTGTGACAAGATTGGCAAAGTCTGGATACCGCGTATATCTTTCAATGGGCCGGGGAAACACGACTTGACTAACGAAGCCAACATATACAGAACCATATCTTGCAACAACCAACTCTCTGCGCCCAGACGTTCCAACAACACATCCCTCTGGGCCGCGATAGCTTCATACATGACCCCAAACTTGACCTCGTCCAATGGATGGAAAAATAACTTAACTGGAGTAAGAGCTTCGAGAGCATCACCTGGCCGACTGAGCAGGACGGACGGATCTGTTGAGCTGTGAAACGAGACGATCATGGAGTACCTTAACTGTTCTTCGCCGCTGCGAAAATCTCGTCTGTGAGGCTTACAGTAATTCGTCTTACCGGCAAACGGCCGCGTATAGGCAACCAGTCCACTACCGACTACCATATACAAACCGTAGTCCTTACTGCTGTCTTCTGCGACTCTGCGGTTTCTGTCGTCTCGCTGACGGGGATTTTCGACGAAACCTCGAATGTCCCCTTTCTGAAGATCGATTACGCTCATGACGGCTTCCTTTCTTCAAATACGGTCTTGTAGCCTACACCGCCCTTGGCGTTCTCGATCTCAGCTCGGCGCTTCATACATTTTTCCAACACATCGTCGGCACTTGTTTTGATCTGAGAAATCAGACTTGACCATTCTTCGTAAACCGCGATGGGAACCAAAACCGCAACGTCTACTCTCGGTCGGTGTGGTTTGCCGACGGTGATAACAACTGTCTCTTTCAACTGCTGAAGATCTGAGATCGACAACATTCGAAAGTCGTGCAAGCTGATCCTTCTCAACTTGGTTACGTCCGACATAAGACATTCTCCTTTACAACGTACTCGATCTGCTTGGAAAAGAAATTAACGTGCAGTGTCGTCCACTGCATGGGAAACTCTCCAATCCAGTCCTCGATGAAAACCCCATCTCCGTTTCGCATAGCTGTCTCATTTTGGTAATGAATTCCGGCTTTACATGCTAGAGACAGGAAACTTATGAACATATCGTACAGCGATTGGGCCTGAAAAACGATTTCTTTACTTATGGTCTGAACCTGGTAATGGTCTAGGCTCTCTGCGAAGTGTACGTACAAGACGTAACTGTGTCCCCAACTCTCAACCAACTTAAGCCAGAGGTAACCATATTCGGGATGGGGAACCAAGCGGCCACTCCTGAATCTGTTGATGAACTCGTAGACGGTCATACTCAAGCCTTGTACTCACTGTTCTTAGTCAACTTGGCCTTGATGGCTGTAGTCGGAACGTAGTTACAGTTGTCGAACCGTTCGATCATATCTTGTAACTCAAGAGGCAGTAAGTACCGGACAAATGGTGAACCTGGAATTGGGACTCCAGTCTTGCGCTCGAATGAAATGTGAAGCGATGTGGGATGTACGCGCACTTGAACTGTGTGTAGATCTTTCGTGATCTTTTTGACTGCACGCAAACTAGCTCGAGCTACTGGGCACAACTTACATGAATTGGGAACACCCAACTCGATGTCCTTAACCGTAACATGTAACTCCAGCTCTAGCGGGAACTTGGGCCAGATGATCTTGTGGGTGACTAACGGCATCTTACTCTCCTTACAGATTCATCTTACGGATGATAGCCTTGACTGGACTGATACCTGAAGCTAGATACAGTGTCCGACGCCAGCCGTGTCTGTCCACCTCTCTGATCAAGGCGATTAACTCGGGTGGCGTCGTATACGTTACTTGTTCTTCGCGTGACGAACCAAATGACGGGTACACCGTGATACATAAGGGCGTCACTCCGACTGTAGGATATTTTAGTCCTAGTTTCTTGAGTGCATCGATAACCGCTAGAGCCACGGGGCAATCGTGGGCAGAACAAGGCACACCGAACTCCAAATGTATGCGCTCGACGCTAATCTCTAACTCATCTGGTAACTGTATCTGTATCTCATGACTCATAACTTAATCTCCACCTAAGAGCTTTCCTAATACGTAGGCAACACAAATCGCAACCACAATGGTTGTGACTGTCTCACAGATAATCTTAATACTTTCCGGACTCATGACTTCTCCTTCTCTTCCGCAACTGTAACCTTACTCAAGACGGGATTGCGTTCGAGACGCCAGATCTTTCTGTTCTTTGAACTGATGATAAGCAGACCCGACCATGGACGGCCACCGTCGTGGGCTAGGAACTTTTGCACGGAGTCCGCATTTGCTATGACTCGCGAGTCAAGATGAATAGGCTGGCCGAAACTTATCAATTGATCGTATTCCAGACCTTCTTCGTTGGCCAGGATATTCGGACCGCACGCCCAATACAGATCGTCAACGAGATCTCGACCAAGACTCAACGAACTATGGGTGGCGTACAGAATGTATCTCTCCGACGTGTTCTGATTAGGTATCTGCCACTCACCCGGACGATAATTACCAAAATACACACCATCGATGACCGTTTTCAGACTGGCCGGATTGCACCAGACCTGTCCGCGATGAATCATACAGATCAAACCATATCTCAGACGGAGAACCATATCCGTATCCGAAACCGTATCTGAAGACGATAATGATGGAATACTAAAACAAGATTTGATCATAGTATCTCAGTTATCTGTTGTTAGGGTATATAAGTAACCCATCTGAAAACCTGAAAGCAACTCTAACCTCATCTGATAGCCGTAGATCGTAGCTCATAACTCATAACCATATCCGCCTGAACCGTGCTTTTGCAAACCGGAACGTATCTCATACCTGCACCTGAGACTCGGTCTCGTCTAGGTACGCATCGATACCGGACTCATCGAGACTGTTGAGAATCATTCCTGCTGTACGCGGCGCCCAATCCGGAACCTCGATGATACCTTTAGCCCTGGCTGTGTCTGTAGCTGCAACGAACTTGACCTCCAACCTGTGTTGCGCTGCGTAGTGCCGCAACTTCGCCGACTCGTAGTCACCTGGCTCGATAACGAAAATGATCATCATGCTGTGTACCTCTCATTCAATTCCTTTTCGTATAGCACTGTGGACGCCTCACGCACTTTCTTTGACCATATCTTCATGGTGTCTTGACCGCGCGGTATTTGCTTCTTCACCTTGGCACAGCACTCACCAAACAACCTGGTCTTGTCCTTACGACTCAATGGTGCAATGAGCTGATAGTTATGCTCTGAAAGGATTTTTCGCAGGACCTTTAGCGGCATGAAGCTGAGTCGACTGGCGACTTCCCAACAATTATTGCAAACCTTGTCGTGGAATCGTTCCGGTAAACCCAAACCGCAATACTGACAATGGTAAACAACTGGTTCGGATGACTGCGTCCAATCACTCATAACTAGATCCTCGACATCCGCGCCTCACGCTTCACTACTTTAACGCGACCTGTTGACGTAAGCACTGTTGGAATAGTGCGCTTTAGCCAGGCTACACCGTTGTCGACCGCCACGAGCTCCCAACCTTCTTCACCTTTGTCGTTCAGTATAGCCGCCAAATGTGCTGGCATCCCGGATGATACAAATTCGTAATCGTACTCGAACTTCATGCTGCTGCCTCCTTCTTCAACGTAGACTCCAACTTCTTTTGGGCGAACTCGAACAAGTCCTTAACATCGCCCGTCCATCGGTACTTGAAAACAGGAATACCCGCTTTCCTGAAAGCTCCTCGACGATATTTGGTAGCCTTGGTAAACGGACTCAAACCACTATCACCTACATCGTAATAGATCAGCCCTCGTTTCCCGACGCAAAGACGCACACCTCGGCCGAACTTTTGCATAGCGTCTTCGCGGGAACGATACGACGCGCCATCGATCATGGTATCGACCTTTTTGATGTCCACACCTTTCTTGAAAACGCGATTGGCGATCAGCAATCGAATGCGACTCGCATCGAATGACTTTTTGGCCTGTCGTCTGAAACTGCGGGACTTAGCTCCGTACACAACTCGATGGGGAACATCCGACACTCGCCTTGACAGAAACTTAAGATGCCTGATGCGTTCCACTAGCGCAATAGTATGGTAACCGAGTTCGTGCGCTTCTCGAATGATGGCCTCAATCAGATTGTTGCGCCTCTTACTGCGCACAACAAACCGATCGTAAGCCTCACTGTGTGTTCCGCTCTCGGTGTTGCCCACACTCCGATCCAGATCTACCGCAATCACAATTCCTGAAGTAAGGTGCTTTTCTTCAACTCCGCGCCGATAGGGATACTCGTATAAGACTGGTCCGGTCAAAGCAAACGCACGAAGACGGATGGGAGCCTTTTGAAGACTCAATGTAGCTGTCAGACCTAACACGACCGGTGGATTGATGGACTGAACAGTAGACAAATTTCGCTTGTTCAGAGCAAGATGGACTTCGTCGATGAACAAAACCTGCAGCCCGCGCATCCAGAGCTTGAACTCCTTATCGTGCCTATGACGATGGAGTGTCTGAACGGTGGCTACGGTTATACGCCTCGGACTGAAACGTCCTGCGCCAATGATGCCGACCGACTCACCTATTACTTCGGATAGCGCCTTGCGCGCCTGGTCCAATAGAGTGAGCTCGTCTACAACGAAACAACCTGAACCGCGGAGAGCCTTAAAGTATAGTCCGGCAATCCTTGTCTTCCCGCTTCCCGTGGCATTGAGAATCAACCCGCCATGGTTGCGGGCCTTCAGCATCTTGGCAAGGCACTCGTTCTGAAACGCCCAAGAGCTGTTTGTTAATGGATTGAACGAAACGGACTGTCGCTGATCATCGACTGATAGATCGAATTGCTCGACAAGACGTTCACGCTGAGCAAGGAACAGTCCGGAAGGAACTCGACTGCGCTTGAAGAAACGAACGTAGCCATCCCAAGGCTTGTCGTTTCCCCAACGACGCCTTTGGAACTTAAACGCCCAGAACGCAGACGGATGCTTGTAACGAAAGAATGGGTCTATCGCCTCGTAGCTGTAAGGCGAATGAAACACAGCCCACCGGTTGGTGAGTGTGACGTCAAGTGGTTGACGGCTACCGCGTGTAGGGATCTTCCCCGACTCTAGCATTGCCTGGTCGTTTTCGTGACCGAGGCTTATTGTATAATATCATCCACCTAATCTGCAAGGATTATTTTTGGCACTCTAAATCGGCTTGTCGGGCACTTCTGGCACTCAAAATAACCTGGCTAGGAACTGACAGGCACTGTTGATTGACCGAAGATGGTAGTTGGGATAGGGTTTTCCCACTGAACTTGTTGGAGGAGCTCAGATGCAAACATTTCCTTGGCCTCCATCTACACCGTTGCCTGACGATAGCACTGGGTCTTGCCAATAGTACGGCCAATACGCATGAACCTTGGTCGTGGAATTGTAGGCACCACCACCGCGAGCAAAGAAGATTCCTATACCGCCACCTTGGGCTGGCCCACCGGTGCACTGTAGAATATGATCGCCTGAACCGGTGGCATCCACAATAACCGCGGGAGTACCCCAAGCTGCGGCACTGTACTTACTGTAAGAAATCTCTAACGCCTTAACTCCGGCACCTTGTGTACGATTCTGTCCCCAAATCACATAAGGGTTTCCTGCGTCATCGGTATCTGCCTCTGTGTTGCGAACTCCATTCGCTACTGTATTGACGACAGTAGCAACTGTCTGGGTTGTCCATGTAGGAACATCTGCTGACGTTGCACGCAAGACCTTGACGTAGTCAGTCTTGAACGGAGACGGATTGCCAGCAATGAGTCCGTACGGATAGAAAATCTCGGTTCCAACCATTTTGGGTCTGCCTTCAGCTGCAAAACCCAAACCGTCAAGCCCTAACTGTGTCTCGTCTAAAATCAATTGTGCTGTCTGAAGTACATCGCTGCTGTCCAGCGTTCGATGCAACACACCACTGTGGCCTGCTGCTGTTAACTTGCCATCGAATGTAAAATGTGTACGTCCACTTGCACCGGCCAAAGCGAATCCGGTATTAAAGTCTATTGCCAACCCTGTACCGTACACATGAGCGCCAGTACCCCACGTACCACCATCCGTACACGATACCCAAGACACCCGATTACGTGGAACTGCAGAAACGACTTCATCTGCGGACTGATAGATAACGATGAACTTGCTATCTGCTGCCCTCCATGCCATATCGAAACTAAGTAAAAAATTGGTGGACAGTGCTGCCCCGATGGTGGTGTAGTCTGGACCGTTAGGACGGTTCGTTGACCACGCCTCTGCGAGCATATCGAACGTTGTAATCGTCAACCTCTTGTTTGAAGCAACATACAAAACGCCAATCTCATCGCCATTGGCTGCACACGCGATAGAGGACCAACCAAATGAAGCTGAAGCGTCACCGGAGGCGTAGACTGTTGGATGACCGGCAGAATCTACCTCGGCCCACGTAACTCCAAAATCTGTACTCTTCCAACACTCTACGGTGTTGCCAACTGGATCTACGAAAAAAGCGAAATAGTTTAAGCCTTTGCGGAAAAAGTAGTACCCGGGATTGTACGTAGCAAACGAACTGTTGCTGTGCCCATCTCCTATACGGATAACCTGCGCCGGATCTACAATGTAAGGATATGCCATAACTACCTATACTTCACAGTGATCTGCACGTTGGAAGCTCCACCTGGTTCGATGACATCCAACTCGAGGAAATCTCGCTTCTCAAAGAACGGCGTCGGACTCGGATAGGATGGATCGTTGCTGCGCTGTTCTCCGGCTGGAATAACAAGAGCCTGCGATGGTGAAGCATCAACAAAAATGTAATCACCTGGCTCGGCTGGTGAAGATCCGGTCTGTTTAATAAGCCGCACCTGAATGATGCAATCCGTTATTGGCTCGCCGTCTCTTGTACTGGCAAACGCCTCGAACGGTATGCCGTCTCGCAAAACCTCATGGTGGTTCGTAGCATTGTCACCTGCGACCAACGCACCACGAATGTGCCAAACGGCTTTTTCGTAGTCGGTAGTGTTGGCGTCGTCTTCACCTGTACCAGCCTCTCCATCTGGTGGACCTATACGGGCCATCTCGATGAGGCGCTCGATCAGACCTGATGGTTGACCGAAAGGCTCTACTGACGTGCAACGTACGGATTGTTCAAAGTAGCCCGCTGTACCTGGCTCTCCTTTTTTCCAATCGTAGTCTACACCTTCGATTGAAAAATTGCCGTTGAGATTATGAATAGGACGTACGATGGAAACACTCTGTCCTGGTTCTGCGGTCGCGTTCTTAAGTTTGAACCGAATACGGGCTGCGTTGTTTCCAAATTGACGCAAGCGTCCAATGGCTAAAGCCAATAAAGCTGCTGGACTACCGACGTTACGTTGCTCTTCGATTGCTTCAACTATTCCGGACCCACCGGAAAGTATAGCTCGTGCAGCCTGTTCCACATAATCGTTTGCCGTAACTACAGACTGCGAAAACACTCCGCGATACTGGATCTCTTCTACGTCGTTTACAACCGGTGTGTAGTCTAATGCAAAAACACCTTGCCCGCCCGGAAAGTAGTAGAAGTCGTAACCTGATGTTGGAATGGTTGAACCGTCGTACGGATTCACAGCAATGAACGTTCTCGGACTCCCGTTGATCTTGACATAGATGAGTTCTTGAATCGTGGCTTCGGATGGAACGGTAGTATCTGTTACCTCATCTAGTACATACGACTCCGTGAGCTTTCTATTGATACCGCCTTCTGTGCGCTCGTGCTGACGATTACGGTAATCTTCATCACTGTACTCAACTTCGAAGTCTGACCAATTGTCTGACGTGTTTGTTATCTCAAACGTTGCTGGCTCTGATGTGAACTGACCAAAGTGGAAATCTCGATAGAAATCTATACTGAAGAAAAATCCGGTAATGGTGGCAAGACGCCTAAACACGCTGTCCGCAGTCTCATAATAGAAACGCAACGGTTCTGAAATGATTGGTCCGGGATTCGTAACATGGTTGAGTGTAATGTTCTCGCCCGCCAGAAACTGCGACACGATGGTACTGACGATAGCGTAAAGAGACAATCCCGCCTGTATGTCTGTCGTGACCATCCGATCAGACAGAATATGATTGTAGTCCCCGGCCTCAATCCCAAACTGAAGCACTGAACTGCGAGGATAGGATCGAGCTATGACTCGGCGAATGTGACCGGCAAACAGTCTTATAACTGGACTGCTGCCGTCATCGAGCTCGATTACTAAGGTAGAACCCTTAGCCGGCGTGTAGCCGCGGCCTTGATCTTCAAGAGTTCCGGTAAACCTGGCAGGACCGTTAACCGCACGACTGATTCGACCGCTGTCGATCTTTAGCCATTCTGTCCGATCAACACCGGCAATAGTTAAAGTAATAGGCACTCAGAAGACCTTCCCACCTTTTTCTTTGATCTGACGAATAAAGTCCGCTAGAAGTGTCTTGGCAAACTCGGCATCCCTGGTCGTCATGTTCTGGAAGATAAATGGACCGAGTGGGCGGTCGGCAGCTGAATCGACGGACTCGTGGATACCGCGCAACTCTGTAGTCATTGTTGTGATGCCTACTACAAGTGGATCGAGAAGAACTTTTTGTGAAGACGTATACGCTTCGGCTAAGGCCTCTGGATCGATATGCGGACGCAGCCCAGAAAAAATCTCATAGAAGCCGCGTAGGGTATTGCTACCCTGCATTCCTCCACCGAGATCTTCATCTGGAAATGGTCCTGGTCTTGATCTGAATGGCAAAGGTCTCGATGGTAGTAAATCACCACCGCCACGAGAGCGACTTGGTGGATTAAACAAGAGCTGTGGCAGACTGGATGGTACCAAAACCGCGCCTGCTGCTGCGGACGGAACCTGTGAACCTGTTCCTACAAGCGAACCGCGCAATGCGTCAATGTGATCAAACAAGATCTCCATCTTCGATGTAAAGTAGTTGATCAAAATATCGAACTTCTCCACTATACCCGTTCGTACGTAGTCCAACTTGTCGAACAACAACTCGAACTTTCCCCACAGCGTATTTTGTACACTATCGGTCTTCTCCATCGTCATCAGAAATCTGGCCCACTCATCGGTACGCAGATTGAACAGTTCTGCAAAAGTCTCGCGACTGGTCACCTCCATGCGGGCCAGATCTTTGCCCATACTGCGCATCTGAAAATTACCGATGATGCCAGACACAGCGGACACAGCGGAGCCTATAGCTCCAATGGTACCCATTATGCCTGCACTAGCAATTCCACCTGCGACACCGGCACCTCCACCCATACCGGGCATACCACCGGGTATACTCGTACCCCATGGAGGCATCGGAATTGCACCTCCGACTGTACTTGCAGCGCTCCCACCTAAACCACTAAGCGCTCCCCGAATTGCATCTGAAATAGGCTTGAATGCATCCTTCGCCCAATCGATAATCATCTTGGCAAGTGGCTTGAACGCCTCTTCCAACATGATTCGCAGTATGCCGGTAGCCAAAGCTTCAAAAGCAGCCTTGCCTGCATCGACAACCCGATCCCACATGTTCTTGTGCTCGTCCTCAAGCTCCTTCATCTTCTTTTCGTTGTCCGCGACGTACTTATCGTAAGCGGCCAACTTATCTGCAAGAGCCTTTTGAAGATCCGCGAGTTCTTTTTCCTGTTGAGCTTTGTGCTTGGCTGTAATATCCTCCAACTTCTTTTCAGCTTCTGCACGATAGCGCTCCAAATCCTCAGTACGCTGTGTTAAACTGCGCTTGAGATCTTCTTCTTGCCTCCTTTGTGTCTCAGCATTAGACGTAATAGCTTCTTGCTCACGACGATGAATATCGGCTTGGTACTCGGCAAAGTCTGCTGCACGGCGTCCTAATTCAGTATTGATGTCTGCAGTCTGTCGTTCTGCGTTCTGGCGAGCATTAGCTGCAGCCTCGTCTGCATCTTCTTGAATACGTTGCAAAGCGGTCTGATGGGCTGCGATGCGTTGCTCCAACTCACTCCGAAGACCGCGTGTCTCTTCTTCGTAGTCCTCTTGTATACGCCGAGTCGCCGTAGCATGGTCTTGCGTACGTTGTTGAAGCTGCGTACGGATCTCCGCTGCTCGTACAACATCGTGACGAGACTCTGCTTGACGCAACTCTTCACTTAGCCTTTGTCGGTCTCGAGTGTAATCCGTATTCGCATTGGCCAGCGCTCGAAGCCTCTTTTGCTCTGCCGACTGCATCTTCTCTTCATTGCTCTTTTTGTCCCGGGCGTAATCTGTATCTTCATCCGATCTGCGGCGATTAGCATTACGAGTCTGATCCGCCAGTGTCTCCGATAGATCTTCGCCTATACGTGCAAGCCTGGTATTCGCATCTTGCACGTACTCGCTATAGGCTTCAGCCCGATCTTCCAAACTACGACGCAGATCCTCTAGTTCTCCTGCCAGCTTTTCCGCACTGGTAGTACGGAGCTCGTCTAAACGGCGACCAATATCTTCAACGTAGCTGTCGTAGTCATGTACGCGTTCGGCAAAACTTGCACGTACATTGGCTTGCTCTTCTTCGACCGCTGCGGCATGGGTGGCTGTGATCTCTTCTATACGTGCAGATGCCTCAGTAGCATACTCTTCCCAAGCACGAGTCTGTTCTTCGAGTGAACGGCGCAAATCTTCAACCTGTTTATCAAGACCGGCATTGTTGTTCTTAAAAATACTGATGAAAGCCTCAGCTACATTCTTGGCGAAGTCGCTAACAATGGTCGAAACCTGCTGACTCATCTTCTTGAAACTGTCCCCCCAAAAACCTGTAGACGTTGTGACCTTCTGTATCTTTTCATCTACCTTTTCAAGCTGGCCGTTGATTACCTTCAACTCTTCGAATTGATTTTTGAACTCAGGACCTTTGGTCTGGCCGAGCTGTATCATGATACTAAGATTGTCTTTTAAGATCCTCTGTCGCATACGCAACATATCGATCTCTTGAAGCTGACTACCGGTATGAAACCTGGATTCGATGGCTGCGGCGTAGGCCTTTTCCAACTCGATGAGCTTCGTCTGCTGTTCTATAATTGTAGACAAACCAAATGCTGCCGCCGCCCTGGAACCTTGGTTCATCAAATCTGAATAGGCATTCTTAGCTGCGCCAAAATCTGAAATCAACGCCTTTACAGTTATGGCCATACCCGTGAAAGGATCATTGAAAGTGAATGGAACTCCGAGCGATTGCCTCAAACCGTCTGTTGCTGCACGCAGAGTCTCTACATCGTTCAACATGGGTACTTCATCACGTGAGCTGTAAAACTCATCGAGCATATCGACTATGCCGCGACGTACTTCTTGCATGGTCTTGTTGAGTGGCGCTACGTTTGCTAGAACCCCCAAGCGAATTATCTCCCCTGCATCCTGCATGGCCTTAGCCAAATCTGCAACACTGACCTGAGACTCCTTTAACTGCTTAGTGAACTCTTCCGTCTTCAACTTCTTCATCTCTTCTTCGAACTTCTGAACATCGTTGGTCAGCTTCTTCCAATCAGATGATAACTGTTTGTTGACAGCCAGAGTTCTCTCAACACCTTCCTTGTTACTGTTCATCACATTGACGAGATTCTGCAAACGAGTAGCGTACTCTTGTAGGTTCTCGTTTGCTCCTTGTTCGAGTAGCTCTGGTAGAACCCCTCGATTCGCCAATACAGCCTGGAGCATGTCCACTTTTTCAAGTAGTGCCTCGACAGACTCCTTGGCGGAACCTACGCCGTCTGCCATGGCCTTCCAAGACTGAGCTGCGCCTAATTCGGCTACGGCCTTAGCCATCTTTTCTAACTCGGCTTTTGTCAACTCTGTTGGGCGAAGCAACGAAACTACTGCATCCTTCGCACCTACTGTAGCCTGAGTGGCCTTCGACAAAGCTAAACCGGCCTCCTTACCTAAATTCTGCCAAGGCAGCACTCCTTCTGCGGCACGCTTCTTTAACTCTTCCATTGCTGCCCGCTGTTGTGTCAACTGAGCCTGCATTTGTGCATTTGCGGCCTTACTAGCCTGTGCTATGGTTCCTAAAGTATCGTAATAAGCGGCTGCGTCTTTTTGTGCTTGCTTGATAGCTTCTGGATCGACGCTCGGAACCAGTATTGATCCTCCTTTCTGGTCCTTAGCCAGCGACAACTTTACCTTGTTGAACAGTTCTGCTGTATCGGAAGCCTCAGCTTCGAACTCGGCCAAACGCTTAATGTAATCCGGCCAAGACTCGTCTGCGCCGATGCGTAACTGATCATTCAGATCTTTGATCCCAGACTTCAATTCAATAGAAGCTGTAATAGCTTGTGCAGCATCGAACTGAGCCACGGTGGCTTCAAATTCTTGCTGCTGTTGCCATGCTGACTGTATGGCTGTAGCTAAACCAACAAGTCCTACTACAGCCAAACCAACTGGTCCATTCATAGCTGCTAATGCTGGCCCGAAGCTGCTTACAACGCTAACGAGCTTACCTACACCTAACGCTACTGGACCGGCAGCGACGGCTACCAAACCAAAAGAAGTAGCAAGAGACTTCACGTGGTCTGGCAACTCAGAGAATGACTTTACTAACTCGCCTAGACCAGTACCGATCTTCATCACCTGTTCCAACCACTTGTTAACAGTTGGAGTAAGTGCTGTCCCCAAATCGGTCAGAATGAACGTCATCTTGTCCTGGAAGTTGGACCAGACACCTAACAAGGTCTCGGACTGTCTACCCATCAGTTGTCCGAAATCCCTATCCATGGCTGCGACAAGAACATTCACGGCACCAACACCGTCGACCATTCCTTTAGAAGCAATCTTCATGGCTTCACCGGTTGTTACAATCTTACCGGTAGCCTGACCGATTGCGTCGGCAAGGTATTTCCATGCAGGAATGCCGGCCTCGGCTAACTGCATCATCTCCTCAGCAGAGACTTTGCCTTTAGCACGCATTTGACCCAAGGCCAGAGTGATTCGATCAATACCTTCTTGACCCCGACCTAGAGCTGCAGCAGCACCACCGACAGCCTGAAGTGTTGGTATGATCTCCTTTGCAGCGAAACCTAAAGCGAGCAACCGCTGCGCGGAACTTACAAGACCGGGGAACTCGAAGGGAGTCTTGGCTGCAAAGTCCCGCAACTCTCCGATAAAGTCTTTAGCGGCTTCGGCAGAGTGCAGCATTGTCTCGAAGCCGATCATAGCCTGTTGGAGCTTGCCGGCAGTAGTCATAGCCGCAGCACCCAATGCTAAAAGCGGAGCACTGAATGCAACGGACATTGTACCGCCGACAGAGGCAAACGACGAACCCAACTTGGCAACTTTATCGTCTAGCTGTTTGACGGCCTGATCTGTTTGACCGACACTCTTATTCAGACCGGCCAGAGCCCTCTCAACGTCTCCGGCATTTAAGCCGCGAGCGTCTAACTCCAACATCAACGTGAGAGTATCTAGAGTCATCTAGTGGGCTCCGAGCATTGCACTCGTAACAGCGAACGAACGTCCTGGATCTATTTCTTCTTCAGATTGCTCTACCTTCAACGTGGGATACACCTGATCTAGTGCTAACTGCGCACCTTTTTTCATGTGTGGAACAAGTAACCAGCGTACCGCCGTCGCAAACCTCTGATCCTGACTCAAACCAGATTCCTTGTAACGACGGAGCAACCAGGCCACCTTGCGGAGTGTCAGACGACGGAAATCGTCTTCGGCAAGGCCGTTAGAAGCACACAGCGACCAAATACTCAGGCACCAGGAAGCTCGACTAGCACGGGCCCCTGGTCCTGCACTGTAGGGTCCGCTACGGACTCACCGCCTTTAGAGCCAATAGCATCGACCTCATCGGTAGTAGGTGCATCTTCTGACTGGACACCGGCCAGTGCCATCATAAACGGCCACATGGTTTCGAGATCCAGCAACCTGCCGACCTGTTTGAGATCCAACTCGGGATGGTGATCGGACAAGGTTGAAAAAACCAGCGCTCTGAACTCGCGCATGGGTATTTCTTTCAGAACGTTGAAAACCCGTTCCGCAAGAAGCTTCTTCTTCTCGTCGGGCTCCAACTTTGTTTCGTCGATGTCTTCCTTACGAGCACGACGAAACGCGTCGAGGAGCCTGTACAGAGAATCGTAGAAGCTCCCCCCTTTCATTACTTCTTCATACGTCGCCCACGCATTGCCGTTGATGGCCAAAACGTAGGTACACCCGTTAACGATTACTTCTCTGGACGGGCGTAGTATATCTGATCGCGGCACAATATCCCCTTTCTTTTTTGGATCCTAATGATAAAACTTAGCCCTGCAAACCACTCTCGCGATCTCCAAAGCTACTTGATCTGAATGGTGCTTGACCATATGGTTGGAAACACGAAGCAACTTGTAACCGGCGTCCTTGAGCCTCTTGGTACGAAGCACGTTGCGATCTGTCCCTACGCAATCGTCAACCTCCAACGCAACTTTGTACTCGTACAAATAAAAATCGACGATCACTCCAACAAGTGGCACTTGAAACCTGTATCTTATATGCAACTCTTGGAGGATCTCTTTTGTCAGAGACTCTGATAGCGTTGGATTGCGTCTGTAAAATTTTGCTTGGGACCTGTCTAATCTAGCTTGGTGTTCTCTACTCTTTACCTTACCGCGATGCGCTGCACTCATCTTACGCTTAGACGCCGATGAATGCTTCTTACCCAAATGCGCTGCACGCATCTTTTGTATGGATACAGCACTGTGTCTCTTGCCGAAAATGGCTTCGCTTAGCTTTTTCCTGGTAGCAGCTGAAACCACTTTTCCACGATGAGTCTCACTAATAGCTTTGCGATGCTCAACAGAAATCAACTTACCGCGATGCACTTCACTCATCTTGGCACGGTACTCGGGATTCTCCCAACGCTTCTTTAACTCTCCGGATCTGTTCACATTGGATTATACCGCATCTTTAGCCCCTTTCTACTACATCATCCACCGTTTACGGCTGCAATGCTGTTGAAAATGCTGATTCCGACATTGACGCCTAAAACGTTATCGACAGGCGCGTCAAATTCGTGGCGCATCACTTGGCCTTCGAAAGTCAGGTTGCCTGCGGCACTCGGAAACAGTACCTGCATATCCCTGGTCAGAAGGTTGACCATCAGATACCACAACCCGGTAGCGAACGCGTGCAGAGCGTCGGCTGGATCATAGTTCATGGGGAACGTGATTTCACCTGGATCGATCAGGACGGCCAGCTTCTTTCTCCAGTACCCCAAAACCGAGTGCGTAGTAATGTCTACGATCTCGGCAGTGGTTGATGGTCCGGAAATTGACCTCACTTCACCGACCGTGCTGTAAACTGGCGGGCTGGCCGTGCTCCCGATGCGGAACAGAGTGTTCTTTGCAGAAAAAATCGCCATGGTTAAGCTCCTCTCTGAATGACTGGTAGTGGCTCCTTGTATCTGGGTAGCCGATTGTGAATGTTGGCTAGATTCACCAACACCTGAAAAATGCGCTTGGCACGCTTACATAAAGCGGCCTCCTGCACTCGTGAAATCTCGTGGTTCAACAGCAGTCCATATGGATTGACCGCGCGCACTTCTTCTTGGATCTCATGTAGAAGCCTCGTAGCCTCGATCAGTGGCTGCGGAACTGCGTGCATAGAACTACAAACATCGATGAGGATCGCAATCCTTTCGGGTGATGGATCGAAGCCTGCACGCTTCGAACTCATTTCATAGTTTTCGAGTAGTATCCTGGCTGCGTGCAGCGACGCGGCTGTTGGACGATAGCCGATTTGCTTGAGCTTGTGTATCCCGGAAGCCCACATGGAGCCTCCAAGACGCAACTCGTTGGCTATATGATTGTGCAGTTGATCTGCTTCTTTTAGAAGCTTGTTCTCCACAAAAACCTCACTAGTCGAATTTGATTGGTTGATTCAGATGGTTAAATAGCACATTCACTGGTGGAGCTCCCGTTACTCCGGTCTGTCCCATCCGACTGTGCATGGCCTCATGTCTGGTGATCTCGTGGATGTTGTAGGTATCGAAGCCACAACCAACACGACACTGATACCTGGGTTGACCTTCCCACAGAAAATCCGGTTCCCGCCCGGTAGTATTCTCCGGAACTGCTTTGGCGTCAACTGGGGAAGGCTGAACGTTTCTTTCTGCTTCACTCATTGCCACTTCTCCTTTATCCAAGACTCGTAACACTCGTTGGGCTTTGGTTTGCCGTGAAAGCACACTACCTTGGCGTCATTTGGTGGACGACCTTCTTTACGGCAGTGTGTCTTGTAGCTGGCAATCCAACCTGCTGGCCAGAACGACAACTGATCTGGCGCTACAACCTTTGTCATCCATTCCTGATCTCCCCAGAATTTCTTTGGGACCTCGGCTGTGAAACTTGTCCACACCTGAGGTAATGATCCGGTCTCCAAAAGATAGCATGCACTATTGAGATACTGCGGCCTTAGCCAATCGTAGGTCAGTACCAACGGTCCTGAGCTCTCGAACAGATGATCTAATGGTCCGGTTATAACAACATCTAGATCAAGAACTAGAACTCGCCTCGCTAGCGAAGTAGCCTCGGGCTTGAATACTGCTAACTTGTTCCACCAACCTGAAAGACCCGGTTGTAACGGAAGATATGAACACTGTAATCCGTATGGATCGTCGGTTAGACAGATGAAAGAATAAGGCAATGACAGATTCCGACGAACCATGGACGCAAGACGGTTAGCATACTCGAATCCGTACTTTGGTCCCCACTTGATACAAACGACTGCTAGGTCACTCAAAACAGCATTCTCCTCATGCAATAGCACCCTCTAAGAACCTGTCTAGGAACTCGCAGGCACTATCGACAGATACCAAATGGTAGTTGAATAGGGTTTTTGTTACTCAGGACGTTGTAGAGGCTGCTACACTTCTACACTACGCCATATAAATTCAAACCGATAAAGTGACCTGGCCCGTACGCATCCATCAAGCGCTTGCATTCTTGTTCTTGCCATACTGGGCGATCTCCGATGTCTATGTACTTCATGAGATCTTCGTAACCGGTCCACCAAGTCGGATGCACCGAAGATACTGCGACGTTTGTTTCGTCTATAGCCTGATGGTACTTTCGATCTACGGCATCGACTGTCTCACGATCGGGCCACCTCACACGTTCTGTCATCTTATACAAAGCGTGCTTGGCCTTCAGACGCCGGCGATTGACAAACTGCAAGTGCATCACACCGCCTGAATTACTGAATGGTCTGTGTTGTGCAATAGTAGAACCAAATGGATGGCGATGATGGAAGTCGTACCCGGCCCTGGTCTCCCATCTCAACGTAGGATGATCTTTAAATACTGTTGACAACCAAACACGAGACCAAACTGATCTGTCTGACCGATAGAACTCGAGACTCTTCCAACAAGCTGGCATCCACGCCTCGAGAACCAAACCTGGTGTCAGCTTTTCGGAAGCATCTCGAATCACTGGTAGAAGATTGTTAGTCAGAACCTCGTCTGCATCCACGATAGCAAAATGCGTTCCACCTGCAGCTCGACCCGCGTCTAGCATCCGTTGGCGGTATTGCATCTCGAACCAGACAGCGTTGTCTTCTCGGATGCGAATAAGCTTACCTGGATATTCGGATTCGATCTCAGATAGGATCTCGGAAGTACGATCACTGGAAGCATGGTCGAAGACTACTAACTTGTCGCACCACTTCAAAGCTACACGAGCAGTAAGACCTACAACCCAGTCTTCGTTACGGCACAGCATCAAACCGACTAGAAACACAAATGCTCCTTTACATCCCTTGAGTAACGATCACTGTCTCCGGATCTGGAACTGGTGTGCAGTAACTAAAGAACTTCGGACAGTACGTGGACTTCATTCCCAACTTGTAACTGATGATAGATGCGGCGGGTTGGTCGTGCCTGTGCCCGAGCACTCGCGGATCTTCGGATACGAGTCTGTTCTTGTTTGTCCATTGGCCTACAAACGTTCCTCGATCAGCGGCTTCTTTCCACAACCTCAAGAACTTCAAGCTACGTTCGTCTTTGAGGTACAAGCAAACACATCCACCTATCACCAACGAGATCTTGAAAGCCTCTTCTCGACTGGTACCAAGAATCCTCAACGCATGGTCGGTACACCACTGCCCAACGCTCCAACCGCAAGTAAACAACAGATACCCGCTGCGTTCTACTTCTTCGATCATTGACTCCAATGGTCGGATAGCCCAACAGGAAGCATCGAGCCATATAACCAAATCGTGACCTTGTCTAACGGCTTCATACAACGCATAGACTTTGAACGCATACGGATTCTGTTGGTGGGATAAGCACCCGACGGGATACTGATTCAGGCCTAGAAACGCTCCTTGGTAACCTTGCGCTTTCAAACTGGATCGCAACCGTTCCTGTCCGCGCAGATACCAGCCCCGACTAGTAGCGAAACTGACTACACATGGACTCACTTTACTTTACTGCATTACGCAATATAGAACCCAACCTCCTGGCCTCAGAAACTGTACCTGGCAACTTTCCTTCCGACACTGTACCGCCGTGCTTGTCTTTCAGTTCCCAAAAATTCTCTTCACGACCTGGTCCTGTGGATAAGCGTAACTTATGACCGGAGCTGTGCTCAAAGTTTGCTATTGACTGCGTAGCTGTACCAGAACCTTGTTCTTGAGTTGCCTTATGCCTAAAACCTGCATCTTTCGCTTCCCTACGAACTTCCATTGCACGACCACGATGACCTCCAGCTATTTCACCGCCAATTTTCCCTGCACCACTACCTCCTCGTACTCCAAAACTTGCTCCACCTCCGCCACCAGATGAAAACTGACCTTGAGTGTCGTGATGGGGATTGAACTTGGCAACACGCTGTTGGAGGCTTTTGATGCGTTCTGATGTAGTCATAGGCCCTCCTGATCTCGGTCTGGAACGTTTCGATATGCACTACCGATGGTTGGATCTTTTACGCCACCTGGCGTTCCTATCTGTTCGAACAGTTGCGGATACAAATCCTGGTCTTGCGGCTGGTCTCTTCCGTACTGGCACGCTTCTCGATACAATCTGTACCCATACCGATGTGCAAGATTCGTCAAGATGGCTTGCTCGCACCGATGCTCGTGCAACTCGGGATGCTCTGGAAGTATGAGACTCGGATCAAAAGTAGTAGCTGATGGATTGACGCAGTACGTCAACCACTCCATGAGAAATTGCTGCGGCTTCCATCGACCTTTTTGGAACACAAAGAATCTGGCGACAGCGTGCTGGACATCTCGATACCGCGGCTCGTCTTGACCCATCACGATAAAGCAATCACGCTTGCACCAGCAATTATTCCAACAGCCTACGGCATTAAACAACATGATGCCGTCTTTTTTGACTTCTTCAAACAGCACAGAGAAGTCTGCGATAGGATGCGTGTCTCCATCGGTAAACAGAATGATGTCTCCGTCTTGCACACGTGACAGAGCGTCCATCATCACATACGGCTTCCAAGCGAACCAACCTACACCGCGGGACGCATGGTGATCCCACAACCAAGTATTGTGTCTGCGGAACTCCGTCTTACTGAGCCACAAGTCGTCGTAGACCCAAACCTCATCGGCACCCAACTTCGGAGCGTCACGAACGGTTTGACCTATAACCTCGTTATATGACGACCCGCCGAACGTGATGTAGATTTTTCTCATGTACTAAGCTGTTGTGCGCTGCAAGTCGGAAGACTGATAATTGCCCGAAGTACCGTCTTTGAATCTGACTATATGGAACTCACCGGATGGAGCTGAAGTAACAATCTTGCCGTGTTTACCTTTACCTTTAACTGGACCTTTAACCTTAACCGAATCCCCTTCGGTCAACTTACTCCCGAACATGCGAGCGCTGCCTCCACCACCGCCACTAGAACTAAACTGTCCCTGCGCATCATGATGGGGATTGAACTTGGTTAGCAGAGACTCAACTCGATCGTTGAGCTGTACAATACGCTCACTTGTCATTTGCACACTCCAAAGTCAAAATTCATACTCGCACGTCTAGCAGCAAATGCCTCTTTGTGCGCTGGATCTGATACATGGTCTGGGGGCTGGAAATCGCCTCGCCAACAGACCGCTACCATTTGTGGTGTATCGTAAATACGACAGTGCATCCCACCTGTACCGTGGTCTTGCAAAAGATACTTGACCGCCTCTAACACCGGACCGCCGAAGTCGTGAAACGCAATCACACCACGTGGTCTCAATCTCGATAACGCGAACTGGGCATCCAACTGTGGTACCGGAGAATCGTGGTCACCGTCAATAAAAACCCCGTCGAAGAAATCCTGATCCCCGATAACGGAATACTGATCTGATCGAAGAGCGACAGGGTGAAGTATAGCAGTGTCTGCCTTAGCATTGGGGGCATCGTACTGACGCACGTTATCCATGTTCTCCAACCACCGCTCAAAGAACGCACGCTCTCTCAATCTTGGCTCAAGCATCAATACACTACGCACACCGGTCAGGTGGGCGATGTGCGCACCGCTCCAACCAGTTTGACTTCCGATCTCGAGCCAGTCGCCTTTAATCCTGTGAGCGATCTCCCAAAGTATAGCAGCCTCGTCGGCACTGATCCAACCGGGCACTGGTGGAAAGTCCGGATCACAGAGGATCTCATGATCGTAGCCTACTACGATTGGTTGTGCATGTACGAAACAGGACCTAAGATCTGGTCCGTGGATAAGATTAGAACGATAGTTATACATGTCTCACTCGGCAAACCAACAATCATTACACGGCAGCGGTACTGTTGGAAGTATGGTCTTCCAATCGATCTGTGGCTCTAACGGTGTAGCAGTTGGAATCCCCGGGCCTACGCAACAGCCGAAGAACTTCCCGTCGGCATAGGCGCACCCGTCAGAAATGAAACACGCTCTCGAACACGGCTTACCTTCTGCCCGACGGATACGCGGTACAAAATTTGCTCCGTTTGGTCCGGCATTGTACATACCGACCTTCACGCCTCGACCTAACAGTGCGTTCAACGCCTGGTGGTTATCGCCGTAGTCACTAAAGTCTACCCAGGTAAAATGTTCGACAATGGTATCCAAATGCGCTATCACCCGATAACCGTTCGTGTTCATGGTCAGCGTCGTACAACCGAACAACTCTCTGAACCTCGGTACGAACTCAGCGAACTTCGGATGTGCTGTTGGTTCTCCACCTGTTAAATTGATGCGTTCGATGCCTTGCAACCATTTGGCAGCAGTCTCAAAGTACGACCAATCATGGTGGCCTAGCACTCGATTGATGCCTACACCCGCGCAGCAATCGGGACAACGCTTGTTACAATGCGTCGTCAGATCGAGATTGACTGTATGGATCACGGCATGGCCAGAATCAGATTGTTACCGTCGTAGTACGGACAGATGTAACCTAACCCGGTAGCAATCTGTAAGATCTCACCTTCATGGTGATCGTGCTCAACGCATATGCACTTCGGTCTCATAGCTGCCAACGGAAAGCGCTTGAACAATTCAGTTGACGTGCCCTCTGTATCAATACTGATGAAATCGAAACCGCCGAACTGATTGAGAATCTGCTCGACAGTAATCTGCGGTACCCAGAACCGACCGGTAAAGTCTGCATGAGCTTTCCACTTCTCGTAGTTCTCGTCCTGAGTAGTAGATATGGCATCGGGACTGTTATAGAACTGGATTAGACTCTGATCTAAACCCACGGCTGCCATGATCAGCGACAACTTATCGTTGCCTCGATGTCTATCCGACAGTGCCATGAACGCATTGGGAGACGGTTCGATGAGAACTCCACCCCAACCTCGCTCGACCAATGCTAATGTATTGGAAAAGGTCTTACCATCGAACGCTCCGATATCGAGAAACCTCCCGACATGGTCTCCGAAAATTTCCAGGATAACCTTCTCTTCACCTTTTTGGGAATATGGCATTTTCTTATGCACTGTAGTTACTGTTCCGTAACAGCAGATTATAGTCAAACTCCTTTACGATCTCCCAACCTGGAAGCATAGCCAACAACTCCGCACGGTTGGCCTGTCCTTCGTACATCTCATGGTCGTCGGCTTCGATGAACAAGTAACGCGTTCTGCTTAGAGCCTCTCGGCCACCTTCAATCACATCTCGTTCGGCACCTTGCACATCCACCCAAAGCAACTCTACCTTTTCGAGTTTCTCGGTCTCATACAGATTGTCCAACGTAACGCATTGCACCTCAACGGTCTTCGGAAACGTACACCAGGGAAAGAACTCGAGATGCTTCTTCGGCTTCCGAATTGAACTGCTAGCTGTTCCATAACCGATCTCGTTCTCACACAGGTGTAATTCAATTGTACCTGAATGAGCTGCAACAGCAGCCTCGTAGAAGTTTGTAATACCGTTGAAACCGTTCTCGCGAATATAATCGGCGTTACGCGGATCGGGCTCTAGAGCGATGTATCTTCTGGCGTGAGGACTCATCCAAGCTGCGTCTTCGGCATGGAAGGTTCCTAACTCCACAACAGTTGGCTTGTCTGCGGCCTTCAGAATCTCAATGATAGCTTGCTGTATGTCGGACACCAGCTGCTGCTCGAGAGTAACCTCTGCAACTTGATCTACAATTTCCTCTTGCACCGTTTCACCTATGTGTTATGATTCGATTATGATCTACAAAAAAGTGAGACCTAAATTCGACTTGACCGGGCAACGCTTTGGACGTTTAGTTGCTCTTGGAGCTGTTGGACGGAGACCTAACGGGATCGTTTGGAAATGTAAATGTGATTGTGGCAAAACAACTTCTGTTCCGGCCTGCAATCTTAGGTGTGGCGGAACTAGAAGTTGTGGATGCTTGAAACACGAACTGCTAGTCTCTGCAAATCCTAATAGGTCTCACGGCCTCAAATGGGAAATTGCCTCTAACAAACGACTGCGACAAGTATACCACGCATGGGTTAGTATGAAACAACGTTGTCACAATCCAAAAAATGCAAACTACAAACAGTACGGCGCACGAGGCATTTACGTCTGTAAAAAGTGGCGACATGACTTCGTTGCGTTTCTAAAAGATATAGGACTCCCGCCCAAACGCAAATTGACTATCGACCGTTTAGACAACGATGGTCCTTATGAACCTGGCAACTGTTCTTGGGCTACACCGTTTGCTCAAGGTCAAAACCGGCGGACAAAACAGACTTAAGTAATGGCTCATGCCCTGGAAATCCTGCTGCTGCGCGTTGTTCGAATAGTGCTCTAGCTGACGACCAATCCAATCTAGCCTCACTCAAATGAGGAGGCCTCTTCCCACCTTCGCGCATCCAATGATGGTGATATTGGCAAATATCCTTAGCGTGTCTTAGCACTCCGAGCTTCAACGCAACCTCATGAAGTTCTTGATCGACAAAAAAATGCAACCAACCTGGCCACAGAGGACCTTGGCCTCCATACATACGCTCGCAGAACTCACGACCGATCCATGGTGAAGAACACACCCGCTCTTCGGATGACTTGCCGTTCTCAATCATCCAACGATCACCTGTCGGTTGCATGACCCCGAATGTACCGTTGAAGTTCTTGAAGAACTTCGCCTCCAACTCTTTTGGATCACGCCTTGGATCTGGATCGATGTCGTCCCCGCCTGTTACGATGATACTTATGGATGGATCTTTGAGAACGATCTTACACAACCAATTGACTGACTCGGCGTAACCTGTATATGGACGATACAGAACGAGATCTGCATCTACCTCCGGTTCTCCAACCTTTTCGGGATCTCGATGGACTGCTACACCGTAGCCTAGTTCTCGCCATTTGTGCAAACACACATTAGCTTCGGCAACTGGTCTAGCTGAAGGTATGCAATACCAAACACTCACAACGCCTCCCTAAGCACACTCGTTAGTGATTTGTACGGCCACAACTTAAGAGCTGATTCCTTCGAAGTGTTTATAACCTCGACTCCGGCTTCTTTCAACGGCGCAACAGCGTTCTGAAAAAGTGGGAGCATGGTGTGCTCAAACACATTGGCATATCCAGCCTGCGTCTGTCTCACGTGCTGGTGCCCGGGGTGCCAATGTGTTCTGCCGTCGACCACTCGCATGTCTACACCTAACAGCACGATGCGCTTGACACCGAAATGAAACGCTACCTGCATGGACTGGTACGTTCCGTTGGCTCCGGTATACAATGCACCTGGATCGTTGCTCCAGCCGATCTGTCCGGCGTTTCTCAAACGCTTAACTGCACCATCGACCTCCACCGTTGTTACGATGTATCGTCCTTCGAATGACTCCATCACTCGCTGTTTATGGTACATGTACCATTTGGAATCTGCGAAATACAACACATCGGCGTGTGGAAAGATCTGATAACTGTTGTTGATGGCAATGACTCGACGACCAAATAGTGGACGAAGATCTTCTCGAGCTAATGAAGGACCTCCACCTAGTATGAATGCTGTCTCACCGGACCACTCTGGCGGAACCACCCAATAGGACATTTAGACTAAAACAATCTCTTCCTTGACCAGTGCTTCTTTCAAATTACAACTCGGCCAAAAAGTAAGTGCTGAACCTTCTGTGGCGTTTATTACCTCTACGCCTCGATCACGTAACGGCCCTACCAGACTTTTGAACTTCGGCAGGAAAGTACTCGACAAAACAGCTTGATATGACTTGGCTGGTTTTCCGTGTCCTTCATGCCAATGAGTAGATTGTCCTGAAACACGCATGTCGTAGCCTAACAAAATAATTCGCTTGGCTCCGAAGTGCGCTGCAAGATGAATAGCCTGATAGCCGCTGTTGGAACCCGTTCGCAATGCTCCTGGATCTGGATCGAAGCCTGGAACACCTGTGATGCGAAGTTGCTTGACGAACTCCGGCACTCGACGAGCTACTGTAACGATGTACCTACCTCGAAAAGTCTCCGTTATGTCTCCGCACTTCTTTCGCCACCATGACTCGTCTGCAAAGTACAACACATCGGCGTATGGACACAAACGGTAACTGTCGTTTATCACTATCACACGACAACCCTGCAAGCAACTCGCATCGAAACCGCGTAGCGATGGTCCACCTGCTAGAATCACACAGGTCTCACCGAACCATTCTGGAGGCACAACCCAATAGGACATTATCTTCGCATCATGACTCGGAACTCACAAGTCAGATTCGGCCGCTGCTTAACATCATACCAACCGATGGGTGCATCGTTAGTTGCCATCGTGTAGATGTAAGCCCTTCCACCTAAAGTAAATGAAGCGTTGTGTAATGCTGTCCAACACTCTTGCCACTTTTCGCGTGCAATCTCGTACTCAAGTGCGCTGGCCCTGATACGCACCTGGAATTGCATCTGCGCATTGTTTGGTCCGTAAGTATCTGGAGCTGGGCCTAAGAACGGAGTCTCGTTAATTACAATTACCTGATCTGGTGTATCTGGAACTCGCGCTTTGTACAAAAGCCAACCGGTCTCCACTAAACCTGGAATCCCCAACAGGAAGGCTTCGATGTCGTTGAGTGGCTGCCCCATAACTTATTTACTGCGGTTTGCTCTGTTCACTGCTGCCACGATACGACGAGGAATGTTTGAAATAGCCTTAGCCAGCGGCTTAGACAAATACTTCGCTTGGCCAACTGGATGATGTGCGTTGAGGTTCTCGTGGACGATGATGGCGTAACTTACACTCGGACCGCCGTACGTTAGATCGACTTTGAAATTGGTAGGAGTGTTCTCTTTCACTGCGACTTGTCCTGTAGATCTCAAAGCGCCGGTATCCACTGGAACAAAGTCTTCTTTGGAACTTGCCATTACCTCTTCTGCGATTTGATACAACTCGCGACGTGCTACCTGACTTGACAGATCTGCTGCGGACATGACCTTTCGCAGAACACGATCTACATTTTTCAAACTTGCGCCGGCCTTAGCCATTGTAGCACTCGTTTGGCCCTATCTGGGACCTGTCGGGCACTCATCTTGGTTATTGGATGGTAGTTGGAGATGGTTTTCGTTACTGTAACCGCTGGAGAGGCTGCTACGCTGCTCCTAAATACACTTTTACATGGTGGTCTCCGCTCTGATCCGTCGGACGCTCCCAGTTGACTATGATTCCTAATGATTCTCCGTTCTGACTGAACTTATCGTCGAGATCAACAATAGTTGGCAAACCTAGAACCCAGATGACTGTACTAGCAAACGTGTCTGTACCTGGTTGACGAGCATTGGCTACGCGCACAGTCTTCTTAACTACGCGACAACGATACGATACGATCTCATCGTAAATAGGCTTCGTGTACTGATCTCGATCCAGAACCTTCTGGTAATCGACAGTGGCAGGACACAGAACCAACCAATCACTGGCAGCCATATTCTACTCGCCTTGATTGTTGTGCATTCCAACAGTGAACGCGGGCTTGACCCGGTCGGTATCTGTCTCGTCAATCTCTTTATCCGACCTGCGAATGCCCCCTGCATAAGGAGTGGCTAGACCGAGCCCGCCTTTGGTGGTAGCCTGCATCCTTAGCTTGACCGCTAAATCGGTGTAAGCCTTTTGGCGCTGACTGTAACTTATACTCAAATCACCAATGGACTGATCTACTAGCCGCCCATACTTCGCTGCAAGCTGTTGGGCCCCTTGAGCCGCGGCATAGTAGACTGAACTTGAGTTCTCAGATAGCAACCAAGCTATCTCCGCATCGAGCAACTGCTTGTCCTTTGAATCTGTATCGCCCAACAGAAAACGAACAGAGTCTGTTGGACTCGCTGCGGGATTACCGGAATAGGTCCAAGACATGATGGCCTCAAACTGGTCGAATAGCAAATTCTAGTATGCGTGGATCTTCCATACCGGACACAGTTACTACAAGCAGACTAACTGAATACACTTGGCTAGAAGTGCCGCCAGAAACTGTAACTGAAACTGTAACACCGAAAAAAGACTCTGTGACCTTGGTTAGTCCGGATGGAAACGTCCATGTAGCACTGACTATTGGATCGACCATCCAAAGATACGCACCGCCTGCAACGAAAGCGCCGTTACCTGCAATCGGACTGGATAGTGCTGCGTCTGCGTATAGTTCGTACGTGGTAGGACTCACGTACTTAACATATCTGAATCCGTTGGGTGACGTGTTACCCAACGACCCGGCAATGAACACCGGAGTACCGTTTGGTAAAGACGTCGGAAAGCCCTGCTTGATTGTAACAACCACTGGACTGGCATTGGAAGCGGCTGTTATGAGAACCTTTTCTCGGCCTTGAATACGAAGGAACTCAGAATAGTCGATCGTGTACGTTTTTCTGGCCCCTGCGGCCTTTTCGATGGTCGTGATGGAATCCAACAGAATAGACATAAGCGCTATGCCTTAAACTCGCGATCCTCGAATGGAACCTGTATGTTGATTGGTTCCTCTACGACAACATCAAATATACGATCCTCAAATTGGGACACTAGTACACGATCCTCGAACGCTGCTAGCAACACCCGATCCTCAAATGGAACTTGCAGTATAGCATCGGGAACTATTATGCCCCATTCTTGAGTGTAGGCAAAAATTCTTAGTGCTGCACCCGGCATCTAGTTCCACTTGTCTAATTTTTTACGTTTGTTGAAACCGCCACCGGCTGCAACAGCTGTACTGCCTAGCGACCCGATCCACATGAAGGTAATCGATCCACTGGTGTTTGGTGTTACAACCTTATAATTGATCTCATCTGTGCCCGAAGTGATCGTGTCCGTGTGGACTGAATCGTTCTTTAATCCCGTCTGGGCTGCGGCGTAGCTAAAAGTCTGGGTACCGTCCGCTGTGTTGTCGCGAAATGTCACAACGGTGTCACTGGTCGCGATGGTATTGGCGGAAACGTAGGCCCCAAATTCTTTCGCCGTAAACGTGAATCGTGGCAGATACTGGGCGTTTATCTCGGTGGCGTTCTGGCTGGAAAATAGGTCGCCGCTTGGAGCATAATACCTAGTTGTGTTGAAGGATTGCGCTGTACCTGGCTGCGCATCGCTGGACTCAAGAAAAAAGGTTGAGTTAGTAGCGACAAGAGAACTAGACACGATCCGGGCGGTGATAGTGCCCGTCCCGGTGAGGGTGCGGATGAAGTAGTTATAATCGTCCCCCGCCGCCAGGGTGTCGGTATGGGTCGTGTCCTCCTTTGTGCCCGTCTGGGTGGACGTGTAGGTCACGAGCTGCGCCCCGTCCGCTCCGTTCTTGCGCGTTCCGAAAACGGTGTCAGTGGTGCGGGCGTTGGCCGATACCACCACGTTGAAATCTTGAGCTACGACGGCTGCTCTTATACGGTATTTCGTGTTTGCTTCTGTCGTAGTTACTGCTTGGCCTCCGTTCGGCGCAATGAATGTCGTAGTACTGGCTGTCGAAAAAGATAAGTTCGCACCGGCAAAAAATGTCACACAGTCTGTCGTGGTGGTCGGCGTGAACTGCGCCCCGATCTCTTTAATGATGATGTTGGTGGAGCCTGCACTGGAGCCTGTGACGATCTGCCAATCGGCCTCGTCGGTGTTGGCATAGGAGACGGAATTGGCGGTGTCTTCCTTGATCCCGGTTTGGGTCGAGGTATAGCTCACCGTCAGGGCGGTGGCTGCGCGGCTCTTGCGGAGCGTGATGGTGGTTGTCGCTGCGACCGTGTTGGTCGGGACATAGACGTACATTTTGCTGAACGTCCCAGCGTCCCGCACCGGCTGTTCCATATTGGCTTCGGTCGTATTCTGAACCAGCGCCCCGGTCAGTGGCGTATAGGTAGTGACCGGCTCCAACACCGTCACGGAACCGGCAGCCACCGCTAGAGACACGTCTGCCCAAGAGAGGGCAGCGTAAAGTAGCCCGACACCGAGAATATAGAAACAGCGATTCATTATGTTAGTACCACGATGATACAAGAACCTGTGTGACCATCAGTTCACAACCACCTTGCCTACACCAAAATTTGTATCGCAGTACGTGCGGACCTGGTTCTTCTGAGCTGTGGTCAGCGTAACCCCCACCACGCTGATCTCCAGCACGCGGCTCTCACCACTGCCAGTGAATTGCCACGAAAAGACAATCCCTGGCTTGAACTCCACAGTTCCGCTTGGACCTAACTGGGTCAAACCGAAAGAGCCTGTCTCCTTCAGCAGTTTTTCCACTAGGTTCTTCCGCTTGCCCTCGCTATTGGTGTTTGCTTGGATCACTCCATAAAGTGCATTGTCTGCCACGGCTGCGTGAGCGGGACACTTGGATACTGGTACGCCGCTCCAGGTCTGCGCTACATCGTCATGGGTCTCGATGATGATGCACGCACACGTATCTGGACGCCAGCGGTATGTCCGAACGGCGGCGAAGAGAGTGAGTGAGAAAGCTAGAGCTAAGAAAAATCGTCTGGTTATTTGCATAATTCCTTAAAGTCCTGTTGTCTCGATCCACTGATAGTTAATGTCGCAACTCCCACCCGTGAGAGTTACGCTGTTCAAATTGATTGCAAGCTGTTGAGCTGTACCGCGTAAAGTCACGGACTGACCCATAGCTGGACGCCAGATATAAATGTCGTTCGGAGTAGCAGTTCCGGCCGCCATAACTCCGATCTTGTGGGCATCGATGTTTCGGACTGTACCGTCATTTATGGTAGGATTGGCTGTGTAAGCCAAAACAGAACTCACTGCGGCAGCGTTGTTTGTATCCAACGGCCGTCCTGTAATTGTAGTAGACGTTCCGCCGGAATCTGCAGTAGTACGCATCAGCAGCAGAATATCTATAATGCCTGCGGTAGTAGCCGTACAACTCATCGACACCCACGTGACGATGACTGTATTCGTAGCGTTGCCTGAAAGAACCGCGATGTCGGTTGGAGTAGCGGCTGGAGCTAATCCTTGCTTACTAGCTGCGTACGTTGTAATGTTCAATGGGAACTGTCCGGCATACAACGTACGATACAGATCTGTAGCCAACGGAGTATTTTTCCCGGCTAGTCCTGCTGCGGGCACTTGAGCCTGCATCACTGCATCCGTAACAGCCCCTCCAACAGGAACAATCACCGGTCTGAACGATACAATAGCCGCGGCCCATGGTTCGGAAGTGATTGTAGCTGTAGCTGTAACCGAATCAAGATCTCCTAAAAAACGCGACGCAGCTGCGAAAGAAAATAAACCAGACGGAGTAGTTGGATTCTGTTGCCCGGAGTCATTGGTGAAACTAGCACCAACGGTAATCGTCTGCGCTGCTGTACCTACACCAAACACTGCAAAGGCATACTCACCTGGAGCTATGGGTGCAATTGCACCGGTAGATAGAGCCGTACCGGTACCCGTACCAGAATTTGTTTGACTTGAAATCTCTGAACTGAATCTAACTGTGCCTGCAATCTCGTAGATCTGAATTGCGATGGATGTAGCTGAACCGCCGTTGTTGCAAGTAACCGTATTAGCTCCGGCAGTAGTGGGCGTGGTCGAAAAGATAGCCACATTGAATGCACTGCCGTTGGCAACTTGAACGGCAGAAGTGTACGTGTTACTGCGAGTGTCTGAAATGGTAGGTGCAGTTCCGTTGCCGACGCCGCACGCAACGATGATAGTATTACCCGCCCCGTTGTTACTGGTAAAAGCCTTGGCTAGACTGGCGACGTTACCGGAACTCTTGTCCGCGGCTTTTTGGATGATTCGAACGGTATCCCAACGATTCACTCTTACCGGTGGAGCATCTTGAGCAGACAGGCCCATTGCAAACAAAACTGCTACTAAAACCTTGTATGTCGTGTTCATAATGGGCCTATTGACTTTGATTCTACCACTGAAGCCTCGAACTAATTGGCTGCGGTGTTGAAGACTGCATGTGCATCTGCTGCGTTCTCCTGATCCAAGTTGACGATCTCAACACGAAAGCCATCAACCCCACCCGAAGACGTTACAGCTGCAAAATCTCGATGAGGTGGCTTAAACAGCCATGGTTGAGCGGCTTGTCCGCCACCGACACCGATTGCTTCCGAACTCTCAACACCGTTGGCGATAAGAAATACTCGAGCACGATAAGTAGTCGAACACCAAACTGTCACTTGCCAGAGCTTCTGAGTCCCTAGATCCGCGGTATCGAGATTCGCCTCGGCGCCGGCTGCTAGGGCTGACGACACAACGTAATCTGAAACTGGTGTAGTAGGCGTATCCGAACCGCCACCAGTAATAACGTCAACCTGAAGCCGCCCGGTGTTGGCCGTACGAACACGGTCCCAGGTAGTTCCGTTGTAGCCCATCATGAATCCGCCGACTCCGGGAACAGTGGGATTGGCTGTAGCATCGGCGAGTACTGCGGCGGCAGGCAACTCGGTGTCCGCTGTAATGGAACCGGATGTAACAGTCACATCGTTATTGGCTCCTAGATTAACAAGCAAACCGTCAACGGCTGTACCTGGAGCGCGGTCCCATGTGGCGCTATCCCAAACCATCAGAAATGCGCCTACTGCTGGACAAGTTGGATTGGCAAAGTTGTCCGTCAAAGCTGCGGCGGCAGGCAACTCGGTATCGACAGTAACAGTGCCGGTAATCGTTACGTCATTGTTGGCTCCGAGATTGACGAGTGCTCCATCTGCTGTATTACCCGGAGCTCGATCCCAATTTGTGCCGTCAAACAGGAACGGAAAATTTCCGACGATCTGGACGTCGTTGGCTGGAGCGGGTAGATTGTCTCCACCGAGTGAAGCTCCCCAAATGTAAGATCTCAAATCCGCCATTGTTAGGTCTCCTTGGACATACCTGCTGTCCTAATCTTCTGGTCTAGCACAATAATCTGCCCCTCGGTTTGTTCAATACGTTCCTTCTCCGCAGCAATCTTATCGTGCAGTTCTTCGACGTGTAACTTTGCCTGCTCCACCGCAACCTCGTACTGCATACGTTGGATCTGCATCCGTCGCAACTCCAACTGACGTGAACGTTCCATCCCATTTGACTCAGCCATCTTTCTTCTCCGCCACCTCAACCGGCTGACTTGCTACCATCTCCCCTGTTTGTGGATTGATATTGTATCTGCCTGACAGTCCATACTTCGACAACGTCTTGATGATCCAAGACTGGTAAGCTTCTTGAACCATAAGCAGATTGTGTGAAGCGGCCTGCATAGCTGCTGAACGCAAACGGAACTCAACCAGATCTCCGGGACCCATCTTCGGATGAACAACCGGAGCAGGAACCGAAATTGGAGTTGCCTTAGACTTCTTTGCCTTGATCTTATGTCTCACGAATCAACCTCATCCCACCATATGGTGGCATATACGTTAGCCGGATTCTCCGGATCGAGATTTGTTACCGTTACACGGAAGTTCTCATCTACGCCGTTACCAACCAACTTACAGAAGTTCTTATCTGGTGGTCTGAAATAGTCGTTGGGATCTTTACTTAGGCCTCCCGTAAACCTCGTACCAAACTCCAACTCAATGGCTCCGTCCCGTGACTTGAAAACCCACTTACAAGCAACTGAAGATGAAAAGTCTGCGCCGATCAACTTTCCTGTCTTGCTAGCAGCGATGGTTGTACCGTCTAAATCGACTGAGCTTCCAGCTGCAAGATTGTCTGAAGATAGAACATCTCGTACCGGATACGCCGCGACTAATGGTGTAAAACGTTCACGGTGTCTTTCCTGACCGTCATACAGAACAACTTCTGTATCGGTCTGTTTACCCGAACCTTCCGGGCTGGGCATTCCGATGAAGCCGTCGGCCATAGCATCCTTTACGCGTACGCTGGCAAGTACTGACTACGAATCTGATCGAGAGTCGCCTTAGGAAACGCTGCAATTCGACTATCCGGACTGGCGTTCACAACAAAAGCGTGATTTGCTGCTAATGACATTACAGTTGTATTGAAATTCCTAGCCCACTCTTCGTGCTCGGACTGACCTCGGCCTCTGGATGACCAAGAATAGTCTGGATACCAGCGATCCGTACCGCTGTAATCAAAACCTAACAGAATGATCTGCTTGGCACCTTTGAGAGCCGCAAGGTTAAGAGCAGCATAACCACTCGTACCGCCAAAATGTACACTACCTTGAACTTCACTCAGACCCAACAACCGAAGACGAGTAAGATACTGCACACCACGAAACTCGCCGCGTTGATCTGGTGGTATGGCCAAATACCTTTCACCGCCGAACGATTGGATATGTTCCTTGCGATTGGCCATCCACATAACGTCTGCTGAAAACAGAGCAGTTGCCCAGGGCAGGTATCGACTGGCGTCGTTGATGGTTACCACCACCTGCCCCCGCAACAACTCGAAGTCAAAGCTGCGCAGAGACGGGCCTCCTCCTACGAGGAAAACCTTATCCCAGGGCATTCTCCAACCTCTTTTGCATATCCCGCTTACTGCCTGTAGTATCGAGCTTCAGCGACTTGCACTTGGCTCGAAGCTGGTTCATGGACATCGAAGCCAGATCCAAAACCTTTTCTTCCTTTGGTTCTGCTTCTTTGACCTGTTGGGCCGCCTTGCGGACCGGTTGCACGGTCTGCGTGGCTGGCACTACATGAAGGTAACCGGTCCGACACATCTGCAAAGCTATCTGCCTTGCTTGCGAACCGTCCGATGCCAAATCTCCGAGAGTAATTACATCGCCTGGTTGCTTCTCGACTCCGCTGATCGTAAGTTGTCGAGCTGCTTTGAAGGCAATACTCGGATCATCGACATTGATAGACGACACGGCTGGTTGCACCAGCGCTGGCATAGGTACTCCTTTCCTTTACGCGACGATGCTGTCGAAGAAATAGCCTAGATCGGCTGAGATCTTCTTTTGATCGAACGCCATCTCGATCTCCACCCGATCCGATGCCAGTGCCTCCATACGGAAGCGCTTGATGCGGTTCCCTTGAGCACCGGCGCCGAGATGACCTGTCCAGCTGAACGTGTAGCCTGAAGCTGGGGTCATCAACCCGGGTGATGGAGGTGAATAAAAGAGCCCTACCTTTTTCCCACCGATGAAAGAATGGGTGGCGGTAGCTGCTCCTTCTTTCGCCGTGTTCTCGATTGACTTCATGATGAACACGCGATCAACCTTGAACAGTGCTGCGATCTCCGTCAGGTCGACCATAGCTGGACCGTTGGGAGTCTGCCCGTACTTGACCCGATCGACGAACTGCGGATGGTTGACCAAGTACTTCAGGACCGAGTAACCCATCACGAGCGTGTTGGGCTCGAAACCGGTAGACTGAAGAACAACTTCCTTACCGGCCCAAATGTTCTCAATGGGCGTGGCGTTGGCATTGTTCCACTGAAGCACCTGACCGGAGCCCGGAGCTGAAGCGACGCCGGTGATATCCGTAGTCCAGATACCAGTACCGAAGAACTTCGACACGAACAACTTCTCTCTCTTGATCAGAGCCTTCAGCGTTACAAAGGCTGTTGCTTCCTGATCGAGATTGATAGGTACGTCGGCGTTCGAACGGACCTGATCGGGAATATCCTGGTGGAAAGCGTACAGATGGGCAAAGTACGTATCGGTACCGGGCTTGTAACCGGAACCGACCGACTCTGTGCTCACCGCACGAACCTCCATCTCGTCCCGGTTCCAGTAAGCGTGGTCGTACGTGTAATAGCTGTCCGACTGCTTCTGAACGGGAATGTTGGGAAAGACATCGGCCGCAATGAAATTTTTCTGGTCCTGGATATAAGCGACCGAGAAATTCGTTAGCGGACGGTTGACATGGACATCGCCTGGAGTTGGCAGAGGCATTTATTTTTTCTCCTTTCGTTTTTGAAACTGAACTGCCGACTCCTTATGGAGCGACTGAACCCCTCTTGTTAAACACCATGGAAACGATCTGTCCAGCTGCGGTAGCTGCTTCCCTGGCACGACCGAGAACGTAATCCCCGGTAGCTGCGGCGATGGCTCGACCGACTGAATCGGAACCGAGATTGGCGTTCGCGGAGAACGCTGCACCGGCCTCGATCTTTGTCAAACCATCGCCTACCATGACGCAGGCTGCACGATCAATTGCTGCTGGATCGTCCTGCAAGACACCGATGGCGTTGGCACCGTCACCAGCGACATCCACGCGGCCGTTGCTGTCCTGATTTACGAATCGATACTGCTTGGCTGACAGATCACCGGCGGCGGGGAACGTTAGTGTTTTACCCAGATTCTCTACTGCCATAAGCGGTTACTCCTTTCTTTGTGATTTGGTTACTGCCTGGTGCTTCCCACTGCTTCGGCAGCCAATTCGGGATTGCGCTCCATGGCCAACGTGTAACCTTTGGCCAAAGTCACCTTCTCGTCCTGGCTGATTTTCTTGCCGATGGCTTCCAACTTGGCGTGTGGCGTGTTGCCGTTCCCTTCGCCTGGCTGGTCGCTACCTACGGCCTTGGTTAGCTTGCCAAGAGCCGCGTCGCCGGCCTTCATAAAAGTCACGACCTTCTCGGCTTCGGCTTCTCCGAGCTTGTCGTACAGCGACTTCATGATGAGACCTTTTTCTTCCGGCTTCCCGGGAGTATTGGGCAACTCGGTCTCGGCCCGCTTCGTGAACTCGATGACCTTCCGGGCATCCGCTTCGCGCTTGGCGATCTCGTTGGCTTCCTTGGCCGAAGTCTCGGCATCGGTTGCGCGCTTTTCGAGAGCTTCCATGCGCTTCTGGATCTCGGTCGGCACCTTGTTGGCCTTCTCGATAGCTTCGGTCATCTGGTTCTTGCGAACCTCCGACGTGGCTTCCAAGAACGCGTCCTGCCCTTCCTCGTTGAGCTTGCTGAAGTACTCCTTCTCAGCGTCGTTCAACTTGGAAATGGCCTCGAATCGAACAGCAGCGGCCTTGGCGACTTCGAGCTCTTCTCCGATGGTCTCCAACTTCTCGACCTTGGACTCGAGTTCTTCCAAGTGCTTGTCGATCTCTTCGGGTGTCATATCTTTTGCTGGCATCTGTACTCCTTTCTTTGTTTATCGGATAACTGAAAGAGAACCGGATCTCCGACGGAACCCGATTCGATCTTGGTCTTACCGACTTGGGTATCTCAAATGGTGGGGCTTGAACCTGGCCTGCAAAGACGAAACACGCTTACTCAATGTCTCGAGTCTCTTCTTGGCCATGTCCTTTTTCTCGTCCCACGGCACCTCGAGCTTCTCACCTTTGGGCTTCTTCTTTTTCTTGTCTTCTTCCAACTCAGCGGGCTTGGGAGGACCTTCTTTTCCGTAACGCTTGAACAGAACCACTGGTGCATGTTGGTTGGCTCCGCGGTCGACGAACGAAACCTCGTCCATATCCAACTCGGTGATCTTGTGGACCTTAATCTGCGTGGTAGCCATAATCCTCCATCTCAGCCCGTTATTACACTCATGTAACCCCGCCTAGGGCCTCACAGGCACTCGTCTCGGATGTTGAATGGTAGTTGGTAAGGGGTCTGAACCCCCGACTCGTTGTAGAGGCTGCTACTTAGTCTTGAAATTGGGTGCGTTCCTACCTGTATGGAACTTTCGTGGACCGCCCTCTACGAACTCAAACATACCTTGCGCTCGATCTGTCCCCTGAGTATTAACGTAGAAACGACGATCTTGGTACTCGATAGTAAACTCGTTGCCTTTGGTCTTGTCTTTGAAAGCCTCATTGGACGTACGCGGAGTAATAGGAACTCCTAACCCGGTTGAGTATGGAACCTTAACAACTGGCTTGGTCTGCAAAGCACTCCACTCTTCATCTGTGAACGATGACTGCTTAAATCTTTTTGTATCTTGCCAACCCTGTACACGATCTTCTGTCGGCTTGGTTTTATCTGCAAAAAGACTGGTAGTGTCTTTACTCGCTCCGATGCCGACTCCACCTGACCCGCCACCCGTTGAACAGAACTGACCTCCGCTATCGTGACAAGTATTCATCTTTTCGATGCGATCATACAACCTCGCAATGTGAATACTTGCACTGGCCACTTACACCGTCTCCTCAACTGGAGTAAGAAGCCCGTACCCGTGAATCGAGAACTCTTTCAAGATGCCCTTCTTCACCTGATCCCATGTCCCGTGATCCGTTACCTGCCAACCAACCCACCAACCTACGCGCCCGAGATCGATCCCTAACGCCTCTTGCTTGGCCTTGGTGAAGACTATACTCTCGATCAGATCTCCAACCCCGACCTTCTGGTGCATGTTGCCGGCCTTGCGAACGTTTTTGACAAACCTATATGCGGCCTTCTCGAGCTCGTCCTCGGACATTTGGTGCTTCTGAAGATCAGTAACGATCTGCCCGTCTTTCTCGATGGTAGATGCCCAACCAAAGGCTTGCATCTTGTCATTGTCGATCTTACTGATAGGAGTCGTTATACTGATCTTCGATAGAGCCTTGCGCTGAACCTTGAGTGACCATGATCTCCCGGCGTTGCCGCCCATTCCAAACCAGTTCTGGTAATCTGGGCCGTTGTTGGCCCAAGCATCGCCTTGGCCTTTACTCATCGTCCCGAAGAACCTGACCATGTTCTGAATTTCATCTGGGTCGATAGCCGTACCGTTGGCGAGCTTCGAGGCTAGAGCATACATCCCGTTACCCAAACCTCGCTGCCCTTCTTCTTTGTTCTTGAAAACCTCGAGTGCCTTCTTGGCCTTCGTCTGAACTGCAACCGGAGGCACGTGCTTTTCGAGCTTCGCTTCCAAAGGCTCCCAACTATTGCAAACGTACCGTGTGTTGTAGTTGAACGAGTACAGATCGCAATATCCATCTCCACCGTGAATGCAACTCGAACAAGTCTCTCCCCGATCTTCTGCCTGCCTGTAGTTGGGAGCATCCTTCATGGCCTTCTCGACCGGCTCTTCGTCCGTAGTCTCGAGATTGAACTCCTTACCGATGGGACCGACCTGAAAAATAATGTCTTCGAGTGTTATCTCGGCGTGCTGCACCCGCGGCGTGGGCGTAGCTGCTGACTGATCGATGTATGCCAACGTGATATGCGGCGTATAGCTCTCAAAGTTCTCGGAGAACTCTACACCCTTGGCTTTTAGAGCTGTAGCCAACTCATCTCGAAACTTCAGCAGATCTGCAGACATAACCGGAACGTAAGCCACGTCTTTGAAGTCGGAATGTTCTGTAGCTGGAAAGCGTCCTACACCGCCAATAGAAGCCTTGACTGGACCTCGATCTGCGGTAAATGAATCGAGAACCTCTTCTGCGGCAGCTAGTTGAGACAGAGACACGTCTTCGAACTTGCCGAGATAAAACAACGTGATATGCATCTCATCGGGCGGCATCGGACGAGTACTCGTTGTATCGATGTATTGCCCGTACCCTAGAGCTAGTGCCTTGGTGAGACCTTCGTCCAACTTGAACGCGATCATGACCCCGTGATGCAGATCTCCATTCATATGTGGGCACTTCGAGATCTTCGTATACTTTCCATCTTCACCTCGTTTGTAACCGGCGTTCTTCAATGCACCGTAGGCCATTGCAAAAGCTCGGGCTTCACTCTTGCCGCTACCCAGGATGCTGTTGAATGCACTCCTGAAGATAGTTTGGGCGTGGTCGTCGGGAACGATGCTCTTGATCTTACTCGGTAATGCGTCATTGGATGAATACGGCATAGCACCTCCCGAAAGCAGAGATCTCCACCGCAGCCCCGTTCGGCTGCTTAACTACATTCTTGAACTAGATCAGTTGAACTTCAGAACTGTTGTACAGCGACAGCTCGGATGCACTGGAGGATACTCGTACGGACCGTTTGGTGTAACAAACTGTTCTCCAAGTGGAACACCTTGCGGATTCATTTTTGGAATAGGTCCGCACACTGCACACGTTCTTCCGTCTCGCGTTACAACCCACTTCTTTCTGGTAATCGCCTCGTCCAGCAGATCTTGATTGATTGCTTGTCTCCAAACCTCTTGCTGACCGGCGTTTGCAGCACGAAGACTTTCCGTTCTCGCGATCGTCATGGCCCGGTATTGCAGGAACCGTTCCTCATAGCGCTCCACCATTGTATCGATGGTAGCGGCTGACATCGTTCGACGACCTTCTACCTCGGCTAGGATACTGCGGTCGAATCTTCCATCTCGCAATGCGCGACCCAACGTGTTGATTAGCTGGGTCTCGTCTCCCGACTCCAATGCGCTGCGGTAATTCCTGACTGCTTTGGCTTGACTCTTCGTTAGACCGATAATGCCTTTCAGCTCTCGCGCCATCGTAGCTGGAGTCTTGCCTGCTTGATAGCCTTCTACTAGAACGTCTTGGATAGCTTCGAGTGTAGAATCCGTTACCTCTCGGATTAGAGTGAAATCGTAGTCTCTGAGAAACTGGACGGCCTCTTCGGCTATGTAGTCGAAGATCAACTCGACTCCGACCTTGGGACGAGCTGCTTTCTCAACGGGAACCTTGACGCTACCTAAAGCTGTGATCTCGTAATCGGCGCCGGCATTGAAAGCTGCTCGCAACGCTTCTGAAAAAGATAATGACTGGGGATCGGCTCCTTTACCTCTAGACGCCGCTAGAAACCTGTTACGAAGATCTAGACTCGTTAATACCGAACTCGGTCCCGCGGCTATGGCTTCTTCGAGAGCCCTCAACGAGAACTTGTCTTTGACAACGTGAACTGCATCCACAAACGCCTTGGCGATCTTTAGCTCTTGCTTCTCGGCGGTCTCGAGTATGTCTGCGCCTATGGCTTTTGAGACTACAGCCTTCTTCTCTACCTTCGGAAGATTGGCTGATATAGCCTGAGACCAAGCACGGATGTCTTGGTCTAGACTAGCCTCGAACTCTTCTATGACTTCGGCGGTCATTGCACGGCGTCCAAGAACTCGTAAGTCACAACCCCGTACCGGTAACAATACGGGACATAAGCGCAATCCCGAAACAAGAACAGATCGGTTAATGGCACATGATGGGGATACAAAGGCAACCAGAATCTCGGATCGTTTCCCGCACGTCTGCACTGAGTCTGCAAATTCTCGTATGTCAGTATATGCGGTTGCGGATGATAGTGAGCATACAACTGACCTTTGTCGTTGAGAATCTGCAACTTGACCCGGCCGGCAACTGTATCTGCGGCTACGCACCTGGATGATACATCCTCGCCGTCGATGAACACACGGGCTCGGGCGTTCTTAACGATGTCTTCCATCTCGGGAGGCTCGTAGATTCCTTTGGTCAGATCGACACGGATGTTCATGCAACCTCGTACTTCTCGATTAGCTCGGCCCACGCCTTCGAGATGGAACTGTACTTAAATGTTCCTACGTACGCAGCCTTGACTGCTGGATTCGTCCAACCTGTCCGCAACTTGAAACCGCGAAACACGAACACATCGGCGGTCTTCTTGTCTGGATTGATAATGCTCGTTACTGTGAGAGTCTCAATCTTGCAACGGCATTGCTTGGCTAACGCTTGTACCGCGGCTTCCTTGCGTTCCAGGATGCGCTTTTGCTTGCGCTCGTTCCAAGCCTTCTTCTTCTCCGGACTAGCCTTCGCTAACCAAGCGCTTTCCTTTACACCCGGCTGTCCGATAGTAGCTCGCCACTGTTGCGCTGATTTACCGTTACTGACTAGACCCGCCTTGACCTCGATGACCCGATTACCAGCCATCATGTCCACAGCGAAGTTATTGACCTTGACGTTCAGCGTCTTGGCCTTTTGCTTTTGCGTCGTGTTGATATACGCAGCAGCAATCTGCTCACCAAGATACCCAACCTCTAACTTGCTGAGCTTGTTCTTAACCGGAACCTCTTCACCAGAAAAGACCCGACCGGATACGCGACTGATAGCGACAGCGCCTGTTGGCCCGATCTTCGAACTCTTACTGCCACCTGTGGCACAGAACTGACCGCCCTTCGAGCCAGAAGATACATGGCACGGATTAGCCTTGCCTATCGAACCCAGAGCCTTACTGAAAAGCGCTGGACCCGACGGCCAGGACCCCAAGGGGTTTAGTATGGCGGTAAAGTTAGCTGTGGCACTCATAGAGTAGCGTCTAGGGCCTGCCAGGCACTCATGGTAGGCCCTAAGTGGTAGTTGGTGAGGGGTCTAAGTTCTCAGGACGTTGTAGGAGCTGATACACTCACAACACAAGATCTACTGTCTCGAACAAGACGACTGAAGACCCGCTCTTCCTGACTTTGTCAAAACGACCCGCGGCCTTGATGGCCAAACCACGATGCTGATCGTATTGACCTGTACTTGAATGGACATTCTGAATCTGGTCCAGAAGGATCTTATCCAACTCCGGACTGTCCGTAAACGATTGACGCAGCGCATCGAGCTTGTCGATGACTTTCACGGCTACGAGAGCCGGCGTTCCTTGATACTTCACGTACCACTGCATATCGTGTCCTCGATTTTCCTTTCGTTAAAGTGAAATGTCGTCTTCGTTTCTTGATGCGATGTATTGCCTGATAGCATCGCGGAACTCAATCTCGTCTTCGTTCAGCTGCCAGAGCCCTTGATTGTCCCTAACCAAATGGTGATCGGGATCGAACTGAGCTGCTAACGGGATTCTCCACCGGTCACCGTAGTACCTCGTCTTCTTCGCACCATGGAAATAGTGGTACATCAGGCCTGGCATGTAGCCGACGTCTTTCTTGAGGTGCTTCAACGCCAACTTTTGCCATCTCATACACTTGAACAAATAACGACTGCCTGATGTACCTTTTCCTTTGAGTGTCTCTTCCACCAACCCGATCAGAGCTGCGGCCATGCGCCAATCGCCTGAACCGAGTATCTCCCAATCGATCAGACCGCCAACATAGTCGATAGCCTCTCGCCGCCACGCCCAAGCTCCACCGGGACAACCCCATGCTCCGCCGTACGGATAACCTGTTGGATTGCAGATGCGACACTTTTTCTTCGGACGCCCGTGCTTGCACTTCATGTGAGCTGGCAGATGCAGATGCGTCAAGCTGTTTATGTACTCGTACATGTAGCTCGTATGCATCTCGCCAATCGGTTCTTGACTGGGGCCGAGATCTTGCAAATGACTGAACATTTGCAGAACCATATAGTGCTCGAGCAACTGCAAAGTCTCTTGTGCCCAATCCGGTCGAGCGAACTTCATGTCTGCGTCTATGAACGCGACTTTCCGCCAATTCCTTGGCAGCAACCTCATGACAGCCAAATTCATGAGATTCTCTTTGTACCAGAGTATGTGCCATGTTCGTAACTGAAGATGCCGGGGATTGTCGGCTTCCGTTACTTCGAACTCGCGTTCACCGAGAGCTAACTCGACGGTATAGAGAATTGCGCCGGAATCCTCAACGTGTTTCTCGAACGTGTGGTAGTGTTTGTAGCGTGACAAATACCGCATGGGGTTGAATACACACGTTACCACATGAAGTCTGTCTTGAAATGGTTCTATTCCTGCGTGCGGGTGCATCGCCCGCGACGGATGGTCCACAAACGGACCGGACGGAAATTTGGGCACGATAATCCTCTATACTAACTCTGAGAAGTCTTCCTAACCTCCAGTTGAGTGCAGATGTCCATTAGGTGACGCGCCAACGCAGCGCGCTGTTGATTGACTGGCTTGTTGGCAAATGGACCTGTAGTCAGAACCTCACCTCTAAAATCTTGAGGCTCGAAACTCCACGAGTACCTGCCGATACGAACAGTGAACATGCCGACTGTGAATGTCCTCCAACCGTTAACTGGTTCTACTTCGATTGGAGTGTGACTCAATTGCCAAGTGATCTTGGGCAACGCAACGTACATCGACAACAACGGCCAGTTGCAGATGAATCCAAATGCGTCCCGACGAGATAGAAACATTTGACTTGACCTTCGGACCTACGAACTGAGACGGGCTAGAACGATAGCGTCATCGAGTGCTTGCATGACTTGCTTCCACGTGCGACCCACTGCATCGTTCCAATTGACGATAGACTGGCCACCTACAACGTGTAACAAAAAACCGTAAGCCTTAGCTGAACCCTCAGCATATGGATCAACAACGGTGAATGTACCCCCCAAACAATAGCATGTTGCATCTGGATTGGGCTTACCGTTAACAACTGGCCTAACTACAAATCCGTTTGCTGCACGAGCACTCGCACCTTGCGTCCATTTGTCTGGACTGGATAGAAGATCTCGAACACGTTCTAGAACTTCAACTGCACTTTGCGAACTAGACTTCGTAGCTGACACTTTCGCGCTCTCCCTCATGCCGCTGGATTGTAGGGCCGCGACCTAACCCGAACCGGAAGCGCTTGGCGCCTCGAATGCCCGAACCAGGAACCTTACAATCCAACGGCTAAGGCAGGGCACGAACCCTGCCTAATCATCGGACTTTATCAATTTGAATGTTGAGATGGCCGTTGTCTGGTCTTATGCGCCTTTGTCGTTACCGGTTACTGGGACCGGCACGGGCGGCTCATAGGCGTATCCTCCTTTTTGTTTTTGGACTGCATAAGCAGCTCCTTCGTAAGAACCTACTCTTCCGGCTTGGCCAGATTGATTAACTCGCCGGCTGTGGGATAGGCTCCGTGACTGTCGATCAGATCGGCATCGACTGCAATGATGCGCCTTGTCTGCGGATACTTGAACCCGATCTGGATCTGGTCGTGGACTCCGACCGTTACCTTCTTGCCAGAACCGTCCGTACCGGTTCGAAAGTCGCCGGAGATGACCGCAACCACGATCTCGAAGTCGGAAAGCCTGACGTTCTTGGGATTCAAACCCCAATCTGATCTCAGAACCAGACCATCACGAATCTTGTTGAGTGCACCGGTTGGCCACATGGGCTCCGGCAGTAGTTTGTGATTCGACGTAAACAAATCTTTCAATTCTTCTTCACTCATTCCATCTGGTAGTTGCTCCTTTTTGGGATTGTGGGCGGCACTATCTCCATTCGGTCTTCCGCCGCCCAGATGGAGTGTCTTGTAAGGAGACTCCATCTTGATTGTACCTAATTGATATGAGCATCGAGCTTATTCTCGGCTTCGGTCTTCATCTGGTTGATACGGGCTTGCACCAACGCGTCCAACTTCTTTTCTTTCTTCTTCTCTTCGTCGTGTATCTGTACCCCTACGGCCAGAATGAACAGACACAATCCACCAACGACCCACCCCAAAGCATGACTATACTGATAAGCACCGTAAGTTACGAACACAAACGCAATTGAGCACAACACGCCGGGTGTCACAATGACCTCGCCTTCATGCTCTGTTTGCGTATGTGTCTCTCGTCTTCAAGAAATCTCTCGAACATGTTGGCTCGGTTCTTCTCTTGCCAGTAACGCCGATACGCAACCGGTCGGAAACCCCACAACCAATTCAGCCTCGCACGCAACCAATAGAACTTGAACTTGTAATGCCATCTCATCACGTCACTCCTCGGAGCCGCTTGACTCTCTGTCTGCTGTAGAGGAAACCTTGAGCCGGTAACAAACCCAGCACATGAGATCGCTCCAAGCGGCCCTCCCAAGTATTTTACCTGAATGATCTTTTTGAGAGTGACTGCGCTTCTTAACTGATGGATCTACAGACTTGCAAACGCTACAACTCATGACTTAATCTCTTCTGGCTTAGGGCACCTGATCGGCTTTAACTTGTTGACCTTCGTGTACTCGACTGGCGTTTTCAGCTGCGTTGGCTACGACATTATCTTCCGGCAAACCGGTGAGCTTGGCGTGGGCTCGAGCTAACAACGCATGTGCCGCTAAAATCTTACCCAAATCTGAATTGACCAGCTTCTCGGTCTTCTCACCTGTAACTTGAATCTTGTTGAGCTGTTCTGTATGGGCGGTGGTAGTCTCGTCTAATTTCTGTGCTACATGATCCGCCTTGTCTGCTACCTTGGCTACGAGCTCTGCCTGCGTGGCTCTGTCACTCGCCTCTTGGGCTCTGGCCTTGTCTGCTCTTTGGTTTGCACGGTAACTTTGGTAGATCTGAAACAGATTGGCTATAACTAAGCTGCCCAGTGCTGTAAATGTGGTCCAACCGGCGTCTGGTATTGTCATAGGCTGAACTCCAACCTAAGGCGTCTTGTGATTCTGGTCCATGGCCCGGCGCCAACGCTCGGCAGCCTCTTCCATAGTCGGAACCATATCGGTTAGAGCGTCTAACTTACCAATGATGCTTTGACCTTGAACGCGCAATTGCTCGAAGCCGGTATGGAAAGTAACTGTCAGATCTCGCACTGTCTGAAAGAACTCTTTGGCTAGACTATCGACGCGGTTCTGATTGATGCCCACCTGTTCGTGCAGAAACAACTCGCGCTTGTCGAGCCGGTCTTCTTCTCGCCGCAACCGTTCTTTCTTGTCCGGCCAGTACTCGTAACGCAACCAGTAACCCAAACCGATTATGAATGCGACTATGACGGTTTGGACCAGACCCCAGTTCTTTACTGATCTCTCGAACCACGAAATTACGCTTGTCGGATCTTGTTGGAGCATAGAGCCTCAATTTGTATCTCGGTCTTGGTCTGCAAATTCCGCAATCTGTGTACTGCAAACTGTATACCGTCTCCAAGATCCTTCCAAGAACTATTTAACCTTTCAAGCTTCTTGAGTCTCCACGCCCGCATACGAAGCTCGTACCACCACAATACTAAACCGATGAGATACCCTGTAAGTATCCCGGCACAGAACGCGAGAGGAACCAGCAGATAGATGAACGCGACGATGATAACCTGCATTACACATGATGTTCCCTTCGCCTCTTGGGCCCAGATGGTTGGATGTTACGCTGCTTGACCTTCACGCCGGAACCACGCGCCGATCTCGGCATTGTGGTGTACACCTAACTTCCGACGCATGATGACTGTGAATCCATCGACGGTCTTGTACGAAATGCCTAGTGCCTTTCCAATCTCCTTCGAAGTCTTGTACTGAGCGATAAGCGAAGCGATCTGAATCTCCCTGGGAGATAACCTTGCGCCATTGCCTCCGGCGAGAACCTTTGCGACCTCGACAATGCGTCTACTGCACCAATCACGAATGACTGCCAGCTCTGCTATTTCTTGTTCTGGTTGTTCTGGCAGCACTCGACGGAGAGCATCAAGAGCTGTGACCATTTCAATGTCTTACCTCTGTTTCAATCTGCTTCTTTGGACTGAATGCGATACCGGGCTCGATGCGATCCGCCAAACAAACTACCTCATCATCAACAACACACCAATCCACCTCGCCGTGACAGTGTGCTGTAAACACTGTAGTACAACGGACTGGATCGTACTGCACTTCCAAAGCCTCGACTGGCCTCTTGCACTTAAAACAAATGATCTGATAGAACTTCGCTACAGCATCACCCAAACCGTAGCCTAGAAAAGCACTCACTGTATGACCTCAACAAATACGGCCTCGCCGGTAGTAGTCTTACTCCACATCGTAACCTCAACACAACCTCCAGCTGGAACTGCGAGTGTAGCTGGTAGCGTTGGTATCGGCTCGGGCTTCGGTCTTTCACGGTCAATCATTACTGTAGCCAATCGCAAACCTCCGGCTATAGCTGGAGCAAGGGCTCGCCACTTATCTGCGATCTTAACCGCTTGACTGGCTTGTGCTGCGGTTACCGCCCAGGCTAGACCTTCGATAATCAACAACGCGATGCGAGCAGGTGATCTGCGATCTTGCAACCTGACCTTCCTTTGAACGGCCTTGGCAGTTAGAGGCGCGAAGTGAGTAGCTGCTGCACGATAGAGCTGGCCCGAACTGATGTTGCGAGCTTCGGGGGCGCAAACCTCTACTGCCCATTCGGTAACGCCCTTGATAGACACATTGTCTTGTGGAGCAAACAGAACTGTAGTTGGTGGCAGAGACGCAAACAGGTGACCGGATAATAGAATAACTAATAGAACTAGAAGGGTCTGTCTGTTGTACGTCTTTTCGGGACTAACAGAGGCGGCGGTTACTAGGACGCAAGGCGTCTGCGCTACCGTTGCACCCGGAGGTGACTTAGTACTTTTGCGCTTCACCGTTTCAGACCCTAACCCGCACGACTTGAACCTTTGGTACATTGATGATCTCGAACTTCTGGCCGTAAGCTAAACAATGCCTGGATGCACACTCGACAATCTTGTGATTTTCCGAATGGCATAAGACCCAACCACACAGAGGGCATACAGGTTCTGTTTGTGTAGGCAGTTCCGTAACTGGAGCTGGGTTCGCGGCCGAAGCCCCGATAATAGTCTTGAAGAACTCGGCTCGTGTCATCGACGCCATCTCCCACCGGGACTGTTTATGCGACGCGCTACCCGGGATAAAGCCCCTTCTACTACAAGGCCCACAGCAGCACAGATCAAAATCCAAAACACCAAATCCGTATAACCCCAATCATCACTCATGACTTACCTCGATCCGTAGCTGAGCATCTGTAGCACAGCACGCGCCTGGGCAGCTTGTTGTCTACACTGAACTGAATGTTGGTTTGCTTCAACAGCGTCTTGTCGATCAACCCTAGAGCTACGGCACATACCCAACACTCTAACCTCACGAACTCCGGAACAGGAACATCCTTCAGCGCTTCTTTCCACTGCGCTTCCTCGATGTCTCGCAGCCGCTTTGCTGCTCTGGTCTTCCAGGCTGGCACTTGCACTAAAAGATTATACCTAATCGACGAAGTGTCCCATACTTTCACATACAACTACATAGGACGCGACCGTAACGCTACTTCGTCTGTACTCCTGAAACCTGCGCAGCTCTTCGACACTGATTGGATGTAAGACTAGTTCTTGTTTACCGCAACCGCATTTGCAACTCGAGTGCTTGACCCACACCGTTAACGGCAACAAAGCTAACATGTAGTCTTTGGGCTCGGGCGTGCAGAACTTGCACGGTCTCTCCACCTCGAATTGCTTCCACTCCTGAGCCTCTTCTGGAGGCAAGACCAGAGGCGATGCCCAATTCGTAGCTGTCACTGAGTGATCACTTTCTTTACGATCATAGCCACCCACTGGTCCATAGGAATTTTCTTTTCGTCTGGCCAATCGTTAGGCTTGTATGAAGATGGACTCGGCACTTGCCACCCTGGTACTGTTCTCTGAGCAAACTCTGTCCACTTAGCCAACGTGTGCTTGTGGGTACCTGCTGGGCTTTGACTTAGTATTGCACGAATAGCATCAACTAAAGGCATATCATCACCTGATGGTGGAGGCGGTGGCGGACTTGGTGGTTGTGGAGGCTGCGGCGGTGGAGGCGGTTGGGGAGGCTGTGGTGGCGACGGGGGCGGGGGACTAGGTGGTGGATCGCCTCGATTGATCAGATACACGTCTCCGTAGTTGTCGGCTGGTTCGCCCCAATTGGAACGGAACACGATCTGCTTACCGTCCCGCCGGATGGAAGCCAGTGGCATACCCATATAGTCACTGGTATTCGATCTGTGCTTACAAAGTGGAATTACACCCGAACCGTCGGCTGCGACTAACAACAACTCATTGGCGTGTGGAACAGTTAACGACAGATCACCGTAAGTCTCAACTAGAACTACATCTTCGATGTTGCCTGGACCCGGAGCGGAGACATGAACTGCTAAACCCCAATCGAGTGGAAGCAGACACGTCCTTCGACCATCGGCTAACCTTACCTTCTCAATACCATTTGGACAATTGGGCAATCCTGGAACATCGTTGGAATTTGTACGATACAGGACTTCGTCTCCGGATCTGTCCCGACCCACGTCCATATGGGAACCGGAGACAGCTAATTGCCTGAGCCTGGTCCCGTTCCAATCGAATAGGTCTATCGAACCACGACCGTCTTTCCAGGTGATCGTTAACTTCTTTCCGTCTGGTGTGATGTACGTACTGTCGACTGGGCGATTGTTGACTTGAACTGGTGCGCTGCGCTGTTCTGAAACTGCATCGTAGATAAAGATCTCGCGTGGGACGATCTGCCCATCGGCATTTACATCTCCGCCGCAAAGCGCCATGCGATCATACAGATCCTGACAAAGGTCTCCTTCACCCAAACCGGAGATTTTCTGGTACTCGGGAAAAGCCCGAACTGGAAATGGTGCTGCGGCACTATCGACGTTTGTAGCCATCAGTACGTTACCATTCAAAAAATACAGAATGGTCGGCAACTTGCGGGACCAACGCGGCTCGCTACTGGACGAAATTACAAACGGCAGATCCTTCAGATACAAACCGGTAACCGCATCGTACAGCGCACTGTAGCTCTGATGGATCAGGAAGAACTGTTTGTTGTCTAGACGCCAATTGCTGACTGTAGCGTAGTCGGGAGTGCACCAAGCCAAGAAACCAGAACCATCGGCATTGTTAGGCATACGCCGGCAGTCCGTAATACGCTTGAGTGGCGTAAGGTACGTTGGATCGTTAAACAATTGGCCTAGTGCGGGCGGCGTCATAAGCCTTCTCCACGATCTTTTTGGCTTCGGACAACTTCTGTGCTTGGCCTTTTATTGGAATCAACTCACCGGCCTTGTTGAGCAGGTACATGCGGTACCGGCCATCGATAAACTGAACCGTGCCGATTACACCTGCCTTGGCTGCATGAAGCCAGTAACGAGAACCTTGACTGGCTCGGCTGCGTTGCCAAGTCACTTGAAATACGGTAGGTTACCTGCCTGGAAGCACACGGCGAGTAGACCGCAAGCGAACATGTACTCCCCGGCACGTTTGACCAGCGCATTGCTGGCAAGTGCCCACAACAACAAACCTGCTAGAGAAATTGCTAAAGCTGGTGCTATAAGCATTATGTCTTCTCCTTTGACCTTCTTAGTCTCGATGTTAGACGAAACAACTTACCTTGAAAGAAATAGGCCTGAAAGTAACGGGTCTTCGATGACCAACTATGAACATACGCTGTCTTACCTGAATAGTGCTTGTAACGGTAAACGCGAACACCGTCGACTGTACCAATTAGTTCTGGACGAAATCTAATCTTCGTTGTCGACTTCTTCGTCTGGGATGTCTTCGTCGTCTGTTTCATCTGGAGCTTCGAATTGCTTTTGCTCGTTCTCGAACTTGCGGTCGTCGCGTTGACGCTGGACCTGTTGCAACGCGGCCAAGTCTTTTGACTTCTCTGGCCACTTCTGCAATTGCCTGATCCAGTTCTCTAGATTGTCGTCTGGGAACAGGGGCATGCCTGACCCGGACAGGTTCTTAATCAGGTTCCCTAACTCGTTCAAGTCGGGTGTCTCGATATCGCTAGGCACCAGCTGCGGCATGTTCTCTTTCTTGAACGTGGGATTCATCCGCCACAAACCGGGAATAGCGTATCGATTGACGACCGAGGCTATTGACTTGTTGATGGAATTAAGAGCAAGACCGAATACGTCCGTCTTGCTGGATGATAACGCCCAGCTGCCTACGGCTTGCTGGCCTAGAAACAGAAAGTCTGCAACTACGGTCGTAGCCATCAACCGATTGATTCGATCGATGATCTTGCCGACGTCGTGTTGTCTTGATCCCGCGCTGGATAACAACTCGATCCAGCATAACTTGTTGCCTTTTTCGTCGAAGACTGCGGGCATGATGAGACCTTCCTGCTCATCGCGCCTTACGTTACGCAGGATCTTCTTGAACTCGTCCATGTACGTCGTACCGTTCGGCAACCTCGAAGCTGCGACTTCACCCGACGTGTAGATAACAGGAATGCCGGCGAGATCTCGTTCTACACCTATAGCCTCGATCTCTTCGAACCTGCGCTTGAAATACCAGAGACGGTAGACGTTCCTTAACAGCGACCAGCCTTCCGGACTGCCCTTGTATTGCCGTGTTCTGAAAAGCAACCCGCGACTGATTGGAATTGGGGTCGTAATGTACTTCGGCGGACCTAGCTGCACAAAAGCCTGCGTCCCGCCTTCTTCATCGAACTCCCACTCGAATAACGTATCTTGTGAACGAATCGGGAACTTGCGCCAACCTATTTGCCCGTCATCGAACTTCGAGTTCTTTCTGGGGTCATTAGACTCACCCATGCGACGTTTGTAGATAACTTCGTGGAAGCTGTAACCGAACGGCAACATGCTCAGAACTTCACTCAGGAATTCCTCCCAAGTATGAGACATATCTGCAACGCAGCCTTCCACGAACTCCACGCTCTGTTTGTCTGTACCGTCGACCCGCCAAGTCGTGTTCCGCAACACCATCTCGATCACATACTGGATTGCGCCTATGACCGAATCGTTCCAGAGCATCTCCTGGAAGATCTTGGCTGCTCTCTCGCCGCGTAGATCGGTTAAGAACTCTTCATAGATCTGAGACTTCAGTCCGTAACGCTTGAGACCCGTAACTCCTAGTTCCTTCAGATCCTGGCCGCGGTCCAGTTTTTCGACTGGACTATAGGCTAGAGCTGGAATAGGCAGAGCTGATCTCTTTGCCATGTTATTGGATTGCAACTCCGCCGATCTTGTCTACGCCTGTTACGGGAATCATGACTTCAGAAAAGGTCTTCGGATGACAATTGGGAGATCTGCGCTCGTGATCTCGAACTAGAGCTGGTGTGGCAATCTTTTCCAACCACGTAACTGCGTCTTCGGCCGGATCATCGCTGCGAGCTGGAACTTCCACCTCAACTCGATGCAAGCCGCACTCGACACATGAGTACTTGCAAGTGATCGTCGAAACGGGTACGAAAGCCA